CAACCAATGAACCAACTGGTCATGAAAACAAAGATAATAGCCAAATATCTTTTAATAATAATAACCGCAGGTTCTACATACAGCCAGGTGGTATAAACTCGGCCGCAAGCCATGTTGTCTGGTGTGCAGGCAAGAAGTTTGTTAAATCTGCAAATGAATATGTAGAAATACCAAACACTACTGGAATATATTATATTTATTATAATTCAAGTGGAACTTTGAGCTACAAGACTTCTTTCTTTGACTTAGAAAATGAAGCTCCAATTTCTTATATATATTGGAACTCTACAGTAGCAGAAGCTGTATTCTTTGCTGATGAACGCCATGGAATTACAATGGACTGGGCAACTCATGAGTATCTACACAGAACACGTGGCGCAGCAATAGCTTCCGGCTTTGGTGCATCTGGTTATGTTTTAGATGGAAACGGAACAAGCAACACACATGCTCAAATGAGTTTGGTTGGTGGAACTTTTTATGATGAAGATTTGCAAGTTGATATTGTACATTCAGCAACTCCAACATCTGATACTTGGGAACAGAGATTAGAAAATGGCGCGTACATACCAGTCTATTACCATTCTGGTTCCAATGGCGGTTGGATAAAAGACGCTGCAACACAATATCCATTGAAGTACAACGCAAGAGCCAAGTATAACCAATATACTGGTGGCTCTTGGACTACTACAGACATTGACAATAATCGATGGGGCGTTTCATGGATAGTGGCTACCAATAACCTAAATGAACCAGTACTTGCAATTCTTGGACAAAATAGTTATACCTCTAAAAACAATGCAGAAGACGCAACATGGGAAGATCTCAATTTAGATGGCTTTCCAATATTTGAGTTTAGACCACTTTATAAGATAATTTACTACACATCAAATACTTATACGAATACTCCAAAAACATCATTTATAAGTATTTGGGATCTTAGAAGAATAATATCTTCTGGTAGCGCTATACCAACTACTCCAGTTTCAGATCACGGTTCGATGAGTGGTCTTGGTGATGATGATCACGCACAATATCTAAACACTGCTAGACATGATGAGCTTGACCATACTACAGCATTAGGAACAGCTTCTATAACTGATTTAGGCGATGTAGCAATAACTGGCGCAACACCAGATCAATTCTTAAAGTGGGATGGATCTAATTGGATTAATGCGGACATACCACAGATTAATACTCTCGATGATGTTGGCGATGTATCTGCAACTGGAGCATCTGCTAACAGCGTTCTGGTGTACAACGGATCAGCTTGGGTAAGTACAATCAATCCTGTAATTGGTGGAAACTTAACTGCAAATGGAAACTTAACTGCAAATGGAAACTTAACAGTAAGTGGCAATTTAATAGTTCAAGGAAACACTGTAACTTTAAATACCGAAACTTTAACGGTTGAAGATAAAAATATCATAATGGGTTCAGTGACAACGAATGCCGCTGCAGACGGTGGCGGAATAACTTTAATTGGTTCCACTAACAAATCAATTAGCTGGACGAACTCAACTTCATCTTGGACTTCATCAGAAAATATAGATTTGGCTTCTGGTAAAGTTATTAAAATAAATGGAACTGAAGTACTTTCTGTAACCAATTACACTGGACAAGCCGCAACAGTTGCTGCCAACTCTGTGAGTCCAACAGTGCTGCAAGAAGGACCTGCAAGAGCTGGATTCAGATCACAGATAAATGCACAAACAACTACTCCGTACACCTTAGTGGCTACAGACTTAGGCAAACTCATAACAATGAATGCCTCGACCGGAATGACACTCACTATACCAGCAAATACCTCTGTACCATTTACCATAGGTGACAGAGTTGATGTTGTCCAAATTGGAACAGGAGCTCTTGAAATTGCGGCAGCTCCAGGTGTTAACGTTAATGCAACTCCTGGACTTAAGCTACGCACGCAATGGTCATCTGCTACAATGGTAAAGATCAATACTGATCAATGGATTGTAATGGGTGACCTAAAGGCTTAACTCTATGATAGTTGTTCCATGAACACAAAAGAATTTTATGATGAAAACGGTTATGTAATCCTTAAAAAGGTTATATCCGACGAACTAATTGCTAAATACGAAAAAGTATGGATGCAACATGTTGCAGACCGCAAGAATGAGCGTGGAAGCCTTGAAGGTTGGGGCGATGACTTTGATGTCTATTTGGATCACCCTGAAATTATGGACATTCTTTGTCATGACGCTATTGCAAAAACTTTTGTGGACGTAAATAAAGCCGTAGCCCTCCATAAGAATGTGACTTATTTTGTCTCTACTGAACAGGGCTGGCACCAAGATGCTGCGTTTGCCCTTAGGGAAGCTGGTGAAAATTATCAAGGATCATGGGTGGCATTAGAAGATATTAGCCCAGAGGCTGGTCCATTTGAATTTATTCCCGGTTCACACAACTGGGATTGTGACTTAACTTTTTTGTATCCAGATATTAAAGATGAAGCAGCACAGGTAAGAGATGGAGTTTCTTCCCATGATTTTTTCCAAAATGAAATAGATAAGCGTGGAGCTGAAATTGTTTCGTTTATTGCTGAAAAAGGCGATGTGATAATCTGGCATGGACATCTTGTCCATAGGGGAGCAATGCCAAAAAATAGAGGCATAACCAGAAAGTCACTTATTGGCCATTATTGTAATCTTTTTGCAGATACAAGCGTTATTGCAGATGATAAACAATGGTATGAACAATCAGAAAAAGTAAGAGATCAAATGGTTTCTGAACACGCAGATATTTTCAGCAAGTGGGGCGAAGGAATATACTTTAAAGCCCCATAGATAGGTTTAACATAGTAGTTAAAAACAAATTTTTATTACTATACCTATATATCGTAAAGGATTAGTTTTATGACAGTTCCAATAGGCAGCTCTGGTGGTTCAAGGCGCAACAACAAGCCTGCTATAAGCTCACGGCACCACTGCATCAAACGCTAATACAGCCATAACTAGTTTAGGTTTTGTGGTAGGAACTGTATCTACAACTAGCACGGGAGATCCAAGTCTCCAAGATAAATTAATATCTGCAGTTACAGATACATCAATCTCAGTTTTAGGTACAACAATTAGCTATTCTATTCACAGTCCATTTTTTCCACCGTATTTCCCACCATATTTCCCACCATCATTTTGTTCGTGCGGAGCATGCAGTTGGCAGGGATTATACTCATGTGATGGACAGATGCGATATCAGTACTGGACATGCGGATGTGTAGGCTGCCCCGGTGAAGGTGGATACAATGGAGCGTATGTCGATGGATACTGTGGATATACAGCACCTCCAGATCCATGCGCCGGGTATTCGTGCACTTCATCACCCGACTGTTTTAAATATAGCTTTACTGACGTTTCAGCTAACTCAGCAAACTGTCCATTTAACACTGCATGCTATTTGGCTTATGGTGACTGTAATTGTAATTGCCCGGCAAACACTGCATACCAGATATTCTGTGGATCTTGTTAAGGATAACTAGTATTTCATCTAACCAAGTGCTATAATTAGATTAATTATTAAAAAGGAAAACAAAAATGAATGAAATGATACCAGCAAGCGAAATGCCAGATATGAGTGGATTTCCAACTTTCTTATTTGTAATTGATGGAGAAATTGCAGATATACAGGTGATAAGACAGCATGAAGCAACGGAAAGAAGAATAGCAGTATTATCATCTGATCCAAAGGTCTATGTTTTGGAAGGTGGTTTTCCTGGTGATGAATTTATTCCTCGAATTGGTTCAGAATGGCCGCCAATGGCAGCCTATAATCCAAACGTTCCACCACCGTCAGCTTCATAATTTTTGGGTCGATTTCATGACACCATGGCAAGAATATAAGGCTAAGCTGGGTCTTCCAATGGAAGCACTTAAAGCTAAATTGGGCGAGACTCGTCCTTGGGATATGCTAAATCCAAATGCGCCTAGAGCAACAGAGCAAAAAGCAAAAGAGCGAATTGACGAATGCCTAAAATGCGATAGGTTAATTCCTGTAACACACCAGTGTAAAGAGTGTGGGTGTTTTATGAATCTAAAAGTAAAGTTAGAATTAGCTACTTGCCCACTTGGCAAATGGTGATTGTTAAATAAAAAATATTACTTTTCACTTATTTAATATTTATGATATCATTACTATATATCAAGAACTAGTTTAAAATAGGAAGAGGAACCTGATGGCTTATAGTGGATCTAAATTTGCGGTAAATAACACACTCTTGCTCAGGAGATCAGACGAAACTGGAGTTGCTCCAAGTACGCTGGCTGAAGGTGAATTAGCAATCAACGTTGTTGATGGTAAGCTTTTTTACAAAAATAAAACAGCAAACGCAGTAATACGGAGTTAATTTAATTTCCAATGTTGTTGGCACTGCAAACCAAGTCTCAGTAACATCTAACGCTACTTCTGGAGTTTACACTCTAAGTCTTCCATCTACAATACAGACTACTCAGGCAAATGTTTCAACACTTTTTGTAGATGGCATAGAAATTGATACAACTGGCGCCACCACCAATCAAGTTCTAAAATTTGATGGAACTAAGTTTGCTCCTGGCACAGACACTGGTTTAGCTGGAACTGTAAGTGTTTCCACCATAGGCGATGGCACTACTACTAGCTTTACAATTAACCATAATCTTGGAACACGTGACGTTGTAGTCGTTGCGCGCAATGCTGCAAGCCCATATGAAGTTATCGATGTCCGTTGGGAAGCCACTACAACTGGAACAGTTACTTTAGATTTTTCAGCTGCACCGTCTTCTAACTCAGTAAGAGTTGGTGTTTATGCAGCAGTTGCTGGCAGCACCATTAATACAACATTGGCTGCTCAGACAGATGTTACTTTATCTACACCTGCTAATGGCGACTTCCTTCGTTATAACGGAAGTGTTTGGATTAACGACGCAGTAAACTTAACCACTGACACTATTGGCGACTATGTTTCTAGCTTAGTAGCTGGAACTGGAATCACCCTTTCCAATAACACTGGAGAAGGTTCTACCCCAACCATAGCCGTAACAACTAATACCTATGATGCTTATGGAGCAGCTTCATCTGCACAAACTGCAGCACAGAACTATGCAGCAAATCTAGTTGCAAACGTAGCAACTTCATTTGAAGTTGCGGGTGATTCTGGTACAAGCAAGACAATTACTTCTGGTTCAGACACACTTAGTATTTTTGGTGGAACTGGTTTAACATCAGTAACCTCTAATACAGATACTATTACAATCAATCTTGACAATACAGCAGTAACTGGCGGTTCATACGGTAATGCAAACACCGCAGCTACCTTCACTGTAGATGCTCAAGGCCGTTTGACCGCAGCTTCACAAAATGCAATTAGCATTCTTGCCAGTCAGGTTTCAGACTTTAGTGCCAATACCAGAGCACAAATAAGCGTAGCTGGAGATCTTGCTTACAACTCAACTACTGGTGTGATTAGTTTTACAAATGATGCTGGAGATATCGAATCAGTCACAGCAGGAACTGGCCTTACTGGTGGTGGCACATCTGGTGCAGTTACTCTAACCCTTGCTAACACAGCTGTTACAGCTGGTTCATACGGTGGAGCTGGAACTGTTGGAACATTTACGGTTGATGCACAAGGTCGCCTAACTGCTGCAGGAAATACTACAATTTCAGTAACAGCTTCACAGATTAGCGATAGAGGTACAAACCTTGTCACTGGCTTGACAGGAACTGCTGGTGAAATTACAGTTTCTAACTCTGGTGTTGGCGCGGTGACTCTTAGTCTTCCAGCTAACGTCACGATTAGCAACAACCTTGTTGTTACTGGTAACTTGACAGTTAGCGGCAATGTAACAACTGTTAACACAGAGCAGTTAGATGTAGAAGATAATATTATTACATTAAACTCTGGCGTAACTAGTGCCCCAACATTAAATGCTGGTTTAGAAATTAACAGAGGAACATCAACAGATGTGTCTATTCTCTGGAATGAAACTACAGATAAGTGGACTTTTACAAATGATGGAACTAACTATGCTAACTTTGGAGATGTAACTGCAGCTGCTCTTATAGCAGCTGCTGGTGGTGACGGAACCGCAGGACAAGCTCTTACAACTAATGGTTCTGGAGTATTAGACTTCACGACAATTGTTGGTACAACGGAAGCTTCAATTATTTCAGCAGTAGGTGCTGACGGAGCTAATGGCGCAGTACTGATGACCAATGGTGCTGGGGATCTTTCGTTCACTACTCTAACAGCAGCAAAGATTTCAGACTTCACTGCCAACACGAGAGCACAGATCAGTGTTGCAGGCGATTTGGCCTACAATAGCACAACTGGTGTTATCAGCTTTACGAATGACGCTGGTGATATTGAGTCGGTTACTGCAGGAACTGGTCTTAGCGGTGGTGGCACTTCAGGTGCAGTCACTCTTAACCTGGCCTCGACAGCCGTCACAGCTGGTTCATACGGAAACGCAAGTACAGTTCCAAACTATACAGTAGACGCACAAGGTCGTTTAACAGCCGCAGCTAATACCGCAATCAGCATTCTTGCTAGTCAAGTTTCAGATTTCCAAGGAAACGTTAGAGCACAAGTTAGTGGTTCAGGTAACTTAGCTTACAACTCAAGCACTGGTGTTTTCAGTCTTACTAATGATGGCGCAGACATTACAGCAGTCACAGCAGGAACAGGACTTACTGGTGGTGGCACTTCTGGAGCAGTTACCTTAGATCTTGCTAGCACTACAGTAGCAGCTGGATCTTACGGCGCAGCAGGCACTGTTGCTACTTTCACTGTAGATGCTCAGGGACGTTTGACAGCAGCTGCTAATTCGACAATCTCAGTAACCGCCTCACAGATCAGTGATAGGGCTACAAACCTCGTAACTGGTTTGACGGGTACTGCAAATGAAATTACAGTATCGAACTCTGGCGTTGGGGCAGTAACCCTTAGTCTCCCAGCTAACGTTACGATTTCTAATAACCTTACCGTTACAGGTAACTTTACAGTTAATGGCAATGTTACAACTCTTAATACTGAAACTTTAGCTGTTGAAGATAATATTATTGTTCTTAATAATAATGTCACAGGAACACCAGCCCTCAACGCTGGAATTGAAGTTGAGCGCGGGACTTCAAATAATGTTCAACTGCGTTGGGACGAATCAACAGACAAGTGGCAGTTTACAAATGATGGAACTACCTATGTCAATATTGCTAGCAACGCAGACATTGCAAACGTAGCAACATCGTTTACGGTTGCTGGTGACTCTGGATCAAGCCAAACAATTAGCTCGGGTACCGATACTTTAACGATATCTGGTGGCACTGGACTTACCTCTGTTGCAAGCGCAACTGACACGATCACCTTGAACCTCGATAGCACAGCCGTAACAGCTGGTAGCTATGGTAGCTCGTCTTCAGTAGGAACATTCACCGTAGACGCTCAGGGACGCCTCACAGCAGCTTCTAACTCGTCTATCTCGATTACTGCCAGTCAGGTCTCAGACTTCACTGAGGCAGCTCAGGACGCCGTAGAAGGCGCGATAACGGCAGGTACGGGTGTAACCAAGGCCTATAACGATGGAGCTAATACAATTAGCCTTTCAATTGGTCAGGACGTTGCCACCAGTGCAGCAGTTACCTTTGGTAGCGTAGCAACTGGAGCAATAACACTTGATTCTGGAACTGGTGAACTCAACACTTCGACTCAGCTTGTCACTGTGAACACGGTCACAACAGTTGACAGCTTTGACAAGGCAACTTACAGAACAGCTAAGTACCTTATTCAAGTAACCCAGGGATCAAAGTATACGACTTCAGAAGTATTGCTTGTTCATGATGGAACTGATTCTTACCTGTCGGAATATGCAGTAATTGAGCTTGGCGGAACAGTCATTCCTTTAACCGTATCAACTTCGATTTCTGCATCAAATGTGTTGCTAAGAGTGACAATTACAAACGCAGCATCAACAAATGCTACCGTCAAAGTTGCAAGAACACTTATAGCAGTGTGATATAATTATATAAGTTTTACAATTTAATAATTAAAATTAAATTCTAAACTAGAGGGACAGTGAACTTTAGTGGCAGACAGAGATTTTGTAATCAAGAATGGCTTAGTTGTTGGCGACACCGCCACGATCAATGGCGTACAAATTGATCCATCTGGCGCTACTTCTGGTAAAGTATTAAAATTTGATGGCACTAAATTTGCACCTGCTTCAGAAGGTGATATTAGTGGCACAGTCTACAGTGCAACCATAGGCGATGGAACAAATTCAAGCTATGTAATCACACATGGATTTGGAACAAGAAACGTTGTTGTAGTAATCAGAAACGCTGCATCACCATACGAAGTAATTAATGCTCGTTGGGAAGCTACAACTACAAACTCAATTACAGTTGACTTTAGCTCACCAGTTACCTCTGATTCCATTGCAGTTTCGATATATGCTGCGGTAACAGGAAATTTAATAGTTTCATATAAAGAAACAATTGGCAATGGTACAGATTCCACTTACATAGTGAACCACCCTTTAAGCACAAGGGACGTTGTTGTTTCTGTAAGAAATGCAAATTCACCTTATGAGTCAATAGATGTTAGATGGGAAGCTACTACAACGAGTGCAGTAACATTTGACTTTTCTGCACCATTGGCCAATAATTCCGTTAGAGTAGGTATTGTCGCTATATAAGTATTTGGGATTTGACAACTATCTTTGTATAGGCTACTATTTTTCTATGCCTGTAGAAGAACAACAAATCAACATAACAATCCCTAAAGAAAAGCTCGAACAATGGAATGTATTTTTTGCACTTCCTTGTTATGACTCACATGTAACAGAGCCTTTTATGATGAGCTTTTTACAAGCTTGTCTCTATTTTAAAGAGATTGGTTTAAAGTATTCAGTCTGCACAATTTCAGATTCTTTGATTAACCGCGCAAGAAATAATCTTGTTGCTAAGTTCATGGGCAGTCCAGACTTTACCCACATGGTATTTATAGATGTCGATCTTCAATTTGACAAAGAAGCTATATTAAAACTTTTGTGGCATGATAAAGATGTTATGACTGCGTCTTACCCAATCAAAGAAATTAATTGGGATAAAGTAAAAGAAGGTGCACAAGCAGATATGCCAGCTCAAGACCTCATGGAATATGCCAGCAGATATGTAGTGCATATGACAAAGCCAGGTGAGAATCAATTAAATATTGATAACGGAGCAATCGAATGTTATGAAGCCGGGACTGGCTTTATGCTTATTAAGCGTCAAGTATTTGATAAGATGTTTAAAAAGTATAAAAAGCTCAAGTACAAAGACGACACAGGTGCTTTGATTGGTGCGGAAGCAGAAAATGCTTACGCCTTATTCAATTCTTATGTAGATGATGACGGTAGATTCTTGTCTGAAGATTATGGGTTCTGTCGTTACTGGCAGAAAATGGGTGGAAAAATTTGGGTAGATCCAACAATCAATTTGACCCACTTTGGCAGAGTTAAGTATGTTGGAAAAATGCTTGAATTTTTAAAGAGAATAACACAATAATTTTTTAGTTTGCCCATTACTATATTCCTAGTTGATTTTAATGAATTTACACTAGGAGTAACATGGCCCGCTTAAGAATTGAAACCGCACCTGAGATTACCGTATACGACGAATCTTTTGTGATTAAAGCAGCTGCTGGGGCAAGTGCTCCGTTAGCAGAATTCAAAAACTCATCAGGTACAGTAGTTGGTAATATAGCATCAGATGGTACTTTGAATGTTCTTTCCGTTGTCAGCTCAAATGCAGGCACAACATCAACCTCACTTGCCACAAGGGGATATGTAGATTCATTAACAGCAGGAATTAACTGGCATGAAGTTACTAAATTTGCAACAGTTGCAGCATTGCCAACATGCACTTATGCCAACGGCACAAGTGGAGTAGGGGCAACTCTTACTGGAGATTCAACAGGCAGACTAACCGTTGACGGTTCTCAGGTCACAACTGGTCAAGCAATTCTGGTAAAGAATCAAGCAAATGCTGTTCATAACGGTATCTACACAGTAACCGAACAAGGTGCTACATCAACAACTGCATTCATTCTCACACGTAGAGCAGACGCAGATAATAGCTTAGCTGGCACACTAAAAACCGGTGATGCACTTCTAGTTCTTTCTGGATCAGTAAACTCTGGTCAAGGCTTTATTCTTACATCAACTGGTTCTGGCACTGCTGGCGCATTTGTTCTCGGTACTGATAGCTTAACATACACTCAGTTTACTGGAACAGCGACTTTAGCAGCTGGTGACGGCATGACAAAAACTGGAAACCAACTTGATATCGTCACCGCATCAAGTAACAGAATTGTAGTGAATGCAGATAGTATTGATTTAGCAACAGTTAGCCAGACAAATACTTCTGGCGCAAACACCACTTCATTTATTAGTGGTCATACAGTTGACTCATACGGAAGAATAACTGCTACAGAAACATCTTCAGTTTCTTTTGCTGGTTATGCAACCTTGGCTAACCCAGCTTTAACTGGAGTGCCTACAGCTCCTACTGCAGCAAACGCAACTAGCAATACTCAATTAGCAACTACCGAGTTTGTTCAAAATGCTGCAACAATAGCTGTCTCAACTGCCGGCAACAACGCAGTGTTGAAATCACTAATCGATGCTAAGGGTGATCTTGTTGTTGGATCAGCTGACAACACAGTTGCCCGCTTAGCTGCTGGTACCGATGGTTATTATTTGAAGGCAAACTCTACAGCTACATCTGGTCTTGAATGGGCATCTATCCCAACTATTAATAATCTTGATGATATTGGCGACGTAACAATTACAACTGCAACTTCTGGAGATCTCCTAAAGTGGAGTGGTTCAGCTTGGGTTAATGCCGCTGGATATGCACTTTTGGCTTCTCCAGCACTAACTGGTACACCAACCGCACCAACTGCAACAGCAGCAGCCAATACAACACAAATTGCCACTACAGAATTTGTTACTACAGCCAATGCTTTAAAGGCTAACTTAGCTAATCCAACATTTACCGGTACCTTAACAGCCAATATTGTAACAATTACGGGAAACCTAACTGTTTCAGGTACCACCACAACTCTTAATACAGAGACTTTGACAATCGATGATAATGTTATTATACTAAATAATAACGAAGCAGGAACTCCGTCACAAAATGCTGGCATCGAAGTAGAGCGTGGCACATCAACAAACGTAGCTCTTCGCTGGAATGAAACAACAGACTGTTGGGAATTCACTAATGATGGCACTAACTATCAGAGAATTATTACTGACACAGTCACCAATGCCCAGACAGCTAGCTATACTTTAGTCTTAGCAGACAGTGGAAAGATGGTTGAAATGGGCGTTGCTTCAGGCAACGCGCTCACAGTGCCATCTAATGCAAACGTAGCTTTCCCAGTGGGCACAACATTGACAGTTCTTCAGACAGGAGCTGGACAGACTACTCTTACTCCACAGCCTGGAGTAACAGTCAACGGCACTCCAGGTCTCAAGTTGCGCACAACTTGGTCATCTGCTACACTTATTAAACGCGCAACCGATACTTGGGTTGCCCTAGGAGATATGGTAGCATAATATGGCAACAGAAGATGGCAAAAAGCAAAATAGAAAAGCCCCTAAGCCTACAGTAACTGCACGGAACTGCAGACTCTGCAGCTAATACCACAATAACAAACGCTGGTTTTATTGTTGGTACGCCAATAGATACCGCCACAGATAATGCTGCGATATTAAATCAAGTTAAGACTGCACTTACTGATACTGCGGTAACACCTCTGGGTACAGCTGTTTCTTACGAAAGACACGCTCCGTTTTTTCCTCCATACTTTCCGCCATATTTCCCACCTTATTTCCCGCCATACTTTCCACCATGGTTCCCACCATTCTTCCCACCGTTTTTCCCACCATTCTTTCCACCGTTTTTCCCACCATTCTTTCCACCGTTTTTCCCACCGTTTTTCCCACCATATTTCCCACCATTCTTCCCACCATTCTTCCCACCAAGATTTAAGTAAAATCTGATCATAGAATAGTTCAAAGAATGATAGCTAATTTGGCGGACATATGGAATCTAATTCCTATGTCCGCTTTTTTAGTCTGTTGTTTGATAATAAATTATTTACAAAATAATGAAAAATTTCTTTCAATATTCAGAAAAAACGGATCTATTAATCCAAAAGAAAGTTATAGTTCTGGTCAATTAATACAAAGCGGGATAAGCTTCATCATTGCAATTGGTTGGATCTATTTAATAATTACAGAGATTAGATTCAATGTTTGGAGTAATATACCAATCAGAACATTAGGACTAATGTATCTGTCTTCAGATATAATGGCTCTAATAAAGAGCGACAAATTGCTTCAGAAGTCTACAAAGTACCATCATTACGGTGCTATAGCTATGGCTATTATGGCACTATGTGTTGACTTTCAGCAGTCAAACATTGGCCAACTTGGAGCATCATATTGTTTCACAGCAGCAGCAGCATCATCTGTCAACACATATTTGGCCCTAAAGCTTTATTATAATGTAAGCTGGTTAAAGGTAGTAGCCAAGTATAATTATGCAGTTACCTTTACTGCAAATATGATTTATCATATTTTAAATTGGCAAAAAAACTTACCAGGATATATATATCTTGTAATAATAGTTGGCCCAATATGGGCAGATATAACGCTCTTAAAATCTTTATTTCGTAAAGAAAAATTACACTAGTTTAGTTATTGTATAAAATTTGTTAACTAGATATACACCAAAATATACTTGAGCACCAACGATATCCGCTCTTTACTTCTTTAACCTGGTGTGGGAATTCATCTTTAGATGGGAAACAAATAAACATTCCAGGTTCTGGCTTAATGAGTAAATCTTGTTTAGGAAAATATATTTCTCCACCTTCATAATCATCATTATAATAAAAAACTGAACTAATATCTCTAGATGGATATCCAGCTCCAGTTTTAAATCCAACACTTTTATTTTGAGCAGACCCGTGATCTACGTGAACTGGCATTGAATCTCCAACAATCATCTCAACCACACCACTTAATCCCTCATCATAAACTTTGCAATTAAAAGAAGTTTCAATAATTTCTTTTAACCTATCATAATATTTACTAAGAATTTCAGGTAAGGTGTAATCATCGTCATTTGCAGTATAGTGTCCAAATGGAGAATATCCAGTGCTGTCAAATGTGACTGAAGTATTTTTTAAATATAGTGTAATTTGTTCTAGGTCTTTTTGATTTATAATATTTTTAGTGACATGGATCTTATCCATTTTACTTCAATTCTGTAATAGTATAAAAAGACGGTGTGGTGAATCTTTCTCCACTAATAACCTTTTTGACGCCATGGAGATAATTAATATCTCCAGGGTGGGCAACCGCTAATCCAGGTTTAGGCTTAACTACAATATCATGTTGAGGATAGTATAATTCCCCACCCTCAAAATCATCATTATAATAAATTAATGAATTAAGATCATATGTAGGGAAAGGATTTGGCGAACCATCGTTTAGCTGCTTATCTGCATGCGGTTGCTGTTCTAACCCGGGGAACCACCTAATAATAACTGGTGGTCTAACAGAGACCTCAACTTTAAAAGTATCTTCTAAAAGATATTTCATTTTTAAAATGTATTTGTCTACTAGATTGTAAACATCTAAATTAATTCGCTTAAGAATATCATAGCTACACTGTCTATTCGACCAGTATGAAGCGTCATAGGTGCAGGTCCCGTCTTCAGCATATTGATTTTCTCCAGCATCCATCCATTCATTGATATTAGGCAAAAAGTTTTGTATAGTTTTTAAATCATCTAATTCTACAAAGTTTTCCACAACAATGATATTATCTCTAGATGAGCCAAAATAACCTGGTTCTATTAAAGACTTATCGTCTGACTGAAAATCCATACGCACTCCTTGGCTTTGTTTTGTGATATAGTATATCACTAACAAAACAATCGATCTATAAAAGGAAAGAAAATGGAATTTTTTCACGTAGGAGCTTGCGCAAATCCGGATGATAACAGAAAGTTTGGTATCTTCCTATACAGAAACGCTATACCAAGAGAGCTAAATATCCCAGAAAGATTAGAAGCTACTATTGGCAATAGTACCCATGACCTATTCAAATGGTCTGAGGCAATGGTCGGATACAGTGAAAAAATGCCAGAATATAGAGATTGTGTAGACTTGAAAATGAGTCCAGCACACTGGCCAATGTTGACTCCAGAATTTGAAGAAGTAAAAAAGTGCTATGAGGATGTTGAAGTACATCTAAAAAAATGCCTAACGCATTATGAGTCTCTTTATAACTTTAAAATGGATTATATGGAAGCTATCAACTTTGTTAGATATAATCCAGGTCAACATTTTGCCGTCCACGCAGATCATGGATTCTCGTATACCTGCACGGTGTCTTCAGTAATTTATCTAAATGATGATTATGAAGGTGGAGAACTGTGGTTCCCTTACTTAAATATCAATTTCAAACCACAAGCAGGAGACATCATCCTATTTCCATCAACCTTCATCTACGCACACGCTTCCCTGAAGGTGACAAGTGGAACAAAATATTCTGCGGTAACCATGTTTGACTACAATGATAATAATCACAAATACGAAAGCGGGTATACTGCAGCTGGACCTATTACTGATCAAACTGCAGGAATATCAAAGGGCACAAATCAGCCTATTTCTTACCCGATGCCAGGAGTATCACAATGATAGAAAGAGATGAGCTTCCAACCCTTCAGACATTTGAAGAATCATTGTACGACGTGCCTCTAAACTCCATTGATGGAGAGCAGAACATACTGTCTAAATACAAGGGCAAAGTAACCCTGATCACAAACGTAACAGGTGAATGTGCCAACTCAGCACAGTATCCAATTATTGAATCCTTATACCATGAGTATAAAGATCAAGGCTTTGAGGTACTAGCAATGCCAAGTACAGATTTCTGTGAACACGCATACGGAGAATTTTCAGAAACAAGTGCAACAGCAGAAAACATGCAAGCACACATGCAAAATCACTATAAAACAGATCTACCATACACTGAAATGGTAACTATCAAAAAAGATGAAGACTCTGGTTCAGTCCCACATAAGCTTTATGAAATTCTTCAATTTGGTGGTTTTCCAGCGAATGGTGGACCAGTCGAAGGTAACTTTGAGAAGTTTATTATTTCTAGAGATGGAAAAAAAATGTACAGATTCTGTAACTCGGACCTTTTAGATTTGGCGTTCGACGCTGGAAATAGAAAAACCAACTCTAATCAAGCCCTAATAAATGTTAAGGCAGCAATTGAAGTAATGTTAGAAGGATTAGTTTAATAGATGACAAAAGTTACGTTAACTAAAACGCATCAAAATCCACCAAACATAGTCCAGTCTAGACTAAAAAGAGATTGGATGGACAACACATATAAGAAACATGCCTACCAATGTTTACCCATGACTACTGCCAATGTGCATGGATGGGAAGTATTGCTCCCTCATGACGTAGTAGTTCAATGGGATGGTGGAAATACTAATGTAAAAATTCTTAGTGGCGAAGAACATATGGGCAGAACATTTGCGTATGGCGGAATCATAGGTATGGTTTCTTTTTCTGTTGGCTGGGCATTTGGTACCGAAGAAGGCTATGACACTTGGATCAGCGGTTCTCCAAACTATATGGTTGATGGAGCATCTCCACTATCTGCAATCATACCTAGTAGTTGGTGGCCAGATGAATTTCAAATGAATTGGGTTATCAATAAAATAGGTGAACCAGTGACGTTTGCTGAAGGTACACCTTTTATGTTTTTTAATATTTTTAAAAGCGATTTGCTTGAGTCAGTAGAATTTGAAGTAGACAACCTTTGGGATAAACCAGACCTTATGAACGCTCGAGCATCCTATGGTAATGCAAAAATGGCAAAGAATAGAGATGAACCTTGGACTTGGATGAAGGGGATCAAAACTGGTTTAGATGAAAAAGGTGAAAAAATTGGTCCAGCAAATTCTGGTTTATTAAAGTTAAATATTCCATCAATATAGTTACTATATCCGTATCACATTTCAATAAAGCGAGGAAAAATGGCATTTTCATCAGTATCAAATCAAGAGAAGTTAATAGCTTTAAATGCAGCAAAGGTTGCATTTGAAAGAGACGTTTACAAAAATCTTTTTATGTTGGGCATTGACCCAGAAACTTATGTTCTAAGTAGTTTTTCATTTGATGAAAATGCTTCTACTTTAGAAACAGATCCAGATTATGCTCACAAGAAAAATCTAGATACTATAATCACACGCTTAAATGCAATAAACGCTAAAATAGCAGACCTTTCGTAAGGGAGCCCCATGCAAAACGTAAGTTCAGAAGAATTGCTTTCTGTAAAAAACAAAGCTATTACATATTTAGAAAAATCAGTCTATATGTTAGCTACCCTTTTAGGAATTGACCCAGATGAGTTATCTCCTTCAATGCAGAAACCAGCTGGAATTTTAAATTCTGGCCAGGAACTAGCTTTTGAATCTTTAATTAATCAATTTACAATTCTCGAGGGATTAAGGGACTAAAAGAAAATGCCAAATTCAGATTTGCCGTCAGACCTAGGTGAAAAAGATTTAATTTCTGAGATAGAAGAAAGTAATAATTACGCAATTTATTCTAAAAGTGATGGCACTTTCATGTATAATGATGGTGCACTAATTAAATGCCCAGGACTTGGTTCGCCAATCATCCAGTTAGCACAGAGTAGTCTTCAAGTAGAAGACGAAGATTTAATATAGGAATAGGATTTTTATGGCGCACGATGCTCAAGGAAATTTAAGCTATATAGAAAAACAATTGGCTTACTTCATGCTTCTTGTTGGTTTAAATCCAGAATCATTAGATTCTATAACAATAGATGAAATACTAACCGCAGCAAGAAACCTATCAAAAATTGCAACTGATAGGAATAATGAAAGTTTACCTACCATTTCTATTAGCGAAGAACAGGGTGATATTTTTGCCGGCGCACCAGAGGATGTTTTTTTAAAGAACCAAAGAATATTTTTAATTCTAAACATTAGAAGATTTTGGTATTGGCGTCAACTAGCAATAGGAGCTTTAAGCCGTGGATGATAACAGCGAACTTTATTACTCTAGATTAGAAAAATTAGTTAAGTACAAAGCTCTTGAAATTCAAGAGACACTTGACGCGTCTACAAAGATCAACAATTATCTTCTCACTCTCCCACTAGATAAGAGAAGAGAAGCAGTTGGCAGAGATCTCATGACTTGGTTCTTTGAGGTTTTTTCAGCAGAAGATTCCGCATGGAACAGAAGCTTTGTTTCTGAATACACTTCATCATATGTAGAGATGTTGTATCTTGCAGCAAGACCTACCAAAACATTGATGAGTAATCCAACTTTCAATTACGCAATTGCAAAGCTGATGAATTCCTCAACAGATCTTACATTTATTGATAACTATCACCTAGACTATATAGAACACTGTCTAGCTGATGATAATGTGTCATGGAATTATGCAACTAAAACAATGCAAGACGTCGAAAACGATGCTCTGGGCAGTTTTGATTTTATATTCATAAGTGAATATGATGTGTTCCATGACGTAGCTCTTATTACAAAGTTCTGTAACGCCTTGAATGCTGGTGGCACTATGGTTTTGTCACACACCAATGACGATCTTAGAGCCTATTCAGCCGAAAGTGAATACACTCTTTCATACGAAATGCACCAAGTAATAAAGTCAATATCAGGCCTTAGCGTATATCATATCCCTACTGCACCAGGACATACTGTAGTCATTAAGGATTAAGCTCAAATGATGGTCATTGATGACTGCATAAAAGATAAAAGTCTTTTACTGGAAATAGAAAACACGAAAGATTTTTTCCCCACTTCAATGGGCAATGAAGATCGAATAGCGACTGAGCTAAACTCGTATCATTATGAGCAGGCCACCTGCTATGCTCCGTATATGTTCTGGGATGGTTGGGCTAAATCACCCGCAAACACACCAAGAAAAAAGCTAATTCAAGCTATCTGGGAAAATAATTTACCATTTCCTATTGAAGAATTATGTGGCTTTGAATACTGGACAAGAACTTTCAACCCAGGTCAGTATTTAGATACTCACGTAGATGAGGACACATTCCTCTATGCTTCGAGCAAAATATTTAAAGGTCCTATTATTGGATGTGTTTATTATCCACATATAAATGATGTTGTTGGTGGTTTTCTTGAACTGCATCCAATTGCCATAGAGGAGGGAAAGCTAAAAGCTCTTGAGGCAGAAAATATGGATCATTTAATTGTCCCCATAGAAGAAAGAGAAAGAATAGCTTGTAAGCCAAATAGAGCTGTAATCTTCGATGCTGGTCATATAATACACAATACAACTCCACCTATTTCCGGACAAAGAAGAGTCGTGGTAATTAATGTTTGGCACAAGGATTCGCCACCTTCTGGCCTAGCAACTGGTGAATTCTACTATGAGTGAAATAATTAATCTTTATAAATTAGACATGTATAAAACTTATTTAAAAGAAATTGATAATGGTAAACTTTTTAAAGAAATGCAAGATCGTAGTAATACTTCAAATCCATTAAATAGCCCAGGAAATGGAGTTGCAAATCCAAAAAATCCAAATCCAACTCATACATTCTATGAAGATCATCTTTATCCATTTGGTCAACCAGAAGCAATGAAGCTATTAAAGGAAATGACTAAGCAGGTTAATTTTTTCACAAATTCAGATATGGTAATAGACTCAGTTTGGTATTTAATTTTAGAACAATATGAATCCGTTTTATTCCATAGCCATAAGGTAAATACCCAGCTATATCCAGAGGAGTATTATTCGGTATCTTATTACGTAAGTGCACCGGAAAATAGTGCGGATATAATATTTGAAACAACACATTGCAATACAATAGAAAGAGCAACTTCAATAGAAACTGAAACAGGGATGCTTTTAATATTTAATTCATTTATTCCCCACATGACAAATAGGAATTATTCAAAAGAAAAAAGAGTAGTTGTTAGTGCTAATTACCATCCAAGACATCCAAAGCAAAAACCAAGTGCAAATTGGTCAGAATACGCAGTGCCAGAAGAGTATAAATCATAGACTTTGTTGTGGTATAATTATTCCATGAGCGATATTAAATTAAATATAATTGGAAAATGGGATGTCTCTGCACTTACACCATTCGGAATAAATGAAGCTACAGTTAAAATTTTAGCTGTAGAACCAAACGTATCCGGGACTATTGTCGGGAAAAATGGATCATTAGATTTTACCAATGGGATAATTGACGGTAATAAATTGTCATTTTCTGCAACCGTAGACACTCCAATAAAAGCAACATTATTTGCAGATGTAGAAATTGTTGATGATAAAGCTTTTTCTGGAGCTTTAAAAATAGATGAGTATATGACGATTGGTATTAGGGGTGATAAAAATGTCGATTTATGATATCGAAGCTACTTCAATAGATGGTAAGGAAAATTATCTATCTACGTTCAAGGGCAAGTTGACACTTATTGTCAATGTCTCCACAAAAGCTGGTGGATATGAACCCCGTTGCTCCAAGGTTTGGTCGTACGCAAGAACTTCTAGGCAGCTATGGCAGCTACAGCAGGTGCATGACGAATTTAAGGACAGAGGCTTTTCAGTCCTCGCGTTCCCCAATAATCAATTTGCCCAAATGGAACCAGGAACAAATGAAGAAATTGTTGCTTTCCTTAAAGAGCATTATCCATTTGTCACTTTTCCATTTTTTCAAAAAGCAGATGTTAATGGCAAGAATGAACACCCTTTGTTTACTGCGTTAAAGGGAAACGAAAAAAGAAATTACTCTGACTTTACAGCAAATCAAACTGATCAAGCAAAAGAAAACCAAAACTTAGCTGGACAAGCAATTGCTAGAATATCTCATGGTTATGAGAAGTTTTTAATTAGCAGAGACGGAGTTATGGTTGCTAGATTCAATTGGCAAGATATGCCGCTAGATGAAATCCCAAGAGTTATGGGAGCAGGCTGGACAATCAGAGAAGCTATAGATGAGATGTTAGGCTAATATATGGAAAACAATCCAGGAGACAAGTTTATTAATAGCACGCCGTTTCCAGTATCTCCAAAAATTACGGAAGATACCCTAAAGGAAATAAGTGGGATAGAAGCAGAAGTTCTTGGACCAGGTGTCGTTGTCTTCAGAAATGCTTTTTCGATAAACCAAGACGCAGTACTTAGCCACATTGACGCCAGTGCAGTAAAAGCCCATGAGGGTAGATGGGAATATATTACCGCAGAAGATGGCGTAGAATACGGTATTAATGAAGATGGTTTTAGGTATTCACTTGAAGATATACCAGCTACACCAATAAGATTATTGCATCCAGTTACTGATCAAACTCCAGAAGAAATAGCAAATTTCTTTTTCCATCTAGAGGAACAAATCTATAAGTGCCTGATCAAATACATTGATCATTATCCTTTAATGATTGGAAGCATTTGGTGGAAAAATAGAGGTCATATTCTTAGATATGGCGATGGCGGAATACTTGGTTGCCACGCTGATAATGACACTAATTATAAGGTTACCAACGGAGTTAGATACATGCCTAGAGGCATGGTTGCATCCAGACAAACATGCGGAGCATTATTGTATCTTAACGATTGCGTAGACACTGAAGAAGAGTTAAATGGCAAAAACTTTACAGGTGGCCATTTAAGATTTGTTCACTTAGGGATTTCCTATAAGCCAAGAAAGGGAGATATAATATTTTTCCCGACCAACTTCGTTGCTTCACACGATGTTGAAAAAATGGGCAAGGGCGTAAGATATAGCTATCTATCCTTTTTTGGTCAAGGTGGCAATGATGTACCGGCAAACGTAGTTATCAGCGAACCAAACAAGAGCTTTGAATGGTGTCCAGGTGTTTGGTTTGACAATATTTATGATGACTATGAATTATATTGTAAGTCTCCATATTCAATCTATTCTGATCCAGAAAAATATAAAGTAGAACTTGGTTGGAATCCAGTTTATCAGGGTAGAAACGTAGCTCAATATAGCACTACTCATGAAGCTGTAGAAGTTGCAGAACAGTCAGACCAACAACAAAATCAACAGCAGAATCAAAACCAACATCAGAATCAGCAACAGCAACATACTAGTCTCCCAGAAGGGCCATGTGGAACAGACCCTGTAGCAATCTGACATGAATAATCACTTAGTCGAACCAGAGCATTTAGGTGGCGGAATAGTTTTATTTCGTAATGCAATAAACGTAGATCAAGATTTGGTGATCCCATATATTGCAGCCCTAAAGGAAAAAGCTGTTAAAGAAGATTATAAAATTATTTATGACGAAGACAATAATCCGTTGTATGCCATAAATAGAAGTGGACATAGATACGCAGTAGAAGACATCCATAAAAGCTCTAGTCACATAATGAACTTTATATATGAAGAAACTAGTCAAGATGTAATTGATTTTTTTGAGTTGTGTGAAAAAACTTTTTACCAGTCATTATTAAAATACGCCACATTGTTTCCAATGCTTATACCAAGTCTATGGTGGAGAACTCAGGGGCATATTTTAGCATACGGGCCAGAAAGTTCAATGGGCCTTCATAGTGACAATGATGTAAACTACCAGCCTGGTTTTGAGCCCGATTTGCAGTTAGCTATTAGAAGTGTAGTTGGTTCCATAATCTATTTTAACGATTCTGTCAACGAAGCATCTGACATAATCAAACACGAATACCTTGGCGGGGAAATAGAGTTTCCATACGCTAATGTTGTTTATAAGCCAAAGTCTGGAGACCTTATAATGTTCCCTTCAAACTTTATGGCAGCACATAGTATTAAACCTTGTCACGATGGTAGTAGATACGCCTATATAGGATATTATTCTCAGGGATCCGCTCAACCGGAAAGAGGCATAAATATTATTGCAGATGAATTCCCCGCAGGTAAGCAAGGTCAGATCTGGATGCCAAATGTAGTAAAGGATTATATTGATTATGTCAAGGAAAGATACTCTGATAGCAATGAAGAGAAAATTAACGAATTGCTAAGACCAACCTACAGAAGCTATAATAGTGCCAATACACTTAAGGAGTTGACCAATGAATAATTATGTTACCTATAATGATGTAGAGGGTGAAGATCTTGGTGGCGGAGTAGTTCTTTTTAGGTCTGCAATAAATTTTGATGCGGATTACGCATTTGACCTATGTGATGAAATTGTGTCTAGAGAAAAGGCAGCTATGTACACTTTGGGCATAGACCCAGAAACAGGCGAAGAAATATATATAAATAGAAGCGGTTATTTCTTTGGCAAAGACTCCATAGACAGCATGCCTGGCAGAGGATCAGCAGCACATCGAGATCCAAGAGAAGAAGTTATACATTTTTTAAATGGACTAGAAGGCTCTAGAGATAAATACTTATTCAAATATCTAGAAGCCTATCCATTAGCCTTCAAGTGTATATGGTGGAAAGTCAAGGGCCATATAGTTGCATACAAGAAGAACGCCTACTTAGGCTCACATTCAGATATTAGCACTGATTATATTTACGGGGTTTGGACTCCAACTGATCAACTCGCAATGCGCAGTACTGTAACTGCATTGATTTATTTTAATGATTCTGTTGATTCTGCTGAAGAATTAAATGGAAAGAATTTTACTGGTGGACATCACTATTTCAATTATCTAGATATAACACACGTCCCTAAAAAGGGAGACATTATATTTTTCCCAGCCTCATACACTGCAGGACATGAGGTTAAAGTTGTCGAAGACGGAATGAGATTTTCCTATCTTGGATGGTATAGCCAAGGAACTCCAAATATAGAGGTTAAAGAAAGCGTTACTGATCCACTAACAGATCCGGAACTATCCCAATTCTCTACCAACGTCTACATGCCGACGCTTGCTGAAGATTACAGAAAGCATTTGTTAGATAGAGGTTATGATGAATTTTCAAAGCAATATATGATAACTATGTCGAGTTATAAATAAATATGTTAAATACAAATTTGGACATGACTGACATTGGCAGTGGATTATGCGTAGTCAAAAATGCTATTGATATTGATCAAGAATTTTTGTTTGAATATATAAATTTCTTAAAAGAAGCAGAAGAAGAAACGTTTACCTATGTCGAAGAAGATGGCAAAAGATACGCAATAAACAGAACTGGTTTTAGATTTGATCCAGATGAAGTTAGCCAAGCCCCAAGTAGGTTTATTGATCCACTTCTTAAAATGAGCGAAAGAAATCCGACAAAAGAACAAGAAAAATTCATAGAAGATTTAGAGGATCTTATGTACAAGATTCTCGTTGAGTACTGCAAGCACTACCCTGATGCAGCAAGTGTATGCTGGTGGAGAGGGTTTGGCCATATAGCTACCTATGCTAATGGTCAGGGCATAGGTCCACATTGCGATGATGCAATACCATTTGAGTTTGGAAAACCAACTAAAAATGAATACCCAAAGCACAGTAAGGTTAGCGTAAATATTTATTTAAATGACTGTGTAGATTCTGTGGAGGAACTAAACGATTACAATTTTACTGGTGGAGAAATTACACACAAACACGCAAAGCACACACATAAACCAAAGGCTGGTTCTGCAGTTATTTATCCAACTAACTTTATAGGGACTCATGAGGTTGCACCAGTGACCAACGGTCTGAGAATAGCATATCTTGGCTCTTTCCTTTACGGAACTCCTGAGCACGCTAGAGATGGAGACTCGAGAATCTGGATGCCAAACCTTAAAAAAGATGCTGGATTAGAATACTGATTTAGTAGTTACTATAACCCCTGTCTGATTCCAAAGGGTTAAAAATGCTTTATAATGAACCTATTGCATATAGTCAAGCTGGCACTAGCTATACTGGCGATTTATACATCTATGTAGCAAGCGTAGAAAACCCAATCATTGTCAATAATATAACTTTTTTCTTTACCTCAAATGAAGATTATTCAAACCTTACGACAATAGGCGTTATTAGCGTAAATGTTAGCCCAGAAGGCAGAATAAGCATAGAAGCCTACCCAGAACAAGTAAATGCCCTATTAGGAACTAGCGTTATAGGCATAACCGGCGAAGCAGAAATTGCCATAGATGGCTTAGTAAACATAGGCACAACTGGCCAGGGACAGATTACAATAAACGCTTAAGCCAGTACTATTAAATATATCGATAAATTGGAGTCAATATGGCATTAAACAATGTTTTGGTCAATGATACTGTCAAAATAAAAGTAAAGTTTTTAGATCAAGATTCTAACGGCAACCAAGTTGATGCTACCATGGTTAGTGTTAAAGTAACTATTGTTGACGTAAATGAAACACCGATTATCAACGAAGCCAACGCAACTTCGACTTCAGCTTCTGAATGGTACTATCCATTTGTCCCAACCGTTGCTGGAGCATATTCCGTAAAGTTTACTGGCACTACGAGTAGTAGTCCACCAAAAACAATAACATCTCAAACAAATATATATGCCAATAACAACGCCTCAGATTACAGACCAACGGTTACCTTAAGGGCAGATGAAACGATACTATTTGCTCCTGATGTTTCTCCACTTTATCTAGACCCAGAAGAACTGCTGCCGATTTTTCCAGAGGCTTCTTTAATAGAGATTGGAGAAATGATTTATCATCATTCCCTAGAAATACAAGAGATGTATAAACTAAAAGATGATGTAGATCCACTTACTCTCCCATCTGTTGTTTTGGATTATATTAAAGCAGCTGCAGCATGTGATCTTAGTAGAACATATGGATTTGGTGGGGATGATGAGCTGTCTCTAAAACTCGGTGACCTAGAAGTAGTAAATAGATCTGCACCAAGGCAGATTGCTACAAGGTCAAATGCAACTACTTGGTGTCAAATCGCTGCTTCTTTAAGAAGAGAAGTTATTTCCAAGAAAGTATCAATGAAGGGTGTACTTCCAAAAGGTATACCAAATAAAAAAATCTCACTTACCGAAAGAGATCCGGGAACCGGTAAGAGAATATACATAACAAGCAAAGATATGTATTCTGTTGGGAGTTCATATATCACGCAAGACAGCACAGTGGTGGACAGAAGACTAAGACAGTATGATTAATACGGCAAAAGCTTTTCAAAAAATACTGAGAGAATGGGGTCATGACGTCCTGATCCAAAGAAGACTCTCCGATGATGGAGTATATTCTGATAGATTTGAAAAAGTCACAACCAGACATATAACTGCAGCTTCAAGATATCTGGCTTCTACCAAAGAAGAGACCACAGAAGGTGTTATAATTAACTCTGATAGAATTTATTACTTTGCACCTGCAATTAATCCAAAATCAGGGGATAGAATATATGAGGAAATTTCTTCTGGTTTAGAAAATCAAATTCTATACGTGATGGAAGAGTGCTATCCAGTTAGAGGAAAAAATGGAAAGATTGAGTTCTGGACAGTTGGAGCTACAAAAGAAAGTCCGATGAGTTAAATTATGTTAGTAACAGCGCCTGGCCAAACAGTAGAGATTCCATTTGTATACAGAGATGGATATGACTATGTTGACCCAACTACAAATATAACTATCTTTCTAAAAAGAGGTTACAACAGCGCTGGTGCATCAATACTTGGGCCGTACACATACAACATTACACAAGCGTTAGCAGCTAGCCCAAACACAATTCAAACATATGAAAATGGAACTTATGTAGAAAGAAACTCTGAAGGTTTATATACGCTTTATATGAAAATTCCTTCAAATATTTTTGATGGAGAGTATACCGTTGCAATTAATGCAATGGCTGGCGGAGCACTTGATGCAAAAGAAATAGCTTTACAAACTAAGGGAACAATTGATGTTTCTTTTGATAATTATTCATTAACAGAAAAAAAAGTTGCACTAAACAACCGATCAAAGTATAGACAAATCGGCCAATTTGATACAAATAATATATTACTAATAGGCCACACAGATGCCATGGAACCGTATGGCATACAGAAGATAAGTTCAATCCAAGAAGGCATAAACTTACTAAGAGCTGATTTTAACTCACCATTACTTAGAGGAATGTTTGACGCATATAGTTGTGGAGCAAGAGACATATACATAATGTCTGCTGGCTATATGAGCGAATATGTGGAAACAGTTTCCGAAAGAAACGCAGCAAGATTTAAAGACGCTGTTAATAACACTAGTACTTTTTATCAGCTGTATTACGACAGACTTGCCGAATGCTATAACATGTTAAAAGAATATGATTTTTTTGACATTGTTGTCCCGTTAGAGACTTCAATAATAGATACTGGAACAGTTAATTTTGTTAAGCAACTCGCCAACTATTGCAATGCTGTACAGGCTAACAGCGGAGAAATAACAATAGGAATAATTGGATCTAGAACAGATGGAATAAATGCAACTGATACAACAAGTTTGTTGGTAAAAGATTTTGAAATTGAATCAACTGTTGATCTTAATGGATATATCACCAAAGATACTGGCAAGCATGTTATTTTAGTTTATGGAGAAATGATATTTAATCATAAACAAATTCAAAGAAGTTACGCAGCGTCGGCTGCTGCTGCAGTAGCTGGAATGATTAGTTCCACACAGGTAAACATTGGCTTAAGTAAAAAAAGAATACCTGCAGCTCTATCAATATTTGGTGTTGATTTGTCTACTGATGAAGTTAAAAAACTTAATGCAAAAGGAATTAACGCTCTAACAAGAGGTGGAAGATCAAGAAAATTTGGTGGCCCATACGATGTTTATCTGAGTAGCGACTACACACAGTCTATAAGCGAATCCTTTAAGGACGTTTCAAATGTTAGACTAGCAGCGATGATTATAGGAGAAGTTCAAGCAATAGGCAAAAATTCAATAGGAAAATTTGCTTACTCTAAATTAAAGGCAAAAGTTGAAGCACTTTTAGAATTTCTAAAAAAGCCAGAGAATGATATCATAAGAGATTATCAATTAGATTTGTATGCAGACAAAACCGTTAAGGGTAAAATATATCTTAATATAACACTAAAATCATCTAGAACGCTAAGACAGATATCTTTTAACATAGCAACAGGCAAGGGTGTGTAATGGCACAAAATCAAATCAGATTCCCATCTTCAAACATTAACGAGATTGATTATAATAGAATGTTTGGGGCGCCTTTGCAGGCACAGGGTAACTTAACGTATCTAGAATTTATAACAGCGGTTAAAGCGCTATGGGAAAATGCATACCCATCGATCAAAATAAAACCAACACAATCAGGCGACTACGCCGAATACCCAGTTATTGTTTATGGCTTAGAACTAAGAAGGACTCACTCTTCTGAGCCTAAGCCAAGAACAAGAATCAGCCCAAACAATGATGTTGCTGTTTTTGGGCAAAGATTTCAAAATATAGTTACTTTTACTGTCATAACAGAGACTACCGAGGGAGCCCAATTAAAGGGCACAGTAGGTAGATCTTCTGGCCCAGAAGTAGCTGATCAAATAATAGAAGCCTTTGAAGACTTTATGCTGGAGTACACTCCAGTTTTTAAAAGACTAGGAGCCTCAGAGCTAGTTTACGCCAGAAGAATGTCAGACTCTGAAGAAAATAGAGGTTCCTCAGACACCAACAGAAGAACGGTTAGCTATATGTTAACCACAGAAAAGCTGTTTGCTATGGAGGTCCAGAAGATCGAAGAGATTTGCGTAGACGTTAGAAGATATATGGCCTACGAAAAAGAGCTGTGGGATGAGTATTATTATGGCTCTACCCCATCCTTTGAGGGCACCACCATTAATATAATTGACTTAAATCAGGGCGCTACTCCAAATTCATAGTATTTATGTAGTTTGTTTTCAATGACGCACCATTACTATATCCATGAAGTAAAAATATAAAATGCTGCAAGCGGAGGTCTAAGGACAATGGCTCTACCAGGTGTAAAAACAATAATCAAAGATAGATTTTATAGCATTTCTCGCCAGGATATTCCTGTTGGTCCGAGAGTTGTTCTAATTGCTAAAAGAGAAACAGTCAGTGGAACTGGCAACGTTCAAGATCTTGACGTAGTACAAGCTACTGGAGAACAAGATGTTATCACTGCATTCGGTGCAGATTCACAAATCCACAGAGGATATTTTGAACTTGTAGCAGGCGGAGCCGAAAGAGTATACATCGTTCCACTTCCAGCAGACTCAGTATTCAATCATACAACTGGTGCAATCACCAGCGTAACGTATGCAGCAGCAGGTGGCGGTAACGTATTTGACGCAGCATTTGAATCAGCAGAAGCTGCACAGCCAGATATCATTGTCCCTTGGGGCCGTGGAACCCACTCAAGCGAGTGGCAAGATCCTGCAACTCCAGGTGATGACGAAGAGTATGGCTTTTATGCAAACAATGCAACATCGACAAGCAGCTGGGCAGGAAAAATAGCTTACAAGGTAAAGCAAATTTCCGAGAACTCACATGCATGTTTTGCAATCATGGGAATTAAAGCATATGTTGGAACTTCACAATTCATGACTCCAGCACAGGTTTCTTCTCACCTTTACAACTCAGGTGCAGGTCCTGCAAACTTAATCAGCAGAAATTCAACTGTAGATTTTGGAACAAGCGGAGATGGATTGTTTAAGGAAATCGGAAGACACGTTGTAGTTATTGCCTCAGAACTGAAGCCAGTTAACTACCCAGATGCATGGGGTTTCGCCAATGGCGCAACTACGTTTGCATCAGCAATTAGCAGAATGTCTTCATTCACTTCACCAGTTAACAAGACTGCCTACAACGTTGCTGCACTAAGATATAACCCAACAAGAACACACCAGAACGGTCTTTCTGAACTCGGCGTAAACTTTATTGCATTGAACTTCAATAAGGTTCCTACTTTCGTAGAGGGTTTGACAATGGCAGCAGGAACTTCGGACTACACAAGAATCTCAACAATGAGAATTGTTACCGAAGCAGCTCTTTTGGTAAGACAAGTTTGCACGAAGTTTGTTGGCGAGGCATCCACGTTGCAGACACGCAACTCAATGGAAACAGCCATTACTTCGGCATTAAAGGGGATGCAACAAGTAGGAGCCTTGCTAGACAGTGACTTTACAGTAAGTTACTGGCCAGCAGAAAACAAGGCGTTTGTTGACCTCGTAATCACGCCAGCATTTGAACTCAAGAACATTGAAGTTCAAGTAGCTGTCACAATATAATAATCATATAATTAATATACCGAATTGGAGGGTATAATATGGCTGGTTCAGACTATTACGACAGCGCGGTCAATAAGTATCTCAATACTTACACCACGTTCTCAGGAGCAGATATCGTAGCTACTTTTGGTGGCATCGAAATTGGAGCTCTTTCAGGAATTACTTTCTCGGTAACCAGAGAGAAAGCTCCTATTTATACAATGGGTTCACCAAACCCAAGATCGTTCTCAAGAGGCAAGCGTGGAATCGCAGGCTCATTGATCTTCACAGTGTTTGACCGTCCAGCTCTTTACCAGATGCTTGATGCCAACCACCAGAAGGACAATCCACAAATGTTCTACACCAGAAGACATAACACTCTTCCAGGTGATGTTGGACACAAGCGCGGAATTGCAGAATTCTCAGCTCAAGATTCTGACATAGTATCACAGGTTCCATTCTATGCTGACCAAATTCCTCCGTTCGACATAACGATCACTTTTGCCAACGAATATGGCCAAGGTGCAGTTCGCTCGATCTATGGCGTTGAACTTCTCAATGAGGGTTCTGGCGCTTCGATGGACGACATTGTTATCGAAGAAACGATGACTTATGTTGCCAGAGAAATTGGACCAATGTACAGAATAACCACTGATCAGTTGTCCAATGGCAAGTTTAATACGGGTGATCTGAAAGACATTATCAACAAGGACACGGTAGCAGACGCAGGTCTCAATCCTAAGATAATTAGACCATAAGTTATTAAATAATTAAAAGTAAGTTGATATGGAGGACGGGGGAAACTCTGGTCCTCCATATCTGTTTTTAAGCGCAAAGATAGGACAACATGGACATAATTGATCCCCTACCAATCAAACGTGATTTTAGATCAGCAAGTAATAAAAATCTTTACGACACAACCGCTATAAGTAAGATAAGAGCTGAAAAAGGATTACCAGATCCGTTTTCCAATATGTCATTTGCTGGTACGGATATCACAGCCACAATGGTTATCCCTGCCATAGATAGAGTTGGCGGCACAGTAAGCTCTATGGACGTTCTAGAGCTCGCAGAAATACAAACCATCTCTTATTCTATACACAGAGAAAATGCTCCTGTTAGAACCTTAGGACACGTAAACCCAAGAGGTTTTGTTAAAGGGGCAAGAACAATTGGTGGATCATTAATCTTTACAGTATTCAATGAATACGCTTTTTATAGAATAAAAGAATATAGACAGATAATGGCTGAAACAGGTTTGTTTTTTGCCCCACTAGCAGACATGCTCCCACCATTTGATATTGTTTTAACATTCTTTAATGAGTACGGTCTCGGCGCTAAAATGAAAATATACGGTGTTACTATAATAGACGAAGGCCAGACCATGTCTGTTGACGACCTAATAACAGAACAAACTTATATGTTTATGGCAAGAGGAATACAGCCAATGATTTCGATGGACTATGACCCAATGTTGCTTGGACCAGATGAAAGTGCAGTCTACAAAGATAGACAAAACAATTATTATGGTGAAGATAAGATGGTAGAATATACTACATTCATTGACAGAATAAGAAAGCCAGAGTAATTTATGGCAGGACCAATTGATTACGGCAGGATAATAGGCAGGAAACCATTCAGGCCATTTAGCGCTTATCTTCCACCAGAGATTAAGATATCAAAAGAAAACAATGACTTTTCTTTAATTAGTCCACAATCCTTTGATCCGCTAAATGAAAACATAGATTTACAATGGGCAGGAAAAGTAGACGACACAAATAAATTTAATAATTATTATGATTATTACTTTAGTGGTGAAGACATTAAAGTATACATTGATGGACTTTTTGATGCCGGAGATGAGTTAGACATGGCAGGTTTTGCATTTACAATTAGCCAGCAAAAAGCTCCACTGTTTGGATTTTGGTCTTATAACTATGATGTTATGATGACCGGAACAAGAATTGTAAATGGACAAATGACCATACATAGCAGATATCCAGGAAGAATGAAAGACCTTTTATCCAAAGCTGCTAAAGTAAGAACTGATTTTTATTCTGATAAACCAAGTTCTCAAATTCAATCATACTTAAGAAGCGACTCAGAAGATATTGAAGATGAAAAAAACGTACAAAAATGGTGGGCCAATAGTCAGTTAGATAGACTTGGATCAGACGGCAGAGGTTCTGATAATAGAAACATTTTTAGTGCTCATCCACCTTTTAACTTTGTTATCAAATATGGAACTCAAGAAGGTTCAATGACCACACTGGCCAGAAATGAGGGGACTCAAAGTGATTCAAATTATGACACCCTCGACAGGTTAATGTCACTTGATGTTAACGATAGATTAGTGCAAAGAAACCCATCTGGTCCATTTCAAATGGATATTGTTTTGCAAAGCGTACACTTGAACTCAATGAGCACAAGCTATGCCGCAGGAGGCATGTTAGTTATTGAATCTTACGATTTTACTGCCAGAGATATGTATGTATCAGATGGAAAACTAAAGGAACCAGAAAACGGTACAATAACGGTAAATGAGCAAAAGGGTTCTCTAGGAACTGATCCAAACAAGGTGCAAGCACCTCCTACCCAAGAGCAGCTTCTGACCATAAAAGATAGGGCAGTTCTTTTTGAAAGACCAATGTAATATAAAAATACAATAGAAAATATGTGATATAATTTTTGATGTGACTATAGTTAATAGGAGAAAAAAATGAACGAAGCTAGAAAAGTTGTAGTTAAAGATTCGCCAGAAATTGCAGAAGAAGTAGGAGCTGACTCAGTACTGATTCTGTCAGAAGAAGTCGACACGCAGGAAACTATGCAAGAAGTTGAAGCCGATGAAGAGATTGCATTAGGAGTAGAAGACTTGCCAGATGACGAATTGATTTGGCCTGGCGGTCCAACTGCAGGACAGATTAAATTGTGGAAGCAAGAATACGGTGATGTTTACGTAACCTCAATCACCTATGACAAGCACATTGCTTGGAGAACTTTGAATAGACTTGAGTACAAAAATCTCGTTAAGAAGATGGAACAACTTGTGCAAGCAGGTCAATTAACTCAAAGCGAAGCAAATCTCTGGAACGAAGAAGCAATTACTGAAATATGCATTCTTTACCCAGCTTATGATAAGCAGTCTTTGGTTTCAGAAATGGCTGGACTTCCTTCCTTGATCTCACAAGAAGTTCTTGAAGCATCTGGATTCTTAGCTCTTGAGGTAAGACAGCTCTAATAATATGATTACCCCAGAGTTTTTATATGAATTAAAATCCTTATACGGCTCTGTATTTGAAACATATTTAAAAAAAGACTTAGTATTATTCCGCGAACTAACCTTTGCTGAGTTTGATCAAATAACAGAGCATCAAAATTCTGGAGAATCTTCTGCTGAAATAGAAGAACTAATTATAAAACTTGGTGTTATTTATCCAGAAAATATTAATGTAGATAGCTATCCTGCAGGAATAGTCTCAGCTCTAGCTGAGGAAATACTAGAAGAATCTGGCTTTGCATCGCCCAAAAAAGCTAAAAGAATACTAGACGAAAAAAGAATAGAAGCTTCTGAAGTAAGAAGCTTAATGAAAGCTTTTGTTTTGGCTACTATAACATCGTATACTCCAGAAGATCTAGACAATCTTACCTATACCAAACTGGCGCAAAAAGTAGCTTTATCAGAAAAGATAATGGAAATCAAACAAGCTATTTTAGGTATGGAATCAACAAACGTAACGCTCCAATTGGTGGATCCAGAAGAAATAATGGAACAGCAAGAAGATATGGCTAAGCGATACAACCAGTCTAGAAAAGAAGGCGAAGCAAAATACAATGACCCTGTTGCACAAAAGCTTTGGGGCGCAAGATAGTAGAAGGGTAGTTTGTCTTGCTAAGAGATAAGGTTCCATTACATAGTCTAGGTCATGGTGTAACCAGCCGAGATATAAGTGCAGCAGATAATGAGGAACAACGTCCCGCTTCTAATGCTGGCTATATAGGTAAGTTCCTTAACGACAAACCAATAATAAAATATCTTTCTTCTACAGTATTGACTTTAGGAGCTAGCTTAGTCTTAAGTAAAGGACTAAGCAAAGGTGGCTTAAAACTAGCTTCTACAATTCAAAAGTCAGCAGATAGTGGATCTCAATTAGGAACTAGAGCTGTAAGAACAGCTGGGCAAATTAAGAAAACCTTAGATGAATTAGAAGGTTTAAATAGATATATTGAAGATGCGGTTGATCCATATTCAAGGTTAGTCAACACAAAAGCTGATGGCTCCATATCTAAACCAATATTAACTAAATTAGCTGGACCAGGTTATGTATCAGACGGTACAAGGTGGATGACCGCTAAAGAATTTAGGGCAGCATCAACTGGTGCCGAACCAGCAGCGATATGGTCTTACAGGGATCAATTGCAGCAAAATCTTGTTAGGAATGCAAGAACATTAGCTATTGGACTACCAAGCACATACATCGTTCAACGAGGTGTAACTGGTCCATTGTTTGGCAATGATGATGACAGGCCAAGGGGGAAATGGTATAACCCGGTAGACGTTATCACCGACTTTGTTACGCAATCAACTAGAAACATAACAAACTTAGTTTTGCCAACTGCTATTGCAAGCGCAGGGGTAAGCAGAATGAGAACTTTAGTTGATTCTCCTTACCAAGATTTCCCACTACCTTTAACAAAAAATCAAAAAAAGACATCGAACAAAATAGCTGATGTAAAAACAATATTAAACTCTTTTGGACAAGATGCGGGCAACTTATTAAATAAAGCAACTAGAATTAGTGCGTCTGCATCAACTGCTTTTAATACATCTTGGCAAGAATCACAATCAAAAGAATCTGGATTTGTAAACTCACTGTCTCAGGCAAGAAGAGGCGCAGCTGCTGCCAGAGCGGCCTCAGAGCTCTCTGGTGAGGGCAAACTAAGAGCAGCAGCAAAGTTCGCCAAAGCTGGTCTCGTAGGCTATCAGGGGCCTGTATCAACCTCTTCTGGCCGCTCCGTTGAAGATCTAGCAGGCCTTGCAGACACAATACCGGCAATAAGAAATCTTCCTTCCGCAACAAGAACGTTTGCAAGAGAATTTAAAAAGACACGTAACGCTTATGATGTAATATCTGGAGCAATCACATTTGACGAAGGCTTAAGAAGAGCCAGCGGAGATCCTACAGCAGCAGCAGATATTTTAAATAAGACTATCATAAGCCTGAGGCAGCAACACACAAGTAGATTTGTTCACCTTGTGGGCGGCAGCGTTGCAGCAAGAAGTATGGCAAATCCTGATGGCACAACAGGAAGAAAAGGTGTATTTACTTCTAACTTTGAACAAAACGCATATAATAAAACTTTAACAGAACAATTAGTAACTAGAGGTTATGGTAGAGCTGAAGCAGAAGATTTTGTATCTGGATTAAAAATCAAAGGACTACCAAGCCCTAATGATACATCATTAAGAAGTGTTTCGCAAAGAATAACCTATGGCGTTAAACCAATTACAGTAGATGATGATGATAGCTTTTTTCAAATGCTTGCAAAAAGAGCAGAAAAAGATTTAGGAACAAAAGCAAAAAACTTTGATCCTGAAACGTTAAAAGAAGCATTTACTACAACAGACAGAATTTTTTCTGGGGAAACGTTTAGACAATCTTTATCACAAAGGGCAGAGTTATCGTTTAAGCAAGATGTGGAAGACCATATCACTAACGTAACTGCTGCAGTTTTAAGACCTCAAAAAGCTGTGTTTGGTGACTTCACTGGAGAAATAAGCGCAACAAAGCAAGAGTTCTTATCAAGAAAAGTATCACAATCTCTCCGGAATAACGCTAACAAAAGCTGATGGGACTCTAACCTCAGCATCATACATAGCTAATGAATTAGCTAAAAGAGGAATAGATAGTTCAGATGCTGATCAATTAAAACAAATATTAATTGACAAGAGGTTAATGACTAGGCCATCAAGTGTTGGTGGATATAACTTCTTAGGTTTAAGAGAAATAAGCGTAGACACAGCTTTCGACAGAGGAATATTTAGTCATCTTCCAGCAGATCAACAATTAGAAGCTAGAAGATTATTTGGAGCTATTGCCAGAAAAGATCCTGTATCTAGAAGGTTTGGATATACTGCTCTAAGTGGAGTTTATGAAAATCAAAATGGACAAATATTAGATACCACAAAAATTAGATCAGCTGCAAGATCTTCTGTTGATTTTTTAACAGATCAACTTAAGATACCTTTTGTAAACTTCAACCCACTACAGATGCTTGGTTTTGGTGGCGCAGCAGGTATAGATAAAAACAAAGAGTTTGAATTTCTCCCAGGAACTTCAAGGCAAGCTTTCCTCGGTGGTGCTCAAGCTCCAGATGTCTATATGTGGACAAAAAAGAAAAATAGATTATTTGGAGATACTGGAAACTTAGTTGGCTTTACTGAGGGCCAAGGCATAAAAGCTATGCCTGGAGAGTACAAGAGATTCTCCTCTGTTGAAACAGATCTTTTTGCACGCGCAGCTCGTTTATCTTCCGCAAGAGATGGTATAAGAGCTTCTGAAGTAGAAGGTTCTCGTGTAACAAGAAGGGAAAGATTCAGTAGATTCTTTGACATAGATGAAGAGCAGCCAAACTCAATTTTTAGGTATGCAAGAAGATTTAGAAAAAGATATACAGACATAAACAATCCTCAGATAATGAGTCAATTGTTACAAGAGGGTGAAGTAGTAAACCCGATAACAAAAAGAAGAATTTCCTTAACTCAAACAGATGGTCAATTTAGTGTAGTAAATCAAGCTGGTAAAGAAGTCCATAATCATACCGATGTTTTAAAGGCATTTGATGCATTTAGAGAGCAGACTGAGTTAGCAGCAACGCCACGAAGAGTAATGAGATCTATAGAAGAGCAGTTTGGATTACCACTTCTTGATGTCGGACAGGGAAGAAAGTTAGCTGTAAGCGAATTACAAACTCCGCAAGATATTGTTGCAGCAGTAGAAGCTACTAAAATAAGATTTGAATCTCTAAAAGGCAGATTAAGATACGGTGGAACTCAAACAGAGGGTTTGACTAGGCAAATAAATAGACTAACTAATCTAGCTGAAGATACAGAAATTCTTTCTGCCGCTCAAATAAAAAACGCATCTCCATCAATTTTAAATAGAACTGATCGCTTAAGAAATGTTCTTCATAGAACGCTTCTAGAAATGCATGCATATGAAAACATGGCAGGTAATCCAACTGAATTAGCCATCAAGGTTGAAGAAGCAATAGCAAGTTTGGCAAAAGATAAATTAATTTCACCAAACCAAATAGCGGAAGCTAGAGCAGCTGGACTTTCGACAGTTCTAAACATAGCATCGTTTAGAAATTTTGATGTAGCTGCGCAAAATGGAAGAAATGCTGCCAGTACATTATCTTACTTAACCGAACAAAGATCAAGTAATCCAGAATTTAAAAAAGCTTTAAAAAGATTAACTCAACCATATAGTTCTCAATCAATATCTAACGTTGGCGCAGCTGGGTTTAGTAGGTATTCTTCTATTGTAAGACCTACCTTTAGAAAATTTACAAGCGTTGCACCCTATCAGGTTGACGAGCTGTCTGAGAACCCACTAGGTAATGCTGGGCTCACATTTGTTCCTACTTTTAGTACGGTTTTAGATAGAGCATTTACTGGTGAAAGTTCATTTGGAAAAATAGGACTAAGTGTATTAGGCGCAAATTCTTATTCAGATCCAAATAGTTTTAGCGCAGCTTCAATTGCATCGATACATCTTAGTGATAGATTAAATAGATATCCTGGTACAGTTGGATTAGGATTAACTCCAGAAAATTATGGAAGTCCATTAGGTTTCTTTGCAAAAGGATTAGTAGCTAGAAGAGTACTTCCAATTTTTGCAGCTGGTGCAACAGTAATAGCAGCAGACAGAACTATAGGTGGCTATACCCAACCCAAAGATGCTAGAGGTGAAAGAGTATACTCGCCATACTTTGGCACCAAGCTTGCTAGAGGAGCAGTTGAAGTCCAGTCAATAGCTTCTGGTATCACTCCTGGTGGAATGGGCTATGGAGAAAAGAAGGAACAATTACTGGAAGGGGAAGTGCCAATAAAGCAAGGTAGGTATTGGCCACTTGGCGTTACACCATTTGGTGGAGGAAAGACTTCGTATTATAGGCCTTCATACTACAGAAGAATGCAGTCAGGCAGCACATATACTTCTGATGCATTTGGTTCTCCAATGGAAAGATTGGCTTATGGCTACGATTTTTCTCCATTGCGACCATTTGACCCATACAGATTTGAAAGAAAACATTACTACGACAGGCCAGCACCTCTAACTGGCGAATACTTTACTGGACCATTTGGGCCAATAACTCCAGCTCTCAACTTAACTGTAGGCAAGATTCTAAAACCACAGGTAAGAATGCATGAGCAGGAAGTTGAAAATGCTCTTAGCCAGTATGTTCCTGCGGGAGCACAAGGGGCTTACAATCCGACTGGAATAATGTCTTCTGGGCGCTTGACTATGGTTGGTCCTGGAGGTTATATAGGGGCACAGACAGCTGGTCCAAGATCATCTTTAATGGTCTCGGGCAACCAAATAGGTAGTTATAATAGTTCGCTATCAGCATCAGCGGGTTCTCCATTAAATACTGCAAGAAATATATCCTTTAATACAATTGCAACTGCAAACCAAGGATACATCGAAGCTGGGCAATATGGTCCACCACCAGTTCCTGGATTTATCCCTCCAGGAATTGCACCAGCAGGAAAACCAGCCAATATTGGAAGTAGTGGATTCCAAATGTCAGAGATGGCCTATAGAACTCAAGAAATGGCTGGTATATATGGATTTAGTTTCTCTAGCTTAAGAGAAGGTTTAGGATTTGGTAACAGTGATTTCCAGCCAAATAGAGCCGTACTGCAATCATCTTCAAAGAGCTATGGAATAGGTAGATCATTTTGGGATATGAACCTTGGTGGTTTAGGTGACGTCCCACTGGGAATGGAAAATGGATTTAGTGGACTAGAACTTTCAGAAATAACAAGAAGATTTATTCCTAAAGAAAGAACAGATATTACATATTTGAATCCCATAAAAAATACTATGGGACAAAAGTATCCGTTTCTTCCTGGATCAGATTATTTTACCAATTTCCAAACAGGAGATCCATTCACAAAAATACAAGAAGGCGAGTTAAGGTTACCTGGTGTTGCATATGAAAGGTTGAATCCAACTAGAAGAGATTACACTAACCCAGTAACACAACTAGACATACTTGGAGATGTTGCACCCTACTCAAGGCAATATCGAGCTCTTGATAGGCAGCTAACAATGGGGATGCTGTCGCCAGCAGAAAGAATTGAAGTAGAAAAAATAAGAGGGCAAGTCGCAGAAACAACTAGAAAAAATACATTTAAGCCATATAAATATAAATATAATTCTGCAGAAGAATTAGGTATAAGTCAGGCAAAAAAAAGCATAGGTCAACTTGGCGAATATCTTGCCCATAAAGATACATATATTAATACTAAACTATTTCCTAATAGAACTGCTCAAGAAGATTGGGAAAGAAGAAATGTTTATGGTTCATCATTCCCTGAATGGCAAAGTCCAATTGATAGCTTCGTTAAACCAATATTATATAAATCAACTCAAAGAAATCCTCTGACAGCTGCACTTGGTACTGCATTTATAGCATCATTTGCTGGTGTAGGGACCACAGGAAAAGCAATAACTTCAGCAATAGGTTTTTCTGCTGGGCTAGCTTATTCTGGTTACCAAAACATAAAACAAAAAGTTACTGGCGAAAGGTTTATACCAAAACCAAGAAAAGAACAAATGGCTTTGGAAGAATATACAGACATTCTTTCTTATGTAAAAAATAGAAGACTTGCAAACGAAGCTGCACAAGCAGGAGATAATGCGGCAGCTGCTCAATTTACGCAAGCAGCGAAGAGAACAATGTATGGGGCAGACTTATATAACAGCTCTATGCCTTCTGACTCATATGGCAATAGTATAGACACATTATCTTTAGCTATACCAAAAAGAAAAAGAGAACATTTTAAAGCAATGATCGCAGCGCCAGAAGAAGAAAGAGATGCGATTCTTTCAACAGCTCCAAGGCTAGAAAGAAGAATTTATCAAGCAGCATGGGGTAGACCAGTTGAAGAAAAACCAGATCTTACAGAATTTTTTTCTAGACACGAACTGCCAGATCTAAGCTGGGAAGGATGGCACCCGAATACAAGCATGGAACATATTAAAATAAAGATGGGACAGAATGCAGGAATTAACATGTCTCAGATGGGTTATTACCCACAGCAAATTCGTGAAGCAAATTTAACTAATCCATCATATCCAAACTATGAATCATCTCAAAACCCAGAAAACACAGCAGCGCAATTAAGGTTAATGATGTCTAGGAACGGAATAAATGGATCAGTTACACCAGTTAGAAACAATGGTGGTGGCTCTGCGATCAATATATCATCAGGTCTTGCTGGCATAGCTACGCTACTATAACATCATGCCAAGCACGTTTAACCCTAAGGTGGAAGCCACTAGAAGAGTTTTGAGCAGAACACCTGCCTACTCCATTCTTAAGGTAGAAGATTCTGGAAATATAGTAAATATAGTTACTGGTGTGTCTTTTCCCGATTTGCAACAAGCAATTGATAATTTATCTAATTATAATTTGGTTGACTTTAGAAGGTTTGGTTCAGATCCTTTTTCCATGGGCCAAAGTGTTGGCAGTGCCCCCACTCAATCTGAGCTGTTACACCTTAATGCCTTTCTAAGAGATCCTTCATCAGAGCTAGCATTGCGTAATAGAGGTTTGGGTCATCTGTTTGGCCAACAACTAGACGCAGCCTACATGCAATTTAATTGGGGGACAAACAAAGCAACGCTACAAAACCTAATGGATAAAGGTTCACCCTACGCTAAATACACTGGCGGAACTATATTAAGTGACGAAGGAATAATAAGAGTATCACACATGATCAGTGGCACAGACACTATATTGACTGCAGCCCAACAATCAATGCTAAAATCCTTAGCTGGAGCACCAACCTTTACGCCCGATTTTATAAAAGGTATTTTTTCTGACATTTCATCTACAGCTACCTTGCCTGTAGGCAGCAATGAAAGAACAAGAGTCCTTTCAAAGATTGCTGGTGCATTAGGTAAATTGCCAAAAAGACAATCAAGAAATGTTTCTCCAAGAGATGTTGGACTTGAAACTGGAGACTTAGATAGAGCTCTTACATCATTTAGGACTAGCACCGGACAAAGAGCAGAAGACTTAGTATTTGGTTTTGATGGTACCTCTTTACTTTTAAGAAAAGCAGCTGGTGATACAACAATAGATGCAGCAAGTGATCTACTTCTAGCATCTGCTGGTGGCATTACCCGAAAACGGAATTTTTTTAACGCAGCAAGACGCTCTAGAACAAGTGCTTGGCTATGCTGGCTTAAAACATCCACTGAAAGACGTAGATCCAGATAATTTTTCTGGGAGACTTGCAGAAGATCTTAGAGACGCTTTAGCATACACCGATCCAGATCGTCCAACATTAACCATCCACCAAAGATTAAAAGCTGTAGTATCCCTAAGGGGTGATTCTGAAGATGCGCTTTATAAAAAATTGGTAGAAGATTTGTCGGACAATATTGATCCAGCATTTGACGGCTTTTTAGGTATGCAAAGTGAATTTTTTCAAGTAACTCTTAGACAAAAACAATCTCAATTGTCCGCAGAAATATCAGCGCTTTCTGCTCGAGGTGAAGGTGCCCTTACAAGTGAAGACGTAAAAAGAATTAGAGAGCTTTCTGGAGAAGTAGAAAAATTAGAAGATGCTTTAATAAATCACTCAAGATCATCAATATCGGTCACTGGTCAAGGTGGAGTAGGATCACTTAAAGCAAAAGGTCAATTTAAAACTTTAGATGATCTCATTAATTCAGCAATGCCGGGTTATACTTTTACTGGTGATCAGCCAGGAGCTGGCATGAAAATAGCAGATGAAATTCTTCAACTTGAAGAAATGGACGCATTAGGCATATTGAGCGCAGAAGAACAAATGCTTCTTGATCGACTAAGAAGAGCACAAACCGGAGCAGAGGTTCTAGAAAGATATGCAGTATGGACATCTAATCTAAACATTAAAAGAGAAATGGGTAACGAAGCTACTAGAAACATGACTTTTAATATTGCCACAAGTCACAGTAGTACTGTATTTACAGAGCCGATGGGGCTTCTTGTGGACCCAGAATCAATGAATGAACAAGTAGTAGCAGGCATAAGATCAAACCTAGCTGCAGCTCAAGCAAGAACAGATGATTTTTTTGCAACTGGACAACTGCCAAAAGGATTTTTGGAAAGTCTTATATACGAAGGAAAACAAATTGGTTTAATTAGTCAAGAAGGAGTGCCATTAGCAGAGCCAACCATACCAAATACAAACTTACCTCAATCAGCACTTGACGCAACTACCAGAGGTTTAGCAAAAAGAAACAGAGCAGAATATCAACAAATATTTGATCTACTACAACAAGGTTCTGACCCAAGGACAATTCCACAATTAGTTAATAGAGTTAGAGCTTTTAACTCAACAGATGCTTTTAGGACAAAAGATGGCGAGATTAATTTAGCTCTCCCAACTGCTAGAAGAAGTGAAATAAGAACTTATGAGTCAGGATTCGAAACATTCCCAGGAGTAGTTGAGGGCGGACTTGATGTTCGTGATGTAAAATTACCAGATGGATCTGTAGTACGAGTTCCCTTTGTTCAGACAACAGCTAAGGGCGAACTCACATACATGACTGGTACTGCTGCCTCACAACAAAAAGGAGCTTTGTCAACATTTGACTTGGACGATACAATTATCGGTTCTGTTAGAACATTCCTTAATCAAGATGGAAAAATAAGAATAGCTCAAGTAACAGAAAGAGACCCTAAAGGTCTGCAAGAAACATTTTACTCTGTTCCAAACTTTAGAGCTGCTTCACAAGTTCAAAGATTTTTTGAAGGCTCAGGTAATATATCTAAAAAAATGCTTGAAAGTTTTTCTGGTGCAACTATAAGCGACGAAGTAAGACAAGAGTATATTGATCGAGGATATGATCCAGGCGATATAGATGAAGTCTATAGCCAATTTAAAACAATACTACGTCCAAAAGCGGATGGAACATTTGGTTATAAAAGTACAATGGGAACTGAATTTTTTCCGGGTGAAAATCAAATAACTCTTGCAGAGGCAATGATTGAAAGAGCTGCAAGAACTTCAATAGGTGCTCCACTCCCAGAGATACCTGCTAACGAGTTAGCAACTTTAGCTAAATTAGGTAGCGCCTCAGTAAGAGGACGAAATGTAATAGATCCAGCTACTGGCATGACAGTACAGGTAGCAAAGTCTCTCAGTCCAGAGCAAGCAGCACCTTATTCTTTAAGAAATGTTTCAGAATTTATGACTCGAGCTGCTCCAGCAGAAGAAACAATGGCAGAAGCTTTGAGATTAGTAAATGATCAACTACCAGCTAGTGCAAGTAGATTAACCTTAGAACAGTTAGGCCCTTTTATGGCCGGCACACACTCAGTAGCTGGCTTAAGTCCACGAGATGCTGAGCAAATTGGAAATTTTGCCATTGAGCAATTGAGTGAAGCTGAAACGTTAAAAGCAGTATTATTTTCTGAAACCAGAAACACAATTGGAGTTTCGTCAAATAGAGCAGCAATCGTTGCATCTGCTCAAAATATGATTAATGAGGCCATGGGCACAGGCGAGATGTTCAAAGAGTTTGGCTCCCATGCTCCACAAATTAGCAAAAGATTTATGGGCAGCTATGGTGTTGGCACAATAGCTCCCTCCAATGTTGTTGACTTAGTAAAACAAGTAAGCGGCGGAAATGTTGTAGTTCCTCTAGCAGAAGCTTTAGCTCAAACTACTAATGCTCAAGAGAGGGAATCAATAACCAGTGCATACGAAGCTTTAGCGACAGTGGGAAGAAGATTGGGAAAAAAGACAATTGACGGTAGTGTCCTCGCTGCAGAAAATATTTCAAATTTTGAAATTGGAGATATACTTGAAGCAACAGTAGATCAATCTGCTAGAGCTATTGGCGTTACTAGAGCATCTGATATTGCAAGTGGAAAAACATCTGGAGAATTAATAGGTTTTGACCCAGTTGCTTTTGCTGAAAGAATGACAATTCCAGCAGATCGAGAAGCGGTTAGAGCAAACATTGTACAAGGCATGAGGGAATACCTAGAACAAGCAACGGGTTATGTACCGATTTCTCAAAGAAAAAGAGTTATGGATGAGCTAGAAAGAATTGAGGCCATGAATGCTGACGAGTTTGAAAAGTCTATATTTTTACAACCAGGAACACCACGATACGACAGACATGCTAATACCGCAAAAGCAAAGGCTCTTGCACTTGAGGTGCAAATTAATGAATCAAAGAATGATATTGCAACAAGGAGATTAGCCGCAAGGTCACAAAGAGCATTAGGCGTAGCTGAATATAGAGGGGCAGCTAGAGAATCTCTACGTCGTCCAGAAGTTTCAGATTTATTTAAACAAATGCAAAGGCTAGGAGAAATTGAGGCAGAAGCAATAAGCAAAGGCGAAAAACTTTCAGAAGGTTTTCAAGAGGCAAGAAAAGTGATCAAATCACAACTGGCTATGCAAATGTCAACAAGCTTAAGAGCAATTAGAGACAACGTAACTGGTTCTGGCAATGTCTTAGACATAATAGACACTCTTGAATCAGAAATGGCTACCATCTACGGTGAACAAGGCAGAAGTATATTTACCCAACTTGGCGAAGTTGGTGCAGAAGACCAAATGATGTCTATATATAATTTAGCTATCAGACGCAGAAGTTTAATAGGTCAAAACAATAATATGGAACACTTTAATTATGTGCAAGAACTTTATAGAGATCATAAAGGTAGTGCATCAGCGGATTTATCAAGGCTCACACCAGAATCTGCTCAAGAACATATAAGATTTGATAGGAGTCTAGAAGTTGGCGATAGAAGAATGGCTCCAGAGTTATTTGATTTTATGACACTAAGAGCAAGAACTCAAACTGCGCTTGGGCAGATGGACGGAGAGCCGATAGATTCTTTGTCCGCTACCGAAGCTTTTAGATCAATGCAAAGATTAGAAGCAGCAGCCCAAATAGAAAGAGAATTAGCAGAAATAACTGGGTCTGAAGCATTTACTGGACCAGTAACAGAAGATGTAGCTAGACTAGCTGAGGAGCTAGCTATCAGAGATGCAGATGACACAATCGGACCAATTGCAAGAAGTCCATACAAAAGAATAACTGAATCATTCCAAGGTGGTGAATTAAAAAAACTTCTTGAAAGTAAAAATGTCAGAAGATCTGGAGTAGCTGCCATTGCTTTAATTGGTGGTAGTTTTTTATATCAAAGAAATAAAAGAAAAGACCTGACTGAGGCTGATGTATCCGGACCACCACTTTTGCCTGGTGGTAGCGCATATGAAGACAGGCCAGCAACAAGACAGATGGCACTGCAATCTGCACAGATCCAAAGCCAAGGCTACGGGATGCAATATCAAGTCAATACAACCGGCTCAATGGAAGACTTAAATAGACTAAGAGGTCTCTTCGGAGATGTTGTTGATGGCCCGATAAACAGTACTATGTATAACGGAATGCCATCTCTAGGCAAAGACCCTTACTCTGATATAGCCTCTAACTTTTAGGTATGTAAAATATGATTTTAGGTGCAGATTCACAAAACAAAAACTTAAAAGAAGCCGCCTCTAAACGAATAGACACATCTCCAAGAACCAAGACGGCTAATGCGTTTGCTGCCAGAATAGCCACCAGCAAAAATGATAGCTCTGCCAGAAATAATGTTACAAACGATTCTAGATCAGTTCTTTCTAAAACAAAACCAGACCCCATTAAAGGTTCGATGGAGGGCTACTCTAATAGTGTGACCACACTTATTCAAGGGGAGGGAGATGGGTACGATAACAAAGATTTTCAACACGCTAGAAACAATAAAAAGCAAATAAATGAAATTATATCAAATCAAAATATAAGCAACAAACTATCCAGTTCAGTTAAAAAGAATGGTATAATTACTAATCATAGTTCAAGCTTTAGTTCCAATAGCACAGCTGCTAAATTGAGTGAACATATTAAAACAGATAATTTATTTAGGTAAACATGGCCGATAATAACGACATAGACATAACTTCAGATCAAGCGTCGCAAAATCTGTATGCGGATTCAGACCTTGCTCCAATGACGTCCCTGTTTGGGGAAATGGGAAGAGACAGGTCGTTTTGGTCAAAGGTTAGCAGCGGTGTCGCAAAGACTGTAGACGTGATTGCAGCTGTTGCGACTAGTGGCGCTAGTCTTGCATTGGTAAATAATGGATTTAAAGCCAATTCAAATGAAGTAGACAGTGACCTTGCATCGATAGGGTTAAGCAGAGAAAATTTTGAAGGTGATTCAAACGATCTATTCGTAAAGTTAACAAGCTTTAGAAAATCTGAAATGACTCATCTTAAGGATGAAAAAGCTAGAACTTTAATATATGAAAAAATATATCAGTCAGGGTTAATCCAGCTAGCTGAAATGGCTGGTGGAATCAAGGAGTTTGCAAAACTCAGGTTTAAAAATGCAGAAACACTAAGGGCTTCAGCAGCTAAGTTTAATGATCCAACAAGAGATACTTTATGGCTTGAAAAATTAATACAAGTTAAAAATTATTTCTATAAAGATCCGCTAGCTCTTACGACTGTATATAAGTATTTTCCTAATCTATACAGACTCTTTATAACTGCATTAGCAGCAACTGGCGACTATGGTCACAATATAGATGATGATCCATTGAACAACCATAACCAGATTATGGAAAATATGTTCAAAGCATTTGGTACTGACGAAGAAGGAAACGCAGTATTTAAACCTATTTGGGCAGTAGAAAATTTTTTAACAGCACAAAAAATAGACAAAGTAATAAAAGATATGGGTTGGAATGTATCCAATGCCCCAGCAAGTCCAGACATTTTTCACCTGAGACTTGGTGCTTCAAACTTCTATGTTCCACCTATTTCAATAAATGTTAATACCGGTTTTCAAACTGGTAGCTTAACTGGTGGAGCCATAAGGCAAAAAGCATCTCCTAAATTTAATACAGGTTACAGAGACACAACTATTAGTTTGAAATTGTATTTCCCTAACTATGAAGAAATATGGGGAATAACAATAGACGATGCAACAAGGATCAGTCTTAATTCAAACTTCCACATAGACTTTAAAGATCCAGCACATGAGCAAAAGATCGATAAGTTCCTATCTTCTTTAAGAGGACTAGTAGCTTCATTTAAATACGCACCAATTATACCAATTAAAAATCATTATCTTAATTCGGTATTTGATATTACTGGAGTGGCATTGTCGTCAATGACAATATCTACAGTTCCTGGTTTCCCATTTACATTAGAAGTTGATTTAGAACTTTTCCAATTTAATCACAAGCCATTCCTACCAATGATCAAAGACTTTAATCAGGCAGTTCACTGGGGCAAATACAGGCACTATATGGGAAGAGCTGCAGGAGCATTAGCAAATAGTGTAAGCGCAGAATTTTTAGCAAACTCGCCAACCCAACCTACCGTCCCAGGAAATGAAGAGGCACAGAATGCCGCAGTGACTGGCCTAATAGATGACTCAAGTTTAAATAACGAAAATGATGCGTACATGACAAGCCCTTATGGGGCGATGCCAACAGACACAAAGCCATACGATAGCGGTGTGCTAACAACTAATGTCATGAATGATTGGACAAATGGTAATGGCATAACTTTGTATGTTCCAGAATCAGTTCAGTCTAAGATATTTAGTCCAGACACCGCTTCATTTAGAAGCGACGAAGAAAAAGCTGTACAAGAATTTGGTAGAGCATTCTGGCAAAATTTATTGTTTAAGTTTGGTATCAATGTAACAGATGAAGCCTTGTATAGAAGCTTGGATACGGTCGTTATAAACAGCACACAATTTGCCACTAGCTTATTTCAAAAAAGCGTTGCTGAAAAAATAGTTGACGTAGCCTTAGCTGGAGCAAATGCTAAGAACGTTTATGAAATGGTATATGATGCCCTAGTAATTGATCACATTAACACAGAAAAGATCACCAACCTTTCAGTAATTGACTATCTGCGTAATAGAAAAACTCCAAACGAACTTCAAACTCCAAACTTAGGAGATCCAGCAGAAACTCAAGCACTAAAAGATAAGAAATGGGAACTCTACCTATCTTCCCAAAGTGTTAAGGGCATGTTGGCATATAAGATTAACAGTAATACAGAAGCAATTTTAAGAAAAAAGAAAATTGACATAGATAAAAATTCCAAAGACTGGGCTAGTACCAGGGGAATGGAAGAGAAGAAGTTTGTTGATGCCTTCATGGTTACTCTGTACGAAAGAACATTTCAAGACGAGAGTATTAAGAGTCTTTTAGAAGTTGGCGCAGTAAGAGAAGCAGAAAATGTCAATAGAACAGACGGAACAAACATATCTGCATTCACAATTAGGGAATGGGAAATCCCTATGATGAAGATAGATCTTGATCCACAGTCAGTTATAGTAAACTCAGTAAGCTTAAGCATGGGTAACAACTTGGCTAGACTGCAACTTCAGATGCAAGAAGAACCAACGTTCCAATACATCGGTTCCAAAGATACAATGATAAGCATAGCCATGACTATCTTTGGTGAAAACGAACTTAGAAAAATTAAAAAGATGTTTGACTTCTTAAGCGGCTTAGCTAGACTTGAGCACGCAGCAGGCGTTATTGGGTTTATGGGAATTAAGAATATTATTACAGCTTTGGCTGGAGTCAAATACGTTCTGCCATTGAACTTTTCCGTTCAAACAGTTGAGGGTTTTCCGCACGTTTACAATGTGCAACTCATGTTGGTTGATTTTGATATTTTCCAACAAAAAAGAGAAAACATAAGCTCTCAACAACAAGCCGCATTTATTAAAGAATTTGGAAGTAAAAGAAATCCTTTCTTAAGATTAAAACAAAGATGGGATATGATAAATACATATCCAGATCTTCCACTTGATCTCGTAGATGCCGACTCAAAAGATATGGTTGGAACATTAGACCCAGACTTCTATTTTAGATCCTTTGAAATGTATGATGATGATGTCGTAAAAAGCATTATTGATCCATCAAAGTACACACTTCCTACTGGAAATACAAATGAAAAAAATAATCTCAGTGACAGAGGAAAATCTTTTGTTTATTTTGTTAAAAAAATACTCATAGAAAACAATGGAGATATCAATAAGGTAAAAGAGTATCTAATAGATCAGTCAAAACTTTCTTCAACTGAAGCTATGAAGGTTTTTAGGATAGCTATCTTTGACCAAATGAATGAACCAGAATTTGAAACGCCATTGCAGGCAAGTAGATTTATAGCTAACAAGTATCCAAGTATATGGAAGGATATGATCGACCTATTTAAGGACGAAGACAATATAGAGTACGCTTTTGAGGATATAAAGTTCGGTACTAAGTATGGTGAATTAAAAATAGGTGATGTAGTTTCTGGCTCAAAAGAAGAAGTAGATAAATTTAATAAGCTTATAACAGACAGTATAGAAAAGGCTGATGGGAAAGAATTACCATCTTTTGATCCGGACGACGTTGACCACTTTGGCCTTATGCATTTCCTCCCTGCTGCAGACTCTGGACAAACTGGAAAACTTCCAGCCATATATCAGACACCAGATGGCGGCTACGTTTTAGGCTATCAGCATAAAGAAGATGGAAGATTCTATGTGGCTCAAGACTACCTTACGGTAGATGCTAACGGAAAAATGACTCCAACATCAAAAGTAACTCAAGTTTCTGACACGCAATCACCTGAAAGAGATTCTCAGAATTCTCACACTGGAGTCCCAACAGCCAAATCTTTAGATTCATATATGAATGCCTACGGTACTGATAACGTTGATGCTTCTCAAGCGGTATCTACTGGTGGCAGTCACAAAGGTGTTGCAAAGCACTGGCAGAAAATGATGTTAGACACCAGGTACAGAGATATTGGTGGAAGAATGATTAGAGCATTCCCGACTTACATGTTATGGCTAATCGATGACAGCAACTTCTTTGCTGGCGTTAAATTGTTTGACAATTTCTATGGACTTCAATCAATAATTGATTTTTCAATTGTCCAATCAGAAGATATTCTTGGCGATACCCTGATGCTTAGGTTGTCTAATACTTATTCTAAATTATCTAGACCAGAATTAACATTGAATAGTATTATTAACACTGAAGGAGTGTTAAATAGCGGTACAACAAGTACTGAAATTAAATCAGCAGCAACAAACCTTTCGCAAGGAACAGCTGCAATTGTACAAACTTTGTTAAATAGAACAATGAATATTAAATCTCACATGAGTTCTAAGTATGTTACTGAAATAGAAAATATGAGATTAAAGCCAGGGGTAAGAGTCCACCTAAGAGCTGGTTATGGTTCAAATCCAAACTCATTACAAACTATATTTAACGGTGTTATTGCAGAAGTAGAACATGGTGAGATCATGACCATCATAGCTCAGTCAGATGCAATTGAACTAAGTCCTATTATTAATAGTACAAAGAAAAAAGGTGACAGCGGAAAAATTGATGGCGGCATAAACACTGGGCTCTGGATGTCAGAGCCAAGAGATTTAATGATAAGACTCTTGTCAATGGGTGCGTCAAGAATGAGGGAAGCTTTTGCACACGCAACACGTGGTGCAGTTTTCTCTGAAAACAAGTTTGGCATTAGACACTTTGGATCCATACTGTATGCTCCGCTATCGGCAGAAGAAGAACAAAAGGCAATGCAGTACAAGGCTAGTGTGGTTAATGCATTCAACGCGATTGCCAAGAACCCAGTCAGTGGAACCGCAGGGCTTGCCTGGAATTCCACAGTCAATATAGCTACCGGTGGTACAGCGCAATTTTTAAACACAGGAATAAACGTAGCTTCAACTGGTGGTCTTTCTCCGTTGCAGGGCGTTACAGGCCTAGAAAGCGCTGGTGGAAGCGTTAGAACGCCAGTTGTGGGCGCAATGCAAACACTATGGGCTAACTTTAGCACGCAGAGAGATCTCGAGATATTCAAAAGAAACATCTATCCAGGCAATGGTGTCGGAGTTGCTCAGTTCCTTGGTGGGGACCTAGATGATGGCTGGTCAACTATGGCAAGCATGGATATCAGTATGATAGACAAGGAAAAATTTGGGTACCTAGACAGGCTTAGTAATAACAGTTGGTCAGGATTGATAGATCAGTCTGGCAAGGGCGTCACAGATGCAGCAGAAGTATTAGAAAAAACAACTGCAAATAATAAATTAGTAGACTCAAGTAACTCGATAGGAACTTCTAAGATAATAGCTGGCACAGCTGCTTTGGCTGTAGGTTATTTTGCTAGTCCAGTAGCTGGATTGGCTCTAGGTTCTGGGCTTTTAGGTTCCATGAATGGAAGAGGCCTTAGCAACATTATGAAAACAATGGGTCTTGTTTCAGACTTAGATGACGATATTTATGATGAAGTTTCTTTTAGGGCCCAAACTTATATGAGAAGTATCTGGGACATGTTCCAAATGTGCGCAAGATTGTTGCCAAACTACATTGTTGCTGTTAGACCGTTCGAAGATAGATCAACTATTTTTTACGGAAAACCACACTGGCTGTATACATCTGGTGTATTCCCAGTTTCAACAGGATTCCCAAATGAGGAAAATGCAAGAACAAATGGTATTAATACACCTGGTTACATAAACCCTGATGATACTTTAAACGAAATTCTTTCTTCTGTAAATAAAAATACTGGTTCTACAGCAGATGCTATGTTTGCTGCAGGCAGTAACGAAAGCACAGTAGCTGACAACATGGCTTCTATGGCTAAAGATATTATTTCTGGAACAGGCATATTTGCTGCTGGTGGAAGATTACGTGGAAAAGTAATAAATTTTGCTGACACAGAAAGACAAAAATATTATCACTACGATAAAATTGTTTCTAGACTGCCAGTTAATAAGGGTAAGGTTCAAGTAGGCTTTCACTTGCCCTTTGCTGCCCCATCTAGATTAAACCCAACTTTAGGAGATAAAGAAGTAGATAGGAGAACCGCATCAAAACAGATCGATGCTCCGATACAACAAGACCATAAGCAAATTGATCAACTGCCTATAAGATTTCGTTATCCGTTTTTTTCCAACAGAGCGAGTGGAACTTTGCCTTCATTGGATTACGACAAGATAGTTAAAAGTGTTGAAGGTGAAGATGTACCAAAAATTATTTCTAACATAGTTCAAATTTCTTTATTAGAAAAGTCCCTAGTGAGTAAAGACAAGGACTCTGATACAACAGCGCTAGTAACCGATAAGGAAAAAGGCGGTGAACCTACACTGGACTTCAATTTTAATTTTGCAAGTAAGCTTCCATTCCTCGGCTTAGATCAACTTATGACCGATACAGCAGCCTTTGATCCATCTGGCATCTATGATCCAAAAGGAAAATTAGGCATAATAACGGCGTCAAGAACTGTGCGAATGCCTTTGCCAGTTTTAGATATGCAGTCACAAACTGACATACAACTAACAAGCGGGGGTCAAACTGTACTGCTAGAAAAATTCGAAAAGTATTATGACGATCTAGACCCAGCATACGCTCTGCAAGATAAGTACAAGGCAGAAGGAGCTATGTTAGATTTCACCGAATGGGGGATGCCAGCTTCTGCAGAGGATGAACAGTTTTATATCGCCATGAGATGGCCTTATAATCCATTGGAATCTAGATCGGCACTTGGATTTGACGGAAAAGCATCAGGAAATGTTAAGCAACAAGTACTGCAAGATTTTTTAAAGATGTATAACCTAAAAGAAGAAGACTTAGTTGGTAGCCCAGAAGAATACAAGAAGAGAAAAGTACTTGTATACAACCCAGAAAAGAAAGTGGCAGTTGTTTGTACTCCAGCTTATTTCTTATGGGGAGAGACTGAAGCAGACGGAGATGGAAGCAATAAGATTGATGCAGTAATATCACCAGATGCTGCATATTTCCTTCATCTCTTAATTAATGATAAGGGTCAAATTCTTTCACCATTAGAAAATCTAGGAAATTTATCTCTCGAACAAGCCGATGGCAATGGAACAACTACAACAGCTGGACAATGGGAAGCTCTTGGAATGGCGGAGCAAAATCTCAAAGAGTGCATGTTCACTTTTGTGCCAGATGGTACTCCAGTTGGAGTTGTAACAAGTGATTACAACCCAGCAAATCAATTTAGCTTTGGAACAGAAAGTTTTATACCAGGTAATGATACTTTCTTAATCGGATTTGGAGCTTTTAAAACTGCTGACGAGGGAAGAAGTTTGGAAGATCAAATAAATAATGGCTTTCTTCCCGCTGTAGTATTACCAGAAAATACTGGCGGACATCCTTCGTTAAGATCTAACAACCATAGCGGAATTCTTAGTGATGACTATACTTTCGATGATGTTATTTCTCTAAAAACATCAATTGATTGGCAAAAAGAATGGAGTATGGGCGGCAACTATCTCAAGTATTATGACAAAGTTTCAGCTGGAGATTATGAAAGTTTAAAGCAAGATAAATTAATAGAACAACTAGAACAAGATAAAAAAGATAAAACATTTGAAAGCTTTGTTAAAGTATATGATCCAATAGATTCAGTAAGCGTAACCGCAAGAGGTTTCTATGACGAAAAATTTGACAGCACAGTCAAAACTATTGCTGGCAACGGAAGAAGAGTATACGAAGCCCAACAAATATGGGATCAATTTAGGTATGGTTATCATAATTATGATTCAGTAAAAAATATTTTTTATCAGATGTTTAATCTCGACCCAGATGATGATACCGATTCCCAAGATCCATTGTTTGAACTTCTTACTGGTTCAGGAATTCAGGCGTTTGAAGAGTTTGGAGCAGATTCTAGAAGCTCAGAGTTTTCAACTTTACTTGGAGCAGACTGGGTCTCTACCTTAACCAGAGGAGAAGGCACTGCGGATAATTACCAATTTGGTACAGACGTAGCAGCTGCTATAGATATAGCAGTTAATGAATATGTTGATGGCGGGTTTGACGGATTTGATGAAAATAGATCAAAAATTATAAATAAAGATAAAGGAATTATTGACGCCTATAACGCACTTGTTTATAAAAAAGTATCTGGAATTAGAAACCTTGTTAAGGGCCACTTTGAAACATACGAATACGGACCTACACAAGAAGATGCTGATCCAGCAGCTGGAGCTGACAAATCTCCAGCAAAAAGTTCTACTAATGATTCTATCTTAGCCGATGTTATAAGTAAATTATCATTATCTAAAAAACCAGAAGATAAAGCAAAAGTATTATTGAGCAACATAAAAACTCCAAAACAATTGTTCTTGTTACTAGTTGGAATATTCAGACAAAAACTATGGGCAGACCCATATGCAAGAGCCTGGGTTGTTTTAAGGCCAGACAAAAAACGTTTTAATCCAAGCACAGGAACTTCAATTTTAAATGCAGTTGTTCCAGTCACAGCTCCAGTTACAATTGCATTCAATCTAGGAAGCGATGAAAATGATGACTGGAGCTTTAGATCATTTGACAGAATATTTAATGCGTTTATTGACTATAACGCCGAATACGCAACAAACCCACAATCGCTGATAAAGCTCCTTAAGTCCAATGCCAAAGAAGGAAGCAACGCCGGCAACTGGATAACTGGAGTTTTAGAAGACGTTGATAATTTCTGGGATAGAAATATAGGACCAATTTTTACTGCGTTCGATGCAGCGTTAGGTAATCTCTTGAACATGTTCAGAATGTCTATGGCTCAAATGGGCTATGGGCTAAATGAATTAGAAAACTTTACCAAGCAAGCAAACATTCTCAACAAAGCTTATAACGATTCAATATACTATTCTCTTGGTAGACAGGGCACTCTACTTAGAGCTGTTGATAATCCATTTACTAGAGAGTATGGAGAACCTGTCGTAGAGGTCAGAGAGCCTTTCCAAAGACTGCACTACATTAGTTCATTTACTCATATTTTAAAAAATAATATTAAAGAAAACTTTAGTGGTGTAGCTACACAAATAACAGCTGTTTCAGATGGAAAATATCCAGTAACAGTTTCTTTGGATAAAGCTGCTCCACCAGAAAGACAAGTTGAAAAAACTGTTGAAACTGGAATTTACTTTGACAACGTTAAAGGCGAAGGAGTATGGGGAATATTACATCCTATATTCCATCCTCTCCAAACCGCTAGAGGAATTGCAAAAGCAGCTCAAGGAGATCCGGATGAATTGACTGCAAGAAGAGTAGCCCTTTCTCACCTTAAAGAATCTTTGAAAGATATATATGGTGGTGAAATAATTGTTATAGGCAACGCAGACATTAGACCACATGACATAGTTTATCTTGCAGATGTTTATGAAAGAATGTATGGAATATTTGAAGTAGAACAAGTGGTGCATCACTTTACTCCAGAAACTGGATTCGTTACTAGCATTACTCCAAATGCTTTTGTTACTGTCAACGATCCAGCTAGATGGTTCTTGTCATCTTGGATGGCATCTCAATTCAGTATGCAAAATTTAAGAAACGACACTAGGTTGCTTTTAGCTAATAAGTCAAATAACTCTAGACTAACTATAAATGGTGACGTGTCAGTGGATAGATTAGGCGACATGCTTAAAGATCAAATGGTTGGCGGCATGCAATACACCCACGGACATTCCGCATTGCTAAAAGACATACAGGCTAATGCTTTAGCAGACTCAATGCCAGAGGGTGCTGAGCAAATGAAGGCAATGATTGCAGCAAACACGGGTAGGTTAGAAGGCTCTGTAAAAAGCGCTGTCTTTGCCGGTTTGGTTATGCCTGCAATAACAGCTACAGCAACAGTTGGTGCAACTATGTTGGGAGGCCCTATAGCTGGTGCAGCTGTTGCAGCAGGACTTTCTTTGGCAACCGATGGTGCTTGGAACGCGTGGAAGTGGGTAAGGGACAATGTTCTAGACCAGCATGGTTGTTATATCCAGTACTTGTCAAAGAATGGGCAACCGATGGATGCAGGTTTGTCAAACTTCCAAGGCATGGTTGTTGGTAAATACCACTCAATAAAACTTCTTCCTGGCCTTCTTAACGTAAGAACAAAAACTAAATCTATTGAAGGCAATGCCTTCATAAGATCAGATGACTTGTTAAAGAATATGGGTTGGAAAGAAAAAGAAATAGGTGATCTTGTCAGATATATAAGTTTAGAAAATGCAATTGTTCACTCTCAATTGTTAAAGTATTCTGGATTAGGGCCAGAAAAGACAGGCCTTAATCAATACTTCAAGACTATCGTTTATGTAAAGCATGTAGTCGACGGTGACACCATAGATGTTATAGATGTGTTAAGTGGATCTAACGAAACATACCGTGAATATAGAGTAAGATTTGACGGAGTTGACACTTCAGAATTGCAAAAAAATAATGTTTCAAAAGATGTTGGAATAATAGATGTCAACTCAACAGCTTCAAAAGGTTTGTTCTTTACAAAAGCAGCATTAGAGGGCAGACTAATAGTTCTTAGAGTAAGTCCAAACAATGCTACAATGATACTCACCGCAGATGACTTAGAAGCAGGTGCACTAGTTAACAATAGAGTCAACTATGCAACTTCAAGAAGAAGTGAAAAATGGGGTAACAGCGGACCTGAAAGATATATGGCGTCCGTATTTTACAAGACCGACGCAGAAAGCTATGCCGCCATTAAGAACCAGATAAGGTCAATATTCCTAGCAATACCAGGGACAACAGACAATACTCTTGCTTACGTAAAAAATAAAGCAAAAGAATTAATAAGCCCAGAATCTGTGATCTATACTAGATTCGATCAGCTATACGCAGCTACCTTAACTGTACAAAACCTTATCAGAGACTCCCTTCCTACTTATGGTACTCAAAAAACTGCAATCCACTTTGAAACAAGTGGAGAGACCGATCCACTAAACGGACTGAGCAACATAGAAATAAGAGCCTATGATGCCCTTGTTGATATGTTAGTTCTATTAAAGATTTATAATAAAGCTTCAGAATGGCCAATGGCTGAATGGGACGAGTACTATGAAGATGGAACTCCAGTAACACTTAACTGGGAATTAATCATAAATGGATTGGGTAAGGTTTACACAGCAGGGTTAAATCTTGTAAGTGGGCCAGCAATGGTTGGCGTAGATAAAATGGTTCCAACTTTCAAAAAAGTATTAGGTGAATAATATGTCAGATACAGGAATAAATTCTTCAGACCTAAGCAGTACAGCAAGTATTGCAAACAAGATAGGTGAATCATTCTATCCAAATGGAGAGGTCGTAATAACTGGCACAACAATGTCCAGGCAGCCATATGAGGATAGAAGCTTAAGAAGCGCTGACCCAGTAAAGATAATTCAAGGCGATGGGCTTTACAGGAACCCAGCTTTTGCTATTAATGCATATGCACAAAGCACACAGTCAGCAATGCACGGAATAGTAGCATCAATGTCTGATTTGAATGATGATATAAAAATTGCTGATCCAAATGATCCAAGAGGAACTCCACTAACTGGGGCAGCAGCAAAGATGGAAATAGCTAAGAACTCCATGCTAGTAACAGGATATGCTCCTAGTGGTTTTTCTGAATCAATCAGAGCATTAAATAATAGTGTTATCAATAGCACTGTACAGCCAACAGATTCAGACCTAGCTTATGTGACTAGCGAAATGGGAGCTACTGTAGCAGAAAAAACTTCAGGCTATATTCCTTCTTCGGAGCCAGGAATGGTCTTGAATGGAGGGTCTAGAGCTATAGCTTTAGACTCCCTGTTAAGTGATCAAGAAAAAGAAGTATACGCGACTAAAGTAGCTCAGCTAAATAATAAAGCAAATTTTAATGGTTCAGTGAGTGCATTTACTATAGATTTTAATACAAATAAACCAGGACAAAATCTTTCAAGTCTTGGTTTTGCAATAAATCAAGAACCAAGCTATATATCTGGTACTATGCAAGCTCTACCTGTCGACCCAAATCTTTTGGGTAGTGGATCAAAAAAGTGTCACATATCAGCAGCGCTAATAGAGATGATGCTCCAGGTGACTAATACGATGCATATACAGGGTGGAACTGGTGTTAGAACTTTAGTTGGTCCAAATTTTTCTTTACTTACTGCAGAAAACAATAGTGTAAGCGACCACGCGTTTGGTAGAGGTTTTGATATTATGGCTGTTGGGAATTCAGCTATTCCAGTAACTGCATTGTCAAAGAACATAGATACATATAGACAAGGGCTACACCTACTGTTGACAACATTAAATGGGTTAACACAAGACTTGCACCCAGACCTAATAGTTGTTCATGATCAATTGATGGCTGAGCTAGGAATAGCTGAAAGTGGCCTAGAAGGAGCTAACGCAGCGGTTAGAACAAAGTATCCAAATCTAGGTAAATTTGTTAACTTTGCTGTTGACTCAAGCCATAGAGACCACATACATGTTAGCTTTTCTCCACAAAGAGCTGGGTCATTTATAACTCCAGAAATAGCAACTGCAATAACTGGCGTTAGCTTTACCGCAGAAGATGCAAAAGGCGGGATAAGCATGGATAAATTTAAACAAAATTTCTTTGGCAAACCTAATGCTTCCCTAAGCCCAGATGAATTGATGGCACTTTTATCTACGTCTGGTTTATTTAGTCTTGAAGTGTCTGCAATGTTTACTGCAATAGCAGAAAGAGAAGCAAATGTTCAGCCAGCTGCTATCAATACAAAACGTCCTCAAGATTTTTCTGTTGGTATGTTTCAAATAAATTTACTAAAAGGTGCACACGGCGATAAAACATTTTACCTAAAATATAATGCATCTGGACAACCAGAAGATAGCACCGCTTTAGGTTACAAGTTAGCTTATTCAATTGACTCAGACAATAATCCGAGCACGCTAGCTGACAAAGTGATGAATCAGGCAACTCAAGCTACCGTTGATAGAAGGGTATGGATTCCATATAATCAAGCCTGGATGTTAGGTGTAACAGCTACTGAATCTGCAAGAGTAGCAAAAGTGGTTAAAACAAATTCACCAATTGATGAATACTGCTTCTTTGCCTGGGGCGACTATGGAACCGAGTATGTACCAGGTTTTATATTCAAAACAAAATTTTCTACCGCATTGTCAGTTTACCTAAATAGAGGTGGGACAGATGCCAACCTAAGGAAGTGGATTAGGACAAATATACCACAAGAGTCAAGAGCCTATAAGTACATAGAAGGATGGATGGGCGGCGCTGTGTATAAACAAGATGGAAGCGTATTGTAGGAGGAAATATTATGGCGTTAAATTATCCAAAGTTTGATAAAAGAATTACTGATAGAATAGATGAAGCTTCTTTTAAGCAATCAAAGAATAGACCAGGTACAGTAATGGCTTACAATTCAGGGCAAAATACCGCAACAGTTATGGTCGACGAAAAGTACTCTGACCTCATAGGGAACATGCTATCTAACGTACCATGCCCATTTGTGTATGGTGTCCAAACAGTCGCTCCAGCCCCAGGCACACGCTGTCTGGTGGGCTTTAGAGACGCAGAAGAAAAAGAACCGTATGTTTTAATGTATTTTAACGACATTCATTCCCATAAAAATATTAGAAATACCTCGATAGACACCGGCATACCAAAGTTTATGGCTTAATAATTATGATAGATCAAAACAACGAACAGTTCAAACAGTCTCCTGTCTTTAACGAAACAGCAGAGATAAAGAGAAGAAAAGAATTCTCACATAGAGAAGTAGGCTTAACCCATCCTGATAATAAAGCCTTTATTAGAATAACAGATATGGGTGAGATAGAGATATTTGGAGCCCCTGGCGTTGGTTTAGTTATCAATCCAAACACAAGAAGCATATCCATATTTGCGGACTCCATTAAAATGTACTGCAAAGATGATGATGGTCTAAGGTGGAACGAGAAGTCTTTCAACCCAGCTGCAGATGTATATAATGAGCCTGCTCTTTTAAAGACTGGAGACTTTTTGAATAACCCAGCGTATTATAGAACCGGCCAGTTTTTAAATAATTTAGAAAATTATGAACAGGAAGAGGTCATAACTCCTATTACTATAATAGGTAAGTACGGCCTAGGTTTGAATAATGAGCAGGGCTCAGAAGTGGTAGAAGATCCAAATGGGTTTACTTTTGAGCAGGTTTCTTTAATAGAAGCTTATTCAAAAACTCACACCGAATCCGAAGTAGCCAAATTGCAACAGTTTATTAAAATGGGATACTCCTATCAAGACGCAGTTTCTAAGGTAGAAACTAGCGACTTTAATGAGCCAAGTGATATGGAAAATTTTCCTTGGATAGATAATGATTTGGATAAATAATGAGCGATTTCTATTTTGATCTTAGTGGTGATATTAAAGTCTCACCAAATAAAGATATAGCTGTTATAGGAGATGGGTCAAGAAAAGATGTCCAACAGATATATATAAGACTCATGACAGAACCAAATGACTTTACCGTATACCCAAGGCTTGGCTGCGATCTCTCCATGCTCTACGGAATGCCGCAAAGTAAAACTACTGGTGAACTAGGTAAAAGAATTATAAGAAATGCGCTTATGGACGAAACTGTAGGTGGTATATTTAAAGGTAGATTTATAACAATAGACGCCGTACCAACATCTGCTAATTCAATTAGATTTGATGTACATATAGAAGACAATAGTGTGGAACCGATAACTCTTTCGGTTACACAAAACATTTAATAAGGAGCAAAAATGGCGATAGTTTATAGCAAAAGTAAACCAGAGGTACTAGGCAGAATGCTTTTAGCATTAGAAAAAAATGCTGGTATTACGGCAACATATCCTGGAGCTATAGCTAGAGCTTTTGCTGAAGCAGTTGCCACAGAGGTAAGTGATTTGTATGAGACTTTAAAGTTTGCGGTTGATCAAACAGCAATGTCAACAGCCTCTGGTAGGTCGCTTGACCTGATTGGTGAACTCTACGGCGTTGGCAGAAAAGTCGTTTCTCCAGATGCAGAACAAGAAAGATCAAGTTTTAATATAGAGTTCTTTATTAGTTCGCCTTCTTCATCTGACATCATTGTCACTAAGGGAACTTCTATCTTTAATGACGTTACCGAGTTTGCCTCTAGACAGTATCAGTACCAGTTAGAGTCTGACGTAGTTATAATAGCCGGAACTACTAAAGCATTCGGAAGAATTACCCCTTCTTTTAGCAGTGAAGACTTTACCGCAGCCAGAGGTAGCTTAACAAAGCACAACTTCACGGCACCAGATGGAACAATAGTCTATTGCTCAAACCCAAAGGAAGTCTATTCTACTTCTGGCATGGAAAGTGATGAGAATTATCGTCGTAGAATTAGTCTTTCAATAAAGGAAAGATCATATGGAACAGCAGAATCCCTAAGACTCAATGCCCTTGCACTTCCAGGAGTAAGAGATGTTAGAATTAGAGAGTCTTCATATGGGCTTGGTTCTTGTGACATTATTGTTGTCCCAGAATCTCAGAGAATAGATCCTAGCTTTGTGCAAAATGTTGCAAGTAATTTATCTGGGAGAAAACCTGTGGGCATAAAGCTCAATATAAGGATTGCAGATAGGATTGGCATAAACACTGTTGCCAATATAGTTCTGCCACAGGGACTTAGTTCATCAGCCATTACTGCTATAGAAAACCAAGCTAATTTGTTTGTTAAAAGATATTTGAATTCTATGACAATAGGCAGTTCTATTTCATATTCAGATATAGAAAGTCAGATTAGGGCGTCTTCTGATTTTATCAAAAGTGTCAACGTATTAAGCGTCACCTCAAAGGGCCAGGAAATACCTAAGGGTATTTTTAGGTTAAACACCGAAAGAGAGTACATGATAGCTGGGACTGTATCGGTTTTTTCTGTTATAATGTCTTCACAAGGTTATTAGAACTGAAAGAGTGGTATTTACATGTCAGACAAGCTTTTTCTTGTCACCAAGACTCACATAGTCAAAGCTAAAAATATGAAACACGCCCGTAGCATTATCGAGGGCGATGAAGATATTCCTGGCGATTTGCTAGTCGATAATATTTTTGCAAAAGAAGTAGACGAAGAACAGGCTTCTCACTATTTTTCTACTGGTCAAAACTCATTCTATGACACGGTCGATGAGATAGATGAAGATACATACGAAACAGATACTGTAGGTTCGAGTTATGGCGTATCGGTGCCGTCAGCGACTATAGACTTTTTGAGATCAGAAAATAAGAGACTTGCCCGTTCTGCAGACAAGTACAAGAACATAAGCGATCATGCTTCTGAGACTATCTATAAAGCAGCACACGATGTCTTTTCTAAATTTGAGCTACCAACACTGATAAGAAAAGAAGCAAGAAAACCAGGCAAGGGCACTCCAGAAACTGCAGTAGTAGTTTTTGCTGACTGGCAGCTTGGCAAGGTGACGCCTGATTACAACTCAGAAGTAACCGCAAAAAGAATTGAATTATATACAGAAAAGATGCTGGAAATTGTAGAAATACAAAGAGCAGATCACCCAATTGATAATCTGCATGTATGGATGCTAGGTGACATTGTGGAGGGGGAAGAGATATTTCCTGGACAGAGCCACTTGATTGACTCAGGTATCTATAGACAGGTCGGTGTCAATGGACCAGAAATTCTAAGTAAATTCTTTGCTACGAGTCTTGAAAACTTTAACCAGGTCAATGTTACTGCGGTTATTGGAAATCATGGATCTGTTGGTGGCAGAAATAGAAAGATGTATGATCCAGAATCTAATATGGATAGACTTCTTTACAAGATTACCAGCTTGATCTTTGCAAATAATCCAAGAATTAACTTCAACATTCCAGATGGAAGAGGCGAAAGACACTGGTATGCAGTAGATAAGATCGGTGATTATTCAAGTCTTTTAATTCATGGTGACCAAATGCCTTCGCCTAACTCTATTACCGCTTACTATAGGAAGGTAATGGGTTGGAAAGACGGTGCAATTCCAGAAGAGTTCCAAGATGTGTTTATGGGTCATTATCATCAGCAAGCAAAGATGACCTTAGGCAGTTCAACTTTAAGAATATCTGGTTCACCAGAAAGCTACAATACGTATGCCCAAGAGTATTTCCACTCGATGAGCAGACCATGTCAGCACTTAATGTTTGTACACCCAGAACACGGAGTTACCTCAGAATATTCAGTATGGCTTGACGAAGTTTAATAGGATTAAGGTTAGATGAAAACATACTTCCTTGCGTTAAATAACTCTGATTTTAATATCAGTGGTAATACTTGGACGTCCAATGTTATCGACCTGTATTCTAACCGCTTCTATACCAACTTCTCAACTCTTAGATCACAACATGGAATAAATGAATTAGGTGATTATACTTTTGTTGGAACCGAGCTAAGACCAGATGCTACACCGACACTTGATTCCACCACTAAGATAACCAACTATGGTGAGATAATCCTTGAACAAACTATTGGAGAATATGGGTTTTTTAATCCCGATGATTTTCAGGATGGAAGGTACATATTTGATTTAGTTCAGTCCTCGCCATTCTGGATCATGGGTCCAGACTATGAGTCTCAACTAGTTTATAGATTTGTCGATACAACAAGTAGAGTAGATATCATAGGCTACAAGCATGCATTTGCTAACCTGCCTGGAACCGAACAGCCAACTGTAGAGGTTAAGATCTATACTTCCGACAAGGAAGATGCAGAGGACTCTGAGTGGCTTCAAGTAGCTTATGTGAACCAAGGCACAACCCTACTCTTTATAAGAGATGTCAAAAGGTACTGCAAGTTTGAGGTAGTAATTTCATCTTACTCTTCGCTTGAAAATTCAAACTTTCTGCTATTGGTGCAAACCCAAATAGACGAAATTGCTGTGCCGGTCATATCAGACCATACAAGAAGTGTTCTTGCAAGGTTCCCCTCATGGACTAAAATCTACGGAGACTCTCTAGAAAGAGCAACTCCATCATTGGCGTTACCAGAAACTAATGCTGGAAAAATGATCAATGCACTAATTGGTGATGACCTAGATAAAATAGATGAATTAATTTCTAGGGTGGAATTAGATTCCTACATTGGTTCAGCAACACTATCAGAAACTGCTTGGATGTATGTATGCACCAACGTTGCTCCTGGTTTTGTGAAAATCATTGGGGATAACACCGAGCTAGCTAGAGTTTCAACAATGCGAGAATTGTTGGAAACAAGAACTACAGATTATGTTTTCTATTATAATTTTTCTACACTAGAATTATATACTCTAAGAAAATTTGTAAATTTAAAAGTAGATAATACTTTAGTAGATCAAATTGTGATACAGAGTTTTAACAGCTTTGACGAATTTGGAGTTAAGGTAGGTCTACAAAGATTATACCTTGAATCAAATTCAAATTTCTCTAAGAGAATTTTAGATGTTTACAGAAACCCTCCTGCCATCAATGCAGAGGGGCTAAAGCTAACTCTAAGAAGAGAGTTAGACATATGGAGAGCTGTTGGCGCAACACCTGAATCTACATATCTTGGAGCAACTCCTGAAATTGTAGAGATATCAGATTTAGAAACAATGTCAAAATACTTTTCTAAAGATGGAATTCCAACTAAAGAATTTTTTGATTTTGTAGAATATATTAACGTTAAATATCCAACCAACTATGGCTACATCAAGTGGGGCGAAGCTTACTGGGACTATGCTGGAAAGTTCCAAGAGGGTATATCTTCAATACCAACGATTTTGGACTCAGCAACCCCTCAATCTTACTCAGGTGATTATCAGCCTGGTATCGGTGACTTTGAAGATGCAAGACTTAAGTTGGAAAAACTAGATAGAGAAATTACTAAATCATCTTTTGGTCTTAGAGTTTCGGGAATTAAATATGAAAACACTGAACCAGCCTATGAACCAATAGATGTAAAGTATGATAGCTACATTTCTTATTACGAAGATTATGTAGAAAACAATACAGCAACAATCACTTATGATGTAAAGCTCTTGCTAAATCTACACGGGGACATACCAAATGATGCCGTGTATACAGCAAGATTTAGAGATTATATAACAAATATCTATGATCAGACATCATCGCCAGAATATATTGTAAGATCAATTTTTAATCCTTCTGGATTTACCACCGGGGATTCGATTTATTACAACCAGGGTGGAACACCATATGTAAATACATTCAGCGTTTCCGCCACAGAATCATACACCTTTAACGAGATACCCCTGTACTCAGTTGATGCAGCAACCGTTAGTTTTATCAGCGCTAGTGGACCAAGTGGTGCAACAGGCAGCTATGCAACGATTGGATTCTTAAATGCAACTCCAAATACATACGCAAAAAATACAAGTAAAAACATAATCAAAACAGCAGCGCAAATAAATGACTCACCGTACGCTACAAAGTTAAAGATAAACTCAGAAATATATGACGCCAAAAAAAGAAGACTTGTAAACACACCAAAGATTAGATCAGACCGTTTTTCAAATAAGATAAATAACTCTAATGATATTACTCAGCAATCTGCGGTTATATTTACTCCTCAGGATATAATTAAGAACTTTATTATACCTTATGGAGCTACACCGGTTTATGTCCACATGGAAAATATCATTGAAGACAGTTATGATATTGACTTGTCAGCATCTCCATATCAGGGGTATGGTGGCATCTCAAAAAATAGAGATCAAAACAAAACTTATTTGATTCCCTCTGTGCCTAACGTATTGTTCAGTTTTATCAATCCAAACTTTGCTACTCCGGAACAGCATGAGAATTATATTGATACAATAGGGTCTACTGTAAATTATTATTTTACAAATATTAAATTTCCCTTTTCGGCAACTCCAAATCAATTAAGAATATCTTCAAATGATGATGGAAACTATCCATTTAATTATCTGACTTGGGAAAATTTTACAGCTAATTATATAGGCGATATAGAATATTATATTAGCGATCACGGAGTTGTTTCTGGGAACTCAACAGTAGATTACAGTCTACTAAACAATGAGTCAAGCTATATGGTTGGAAGATATGACTTTAATAGATCAGATTTTGGTTTATCAGATTACGATTCTTCACCGAACTTAAGAATAAATACATTAGAGGTGATTAACGAAGATGATAATACAACGGTACATACCCTCTGGAATCGTAGTCCAATTAGCATTTACACTGAAGATGACGGCACGTCAGAGTCTTATGTATTTCAAAATGATTATATAGACCAAGCTAGATGGCAATATCTTCTTGATAAAAATCAAGCTACCCCAGAAGGACTTTTAAATTATCTTGATCCAAATACTGGAAAATTTACATTAAAGAATATACCAATTTGGGCTTTCCGTTCTGATCCCAGAAATGAAAGTATTAATCCTTCAATTAAAACTGGTTGGTATTATCAAGATGGCGAAGAAAGATACATTTACGCAAAACCAAAAACTGAAAGCATTTTTCAAGAGGCAACACCTTATATACATAAGCAGATACTTCTTCCTCAGGTCGCCAGACAAGGTGCTCCAATCATTGTTAGTGTAGACCCATACAACGATAATGTAGCCAGTCCAGCAGTTGAATATATGCAAGTAGCTTTTTCTGAAGAGGCAACCCCGAGCGCATTTTCTTACTATAACTATGAATACATTACTCCAAAATACGACGACTATTTAGCCCTAGCTTATTCTAATATTTTTGACATAACAATAAAAGATGAATACACGGGACAAACTGTAGCGTCTGGCTTGCATACGCCAACTAATATTATCGACTCAAGCATTCTTGCTTCATCCGGAATGATCAAAGCGGGACGAGAATATAGAGTATCATATAGAGTTAAGAATACTTTCAATGTTGACAACCAGTACTTCTATGAAATCGATAACTCATATAGAAGTTTGGTAACACTCTTAAGCACGCCAGATACGGGCATATGGCTTACTGAGGTAACCTATGAATCCGCGCTATTTGACACAGATGCAGAGATTGATACAGTATCATTGAATCCATTGTATGTTCCAAGCAACGAGGGGTATGTATTTATTTCACATAATTCATATGATCTTGGATCCATAGAAGCCTCATTGACTCCTAGGGAAATTTTGTCAGATAATGTAGATTACATGGCTTTAAATATTTGGTCATACGATATAAATGGTAATCCAAAACCAAATATTCCAATATCAATATCAGGTCCAGACATATCAGCGATTCCATCGACGCTGCTCACGAGCCATGATGGTTACGCAAGAGCATACATATCCTACACAGGAGATAATATTGCTACGCCAACGATTAGACAAGTCTTAGTTCAGGAAAATCGCAGTACCCCGTCCCAATATTCTGCTACTGCCAACTATGTACTAAAGCCAGATCTAACAGATGTCAACAAGCTTTCTGCAGAAGTGACAAAGAAAATCATCAACGCAGATGGTGAAGAAAAGCTTTACATTTTCGGCAATGCAACACCTAACGCTTCAGTTTACTGGAGAAGAGGGCGTAACCTATACCTAGCTTTAAATACAGAATATTCCACTAACCAAACAGCACCTGAGCAAGTTGGCTACGCTGGAATGACTACAGCAGATGCTAATGGCAACTTCCAGATTGGTCCATACAGAGCACAAAACGATGCTACTCCAGGTTATTGGTTTACTGTGGTCGATAGCGAATTCTCCCCAACTCCTACAGCAGAACCTGTTACTATAGTGGGGGACATAGTTTACTGGTATGAGAGATATGATGTTAATCAGTCTAATTCAGGTGAGCCAACCCTACCTCCAGATAATGGTTCTGAAACTGGGTATGCCCACTATTTGTCTAACCCGGCTTTTAAAATGAATGCAGATACTGAAGAAGTTTATTATGAAAATACTTTTGAAAATAGTTGGAATTTGCCAATCTGGTATCCAATTAGTAGATATGATCAGTACCAGATGGGCCTGTTCGGCTCAACTCCATATATTATTGACACATATCAAACATTAAGACCTGATTATGAAGAGGAATAAAAATGAAGAAATTTGAAAACTTTACTAATCCAGGTAATGATGAAGAGTTTGCAGTTAAAAGAGGAAAGAATCTTCCTTCTGACGCAGTAAATTTGCGGATACTATAACACAGAAGAGGTCACCCCAGAGTCTTTCCTTTCTGTAGCCGATCTTTCCGGATTTCAAAAAGAAAATTCAAGAGATGTTTCAGCTATTGAAAATGATTTTGCAATGTATGCTGACGAATTTGGTGTTCTTAGGTATATAAAAACTAATGCAGAAAGACACCAAACAAAACATTCTCCTATAGTAAAAAACTCAGAAGTTTCTGTGACCAACTATGTAATTAATCAAACCCCAGGGAATGTAAATAATAACTACACATCGAAAATAGATGAATTCGAAAGTGCTAGATTTGGACATAGCTACTATGTTTCTAGATTTTTCACAATTCTACCCAATACTGCTTCTGGCTACAGTGGAGTGGGAACATCATTAAGAGTTGACAATCCAGATCAATACAATATTAAAGTTGTAGATTCATCTGGAAACAAATATGTTAATTCAATGAATGAAAATAATTATGAAGTTTTTATTGAAAAATATCAAGATGATATAAATACAACATCCTATAACTATTACAGGATTATTATTGTATTAGATGAGCCAGATCCAATTGGTTTATATATGATATACGATAAGTATGAAAAAAATAAAGACGGGATCCCATTTAACCAGTTCTTAAATTATAAGGAATATGTCAATGCAATTCCATCATATGCATATACCGTTGAAGAGTCAGAGGTAATAGACCAAAGTTCTTTTAATAAAAGAATATATTCAACTCAATTGTTTTCCCATAAAGAAAATAAGCTTCTTAAAAACAAAACAGAAGATGAGGGTTGGAAAGTCGTAACTCCAAAAAAGGCAACTCAAGATCCTAGAACATTTCAAAACTTTAACTGGAGATTGCTAGCAAAGATAAATTATGATTTTAGCAAGATAAAAGATATTTATGAAGATTCAGAAAGGGCAAGACTTAACGCAGCAGTATTATATTCAGGCTCTTTAAACAGTATACAAAATCCATACGTCTTTGCTAACCTTGAAGAGTCAGTAATAAACCAGCAAAATTTTATATTCGTCAATCCACTATCATCTACAACTGATAAAACAAAAAAATCTTACTGGGCCTTGAATATAGATACATTTGCAAGCGATTACTTTTCAAATCCAGATGCTTATAACTATGACTTTTTAGTCTGGACGCCGAATGCTACGATAACCGAAAACCAGAAAAGAGCAATTGATACATTTCTTTCAAAAGGAGTTTCAGTATTCATCGACTGTTCAAACTTAGGCACTGTGAGCACACAGGGAAGCTTATCTGCATCTGGTTTAATTAATTTTGACTTCAATTTAACATCAGTGTCTAAGAATACTGGCTTAATAAAGATAGTTGATGAATATGTTACTGGAGAAGAAACTTTAAATGGTTGGGACCTTGATGCATACCACGAATCTTCAACAGCAAAAAAGTTTGGCATATTTGGACCTAGATGGGATGTGTTTAATAACAATGCTATCAAATATATCAACGTTTTTAGTAACACGCCAGAAAGCCAAGATGGATCAGCTAAGTCAATAGCTTACATACAAGATGGAAACACCAACTATACGGCTATACTAAAAGACAAATATAATGTCAATTCTGAATTCTCAGCTTTTGCTGTGTTTTGCTTAAATCCATTTCTAACCTATATTAATGACAGCTATGGCGGAAGCGGCCTGGGTATCTCTGCTCCAAACAGAGGAGATTCCAATGCATATCCAGTTGGCAAAATAGGTAGCCAAACAGAGCTATTGAGCGAAGCAGTTATTGGACCAAATAGAATGTTCTACAACATTTTATGTGAGTCAAATAAAAATAAAGTTAATAGCAAAAAACAGTTTTCTAGAGATTCAACTATAGTTTGGAACGTTTCACCTTGGAGAAATTCTTGGACAATCAATGGAAAAAGAGATAGTTCTGGAAAAATAAATGTTTTATTTGATGATGAAAAAGCAACATTTAAATTCTCAGAAAAAATTCAAGAGGTATCAGATAGCACAAACACACAAGTGCTTACCAATTATTTTTGCAGAGAATTAAATTCTTCGATAGGTTCGCTATTAGTTTCCGACTTCGAGCTTACGTCCATGCCGATAGAAGCTCAAACTTTAATCAATGCTGATTACAGCAACGTAGAGTTTTATATTGAGTGCACAAACGACAACGTAGGTTTTCTAAACTTTAGTAAAATAGACAACACTAATTATATATTCAGCGATGTTAAAACATCTTATACGATACACCAGTTAAGCGCTAGTGCAAAAACAAAAATAGCAGAAGCACCGTTGACGGTTGATGCTTATTCAAAAGTTCTTTCAAGAGAGTTTGATCTAGCTTCGGTCTATTATCCTTATGTAGTCTTAGATTATTCAGATTATCAAGCGCAAATTAATTCTGTTATAAATGTTCCGTCGGAGTACTTACCAGGAAGCCAATTTGTAAGAGACTATGATTTTGCTTTTAAAACTCAAGTATATGTAACAGAAGTTATAACAAATAGGTATAGCTTTGATGTTAAGTGGAAGACTCAATTTTCGACTGATCTAAACGTCAATGTAACTGGTGGAATAAAAGTTATCACAGAAAAGGGTACAGCTGCTGTTGCAGAAGGAAAAGGTTTTGCAATAGATGTGCAAAAGTCTGACCCAGAAAGAAGAGTAATAGGAAATCAGAATTCGCCATTTGGGGTTCTGGGTTATGCCTATCCAACAAACGTTTTTTCTGAAACAGATATTACCTCAGTAAAACCTAAAGCTAGAACATCAGTCCAAAACAGCTTTCACTATACTGCTGACATACCCTTAACTCAATATGGTGATGAATATATGGCTGGCAAGAGTGGGCCATTGACAGGTGGCACTATTTCTACCACTACTACTACCACAGTTGTTGACACTACGCCAACTGCAACGAACGCAGTTACAGGTTCAAAATCACTAACTAGAATAGCCGACTACGCAACTTGGAGTCAAACAGGAAGCAATTCTTATGGTAGCGGTTCACAAACAAGAGGATTTCAGTTAGATGTAAGACCACCAGCATCTGAGTATGAATCTATAAAACAAATGATTAGAACTGGTTTTGGTGCCTTCTATAATACTTTAGTAGCTAATTGGAGTAAGCTATATTGGTTTGCACCTGTGGTGGCATCATCTACAGACAAGGGCGGTGTTGTAAGTTTAGAAGAAAAATTCAATCTTTTTGAAAACCAATATTTAAATGAAAAAAATAGTCTTCCATATACTACTAATGCCAAGAAGTCCACAGATCAAACATTAGCATTGCGCGCTATATATGCTTCTGACAGCGCTATTGTAACAGTTCACGGCAAAGCAGTAAATATTGCTACGACATTCAATCTTCCAGCTGGCACAACTGGTAAGCAATTTTACACAAAGGTAATAGAAAGATTTACTAATCAGTGGGCTATCTTTAACCCAGTATTTACTATAACGGAAAATGTTCCCAACTATGTTCCACAGTCTGCAGCTGCAGCTGCACCACCCCAAAAAGAAGTAACTCAGGAAGTGGTGACCCAAACTGGTGGCTCTAACACATACATGAAATATATACAATACACCCTACAACAGATGGGGTACAGTATAAAGCTTACTGGAACATTTGATGCCGCCACTAAAGCTGCTGTTACACAATTCCAGCATGATAAAAAATTAAATCCAAACAGAAACTACGGAGTCGTTGACTCTGAAACTAAATCAGTATTCGCAACGTACTGGCTCAATCTAGCAAAGAATAATACTGCAAAATTTGACCAACAAAGAAAAGATGCGTTCAAATATCAGATAGTCAGATTCATAGATGCAGCTATTCAATATTCGGACATATCTAATATATGCAATCCATCAACTTCAAGTGACTATAGAAGAATCAGTTATACCGGAATACCAGGGCCAACGGCCATAGAAGACTCCATATACATAGAAGTCCCACAGGTCCCAGATGCCAAGACGGGTCAACCGATGGCTTGGCAAGAATTAAATAGCATAAAGATACAGGCAGGATCATGGCCAGTTATTATCAAAGATATTTCGCTCTATACTACAGACCTGGTATCATCCACATTTACAGCTCCTGGACCAGCAGCTGGAGACATGTTTTTCCAGCTTGGTTCAGGCGAACTGCTAGGCTCTAACCAATCAAAAGAAATCTCTTTAAATGGCAAAAGAGGAATTAGGTATGTAAAAGTGCATGTTGTTGGCCAAAAAATAAACTTACCAGGAACAACTTTTGCAGAAGGTTTTTCTATAGCTGATGTTAAATTTAATGTTACTACACCAACACTAGGCAAAGGCGCGACAGAAGATACTTCTGGATTGTTTGGCGTCAACGCAGATGCCGTTGGAAGAGGCATAATGCTTGGGACAACTACGGTTAACTCTGGAGATTTTGGCGTATTTAAATTAGGCACGATTGCTGATGCAATTGGGTACCCAAATTCAACCATAGATCTTGTGCAATTAACAAATATAGACATAGATGTAGTTGCCATGGACGAAGATGGAAATCCTAAATTGGATTTTGATGGCAATTTGGTTACAAATAATTATAATTTTACTCCAGATAACGAAACTCTATACTCATCTGGGGATTGGAATTCTCTCGATGAGATAGACTTTAGTGTAGACGAATTAAATTTTGCAGTTGAATCGATAAGTGGTTCCACCGTTATGGGCGGGGTATCCCCATTTATATATGGTGTAAACAAAAAATCAGCAACTGCATCAACAGCTCTTTCTGCATTAGAAATTTCTCAGCAATTTGAAATACTAAACAATAGAGCTCCCGTTTATCAAATTACTACTACTAATGGAGTTGAAATAATCTCAAAAGAATACTCACTAGAGTATGACGTAAATAACTTCTATCTAGCAGACGCTGATGTAAATTCAGTTTTACAAAAGCAAAATATCAAAAAGTCCGTGAACGCAAAAGACGGAGCAGTAATACTACTCAATCAGGACAATACTGCCTCTGGGTTTCCCGACTATAGCACATTCGATCAACCAAACTTAGATGTTTCCTTTGGAACTACAATATTAAAATGGAACCTAAAAGACTCCAATGGTATCGCAATGCCGGCACCAGAAGGCTTACAATGGGGCTTTTACAACATAAGAACTAAAGAATTCTTAGGTAAGAAAATTGACTATCAGTACCTAGCTTCTAATAAGAGAGATGTTTTTATTGGAGTTCTTGCGTTCGACGCCGACGGAGATGCAAAGTCAACCGATAATATACTTGGTATAGACAACAGAATTGGAACTCTTGCACAGTTCCAATTTCCAGCAAAATCAATTTGCCCGCTCTATTCAGTTAGAGTGAGCGACAGAGCCAAGATTGCTGTGTCCAGCCCTCCAGCTCACCTATCCAAATTTGACACGTGGTTTGTCAACGTAAGCAGGGGAAGATTCTACAAGCAAATAGAAATTCCAGTTAATTATAACTTTATAGATTGGGTAAAAAACTACAAAGGTGTAACACTCAGATGTTTCTATGACACAACTAGAATACCGATTCCTTCGTCTGGGTTATTTGGTTCTGGTTATTATGATATTTTTGAAGAAAACCCTATAGTTATTTCTCAAAATGAAATTCAACTCAGACATGGTTCGGTACATGTTGCTCAAGAACAGTTGGATAAGTTAAATTCATCTGGACAATATACTGATGCTAGTCCAATACAGCCATGGATTGAAATTCTTATTCAAGATTCAAATCTTAATTGGAACAAAATTTCTTTAAATCAGATAAGAAACTTTGATAAGCATAATGGAACCATTTCTTTCGCCAATGAAATAGTTCCGTCTAATGAAAATAAAATTAAAGTATCTTATACAGTAAAAAATCCAAATATCATGATGTATCATGTTGATGGTCAAGAAATACCCTTAAACCCATATAGCCTCATAGCAGGTAGCACCTATCGTTTCCTTGATGAAGAGATAACTATTCAACTGAATCTTAATCCAACTGGAGCACCAATATACTTCTACATACTACCTCTAGAGGTAGAGGAGCTTGTGAACGGAGAATATGTAGCAGTTTCCGATTATTCGTTAAATGGTTCTCCGGTCAAATTTACTACCAACTATTCGATATTTTCAACTACTTCATCAAATTATAATCCATTTGCCATACACATAGGAACTGCCATAGTTAATGACAAGTACAATATGGACAACGTAAACCTATTAGATCTCAGAGTAAAGGGCGGTGGAATTTCCGCCAACTCCAACATGCAAAGTGTAATAGAAGATAATTCTAATGTACTATCATTTAGTGATATACACTCAGGGAAGGGCCATCTGTATGCTAACGGTGGCTATGTTATAGTTAAAATTCCTAAAGAAGTTAAAAATAACTTTACTTCTAAAGACCAAGTATATGCTATAGTTAGAGCTAACCTAACTGCTGGTGTCGCATTTGATATCCAGGATATGGATGGAAATGATTGGAGAACGATTTAAATGCTGCCTAAACTAAGCAATTATGTCTCCTCTTTCAGTAGGCAAACGCGTAGAACTGTAAATGAAGTCCTTGCTGAATCCAGTCTTGAGAAAGCTGAAATAGGAAAGCTAGTAGCTAAAATAACATCATTTAGCTCTGCAGCGGACTATATACCGTCCTATGTGTCAATGCTTTCTCCTATGCAAAGAGAGCCATTGGTAGATCTATTTAGGGATATGGACTTAAGAATTCAAACAGATTTTGATATATCAAATTCACTTGGATTATTGCGCTCTTCAATGTCTTCTATATTCTCTGGAGAAATAGAGAAACTAGAAAAAGATGTGGCATATTTAGAATCTTTCATTAGGAACTGGACATTCCTTTCCGGAGAAGACGATTTATATAATTCTTCTTTTATAGAAAATTTTGATAATGATCAACACTCCCACATCTACGACAAATCAAGCTATAAAATACCAGACAGAAATGGAAATCAATTCAGAGTTAGCGAATATGCTACAGTAGATTCAGTAACTGATTCATTAAAATTTTCTAATTCATATGAAAGATCATTGGTCAACATAGAAAAAGAAGATATTAAAGAAATAAAGTATTATACAAATTTCTCTACAGAGTACATAACAAGTGACACTGGAATTGATAATTTATTAAATAATTCATCTTCAAACACCTGGAACTTAACAGTCAAATCACCTTTAATAATTAAAGAATCTATTTTTGAAAGAGAAGAATTTGCAAGATATCAAAATGGAATTAATTTAACAGCTTCAGCACAGGTTGCTATAGAGATCACCTTTAATAAGCAAATCAAAGCATCGCGCATTAGACTTACGCCCAACGCTTCTGCTGGACTTTTTGTTACTCAAATTGTTATTGAATCAGGTTCTGGTCAATCTGAAATAGAAACAACACAGTATTTTGGTAAAACTACAGTTCTTTCAGATCCCATATACATAAACAAGGGTGTCGATATAGAGCTGCCATCAGCTGGTTATATAAAGTCCATGATAATATTCCTTTCACAAAAGGAATATGTTAGAACAAAAATAGCACCTATTCAATCTGAATCAAATTTTAAACTAATAAATAAAATAGCTTCAGCTATAAGAATCGAAAGAAAAAGTAGCCATGATAAATTGCAAGACATGGTAATCAAATACTTTATTAAAGATAACGCCAGAGATTATATTATTAGAAATAAAAAATTATATAATTATGATTATACAAATTATTATCCAAATGATCTCTCGAAGAAAAGTGTTGGCGTATTAAAAGAGTTAAAAACAAACAATTATTATTCTGATATAGAATCATTTAATAAATTTAGAAACACATCTCTATTATCTAATATAGTTTTTTCTATTATTTCTCATTCTATTGGATCAAAAATGAGAGCGTTAACCAGCAGCACATACATAGAATCAAACTTAAGACAATCTACCAAAAGTGTTTCCTCCTATAGATCTGGCGGCATGGTACCACTTAATGACTCTAATAATATAGAAAATAATCTTCAATTTTTAGAAGAAAAACCAAGTGCATTTAATCAAGAAGATGCTGTGAAACTTTTAGGGAATATTGAAGAGCTGGGTTTGTATGAGTATATGTTTTCGCTTAAGAGCATTAGCATTTTTGCTGTAAACGAAAATGAATTTTCAACTCAAGTCGTTACAGTCGGGAATAGATCTGTTTTTATGAGTAAGAAAATTCCAACTGGAGGACTGCCACTTAGAGTAAAACTCTTGGCTGAGTATTTTAATGAGCTTTCAAGGAAGGGGAGCGGCCCAGCATCTGATTCTACTTCAGTTGAATTCAGCGTATCCATTAAGGATAATCCTGTCCTAGAAGAAGACTGGACGCCCATAATCCCATTTAACGATAATTCAATAAGGAGCGAATTGCTGATACCGGACAGTTCTGGAGTCGCTGCATTAAGATTTTTACCAAACCAAGAGTCAGTTATTCTATATGAAAACCAAGTAAGAAGAGATTATTCCACCTATACAATTAACGGCAAGCAAATAACAATACTTGATTATCATTCCAATAGAACATATTTTGTTTCTTATACTCCAGCAAATATTGATTTACACAAAGAAATACAGCTTTTCTCAAGATCGATGTCCAACCCAGTGCTGATCACTTCAAGTAGCAATGGTTTTAACGGTGAAAGATTTGAGTCTACAGAGGTAAATAATTCAGTAGTTATTTCGCACAGTCCTTATGTAGATAGAACTAAATTTATTAATGCCACTTATTCGGAAATAAATGGGACCATTACTACTAGTAGAAGTTCTTCTGGCAACTTTGATTACTCATCATATTCTCCATTAAAAATTCTTTTCGAAGATGGAACTAGTGCAATAAATTTAACAAATTATTTACTAGATGATTATAGACCAGAAAGTTTCTATGACACTTCAACAATCTTATATATGCACGACGGCAAAACGGTAATTTTTAACCAAAAAATAAATAAACCCTTTAGAGTCCTGTATCAGTATGTTGCTGATATTTTTAGGTATAGAATTATAATGAGAAATCTTATTCTAAATTTTGAAAACTATTCTATTGATAGACTATTGTTTAAATTTTCAATGGACAAAGACAACGTAATTGTAAATAATTTTACAAAGTACGATAACAAATATAAAAATATTATAATGTAAGGTTTATTATGGCACAACTATCAACAGACACTCTAGTTTATTCTCAAATAATAGCCAAGGTACAAAAATTTATCAATGACTATATGCAAGAAAAAAATATATCTCCAAAAGATTTTGATAAAGCATATCAAGAATTATTATTTGATATACATAATAGAATAGGAGGATCTTCAACAGACCTCCATCTCCTGAACAAAGGAGACGCCCCGACATCTTCTGTATTTAATCAAATGATTTCTGCAATAAGCAAAGATTTAAATATGGTAACAAACCAACTTGATTCAGTATCTGCAAATTATATAAATACTTTTAATATATTCTCTAATCAAATAGAGGCTGAAAAAAATTTCATATCAAGAATAAAATCTAAAATAAATGTATTAGAGATGTACTCAGGAAGTTCTTCTGTTGACATAACTTACCTTGGAGATTCTTTCACTGACTTGTCATACGTTGATTCTAGGGCTATTAGAACCGGACTAGTCCCAGATATAACTGATGGTTATGCGACTCTGGCAAAAAGTTATTCTAAAAAATGGAACAGTAGTCCAGCTACAATTAACCAAAACTACAACGATTCTGTAAATAAAGATGTATCTTTTGTGTCGTACTCCAATGGGCTAAAGGGCAATCACTTCCTGTATCATAGAGACGCAGATACAAATGCATTCTTATATGAAAAAGATTCAGCTTTATTGAGATCAACTGAATCTGCTATTGTGGATGGCAGCCCAGCTACCTATTTTGAATACGAAGCAATAAATGTTTTAGCTGAAGGCTTATCCTCAAGTGGCAAATCCAAACCTTCATATGAATTTGAGTACTTTGATGGAATAAAGTACATCAACTGGGCTAAATTTGATGTGACTAAACCACTTAGGTTAACATTGCAGTTTACATCACAGTCTAAAACTGGCGACTACATTAATCATATATCTATAGTTCCATTTTTTGGTTATGATATTGAAGGCACAAATGCCTTGATTAAAAATATTAAAGTTACTTCTATCAAATTATATGATGAAACTAAAAATATTACATATGAGCTAATCAATAATGGGCCAGTTTATATAGCTTCTGATGTTTCAACTAAAAATATAGATAATTATAAACAGTTTTTTTATAACAAAGGTGTTTTTAGGTTTGATGAAAGAAAAGTAAACAAAATTTATATCACTTTTGAACAGTCTCAGTTTAATGATACAACTATAAAACACGCTTATTGGACTCCATACGAAATAGGAAAAGATACTAAGTGGAATAATCAAGTCAGATTTGAGCCAGAGGCCATCCTTTCAAGCAAAAACCAAACAATAGCCTGGGATAAGAATGCTCTAATCCCAAATATAAATAAGCCAGAAGAATTTAAATCAAGCTCATCTGGCCTTAAGCAGGTAGCAGTTAATTACGCAACCCAAGTAGCTGGCCAAACAAAGTATCAACTGAAGATCACTTCCGGAAGTAATACGTATTACTGGAGTAAACGAGATCCAGAAACAGGTGCTGACTTGTTTACCACAAAACAATTCGCACCTGTATTCCCCACGAAAGAGGGACTCGACGCAACGTTGTCTAGGATAACACAAAGCGTTATACCAGCCGCATGTGTGCTAGTGGATGGTGCTCAGGTCAACCCAATGCCTAACCTTAAAATTAAAATGAAAACCATATCTGCAGTCACAGGAACTGCAACAATAACAACTTTGGCAAATCATAGTTTAAAAATTGGTGATAAAGTTTACATCAAAGATAGATGGGGTAGCATTGATATATACGGTATCTTTACAGTGTCGGCTACACCAAGCTCTGTACAATTCTCTGTGACAACAAGTCTTTCTGGCACAATAGCTTCCACAGACATAGAGCAAAATTTTGGCTCTTGTTACAAGGTCATAGACAATCCAACAACTAGTAATATGGCCATAGAAACATATTCGGATATGGTAAATAAAACTGAAAAGATTGTTTTAAATCTAAAGAGAAATTTTGAATACTTGAAAGCCCAAAGAGCAAGCATAGGCATTAGGGATATATCTTTTGGAAAAGAAACTTTCCAAGATACAGCTGAGATTATTTCAAAGCCATTCTTCATTCAGGGTCAGTTAGACATGATGAGCCTTGAAGCTGCAGATGAAACTCCACAATCAGATTCTGGAAAATCATATATCAAATATTATGTAAGTGTTGATGGTGGTTTAAAATGGATACAAATTTCTCCAGTTGAAAGAAATTTTTCAGGAATTCCAGAAATACTAGCGTTTAACCAGAACTTAAACAATGACAACACACTACCACAAATAGCGTACTTCAATGAGCCCGAAGTGCCGAACCCAATCAACACCGTAATAGTAAAAATAATAATGCAAAAGGACAGATCCTTAAACAATACACCTATAGTTTACTACTATAAACTTGGGATTAGGACTAGATAATATGACTATAGAAAATATACAAAAGCAAAGATTTTTAGATACAATATATAAGATATATTATTCCTTGGGATCTGAACCCAGCGCAAATGAAATATCTTCGATATATGGCAGGTATTTCTCTAGGTTTAGACCAGGTCTCCCAATACCCGTTCCTTATCAAGACTTGAATTCTTCAGCTATTATTGATCATGAAAAAATAAACAGAATATTAGCCCATACAGCTTACAATGTGGATGTTTTATATGATTCTTTTTATGAAGAAATAGAGCAACTGTATGCAGTTACTTCAGCTTTTAAGTTCAGAATGGATAGCCTAAAAGCAAAAAGAGCTGAATTAGAAAAAACTGTTGACGATTATCTATTCGCAATCAATAATACAAATGGTTATTACTTTAGCCATACAAACGCATTTAACAATACCAATCTAACAGACTTGAACAACACAACAGCTGTTGTTGATACAACTGCAAGAAAGTTAACTTTGCCAAAAATAACTTCAGGATTGTTTAACTATGTTGGCAACATATTGAACAAGACCAGCAATGCAAGTATGGAGTTATACGTTGACGGGAAATTGATTAAGAGTGAATCAAGTATTGATTTTACTAATGTATTTAATGGCTTAAACAACTACGATTGGGAATACTCTTATGAGTCACCAACAATCGGTGTATGCACTTTGAAGATAATTATTCCTATCACAGTAAGTGGATCAACAGCTTCAGGGATATCTTTAGTAGAGGGTAAGATTAATTCGCAAAAGCCATTAGAAGTTTCTGCACTAATAGTTAATTCAACTGACAGAAGCAAGTCTTTATTCTTCTCCAAAGATAGTTCTGGTGACTATGATAACTTTTCATTTAGCTTTGGGACAACCTCTGCATCAGCAGTAGAACTATATTTAACCAAAGTTGAGCCAGACTACACTAATAATTTTAATGATACAGTAAAGTATATGTATAATTTTACAATAGACGAATTAATAATTACAGCCCCATACTACGATGCCTCGGCAATGTTTGTTAGCCAAAGAATAACAATGCCTACGCTGCAGAATCCTAACTTAGCTATTGATGAAGTATCTTTTGATACAGTGCAACAGGTGCCGGCCGGATCCGCCATAAATTATTATATTGCAGCAGACGACGGAACTACAAATTCTGTAAGTGATTTTAGTTGGATAGCTATATCTCCAGCATCCTTAAAAAATGCTAGCAATAATAGTGTGGTTAAATTTGGTGGGGTTTCAAGAAAAGAAGCGACGATTGTAAACCAAACTGGGACTTCTTTAGAATCATCTATGACCGAAATGGTTAAAATACCAAGAACAACAACCTATCAAAACCCTATACTAAACTATTTCTACGCAAACGATCCTGCAAATATAGGTTTTAATTTGTATAGATTAGCAAAATTCCAAAAAGACATTAAACCATACGAAGTATACATGTTAGAAAATGTAGATAGAGATCAAATTTCAGCATCCATAGTCAGTGGTACTTCATTGGATAGAACTGCATGGCAACAAGTTTTGTCTGGAGCTAGAAAAGATATTATTCCAACAAAAGTTTCATACAGCGTAAACAATAGTGAAGTATTTTATCAGGCACAAAATGTTGCCTACGGCAGCATATATCTAACCACAAATATATTTCTAGATGAATCATTAGTTTTAACTAAAAACTTTGTCAAGTCATTGTCTGCCCAATATTGGGATATAAATATTTATCTAAATGGCGTTGAGCTGACTGGTAGTGGTTCACTTTCCCCAGGCGTGTTGACTTCGTCACTTACCTGGAACCTTAAGGCTGGACAAAACTCTATTGTTATGATTATAAATAAATCAACTAATGATACCTCTGGAGTAGAAACAACCTTTAATGGATCGATCTCCCTAATGGAAGGGATGTCCCTTGCTGACATACCAAATAGTGAAATATATAAAAACTATTTATCATATGTTAAGATTGAAGATTTAAGAAATAGATATTCTAATATAGACAATGTATTTTCAATAATAAATTGGGAAAATAATACTGAAATAGTCTATAGAAGAACAGAAGAAATAAAGACTGGAAGTAAGGTATACTATTTATTAAATGATTCCACTAAGCCAAATGGGGTCAGAGTTAGAGCAGACCTGCTCAGAGGCAACGATTCGTATACGGCACCTTCATTAATATCATATACTTTAAAGTTTAAGAACTAGGATTATCATGGCTATATCGTATTCAGAAAGCAACAAAAGAACAAATACTTTTGAACCCCTGGTTTCTAGGGTCAGACTTCCCTATAAAGGTCCTGTAAGGTCAAGTATATTTAATCTTTTCAATGACCAACTTTTAATGGATATACATAGACTAAACGATAAAACTTCTGAGTTAGAGGCTTTAATAACTACTTTATCAGACATGTCTAGGAATGATCTCAATCAGGCAACTCCTGATTACTATTTAAATGAAGATTTGTTGATGACGATTTACAGCCAGGAGATTTCTTACAATTCAGTATCTCAAGAATACGAAGTATCAATGGCCACCCCTTACTACAATGATTCTTTGTCATTTGACAAAGCTCAAAAGAATGCTTCAACAATAAGTTTTTTAAATAGAAAATTAGACTTAATTGAAGAAGCTTTGAGAAAAGAACAATAGGAGATTTAAATGTCAGAGTTTATTTATACAGAAAAAAAACCAGTTCAATATCATGGGCCGCTATCAAGCACGGATTTCAATGAGCGCTCAGAACAAAACTATGCCGACTTGGTTTATCTGTACAATAAGTATGGAGTCTTAGACAAAAAGATAACCGAAGTAATAGAAAGAGTTATCAAGGAAAACATATACCTTTCTTCTGCCCTATCTGATTTGAAAGATAGAATTAGAGTTATGGAAAGTATTAATACTAACCAAATTTCAATTCATTCAAAGTCTCAGATAAATTTATCAGCTTTTGCCAATACTAGCTATGCAATCCCAGCTTCTTTGGCGCTTGAATTTAATGATTATTACAATACCATAACTCTTCCAAAGGTATCAAGTTCTTCACACTCAAAAATAAAGTTTGTTAACTCGTCCAAGGGACAGGTAATACCAGACTTTCTTGAGACCAGAATAGATGCCAACCTAGTAGGTGGAGATGGTAACGGAGCTTTGATAGACACCACCCCAGTACAGTATGCATTTCTCAACCAGGCAGATAAGGTTTGGAGAAGAAATGTTATCTTGTCTGAGCCCAACCCATTTGGTGTTAGCATGTACCTGTATATAAAGATACCTACTGGCACCATAGGCAATTCGTTAGCTAACTATGTCTCATTGGCTCCGTACCCGAGCAATGGAGTAGACGTCGTAAGAGTGGAATACACAACAGCTGTTTCCCCGACTCTTACTGACAAGGACACATACCAAAGTTTTAACCCAGGCTACTACAATAACGAATATGATGCAGTAGGCAAGGTTGCGCCTGGTGGCTGGTCAACAGTTGGTTCTGATACAGTAGTTAATTCTGGTCCACTACAGTTCATCACGGCAGACAAAAGCATAACGGCAGTTAGAATACTCTTGAGACAGAGAAACTATATAAAGGAAAATAACTCCTACATATACACGTATGGACTCTCAGACGTTGACATTAGGTACGAAAAGTACTTGCCAACTGGCAAGACATTCATACGTTTTGATGCCCCAGTAGGCAATACCATCAGAGACATTTTAAACATCTCCCCTAAGATATACAACGTGTCACCAACAATGCTTTCAAGTATATTCGGCTATAGGATATTCTACCCAGTTTTGTCTGGTTCCCAGCCGACATACAGCCTGGTTAATCCACAGACTTCTGATCACGTCTATGTTGAGGTGACCCTGAATATGCTGGACGACATGATCGCCCCAGTACTTTCGGACCTTATAATTGAGGCAGATTATAATCTATAAGATTATGGTGAAAATCGATAATTGTTTTTACTATATGACATATCAGTTTAATTCAAGGAGATTATTAAATGGCTACTTTTTACGTTGGACCTAGACCAGTACTTAGGGGTCAAAGCACCGCTAATATGGTTAATCCATATTACACGATGACCGGCAAAGCAAAAGGCAAAGGCACCTACTCGTACTACCCGCTATACAGTGCCAGCCAGCTGCTCACAGGAGCTCCAGACAATGATCATACCCCAGGAACTGGACGTCACCCAGGCAACGTACTGTTGTCTCAGTTGTTCACTGGATCAACTCTTTATGCAGGAACTACTCCTTTAGGTGGAACCTTCCCAGATGGTAAGGCAACCTATGATGGTGCAAGATACAGACCATTTGAGTACAGAGGTCTCAGTACTGCAAAAGCACTTGATGGCGGTCACGCAGTTGACAGAGCCAACGACTATGCTTTGTATAGCAACTATAAGTTTGACGGAGTTGCCTCAGCAGAAGCATTTTCGGGGATGGGTCATCCTAAGAGAGTGACTGCATACAGCTTGTACAACAGTTACATCTTTGATGGTGTTACATCTGCAAATGTATTCACCGCAGATTATGGTCAAGCTAACGTAACAAGCGCTTACGGTAGAAACAAGAACCAAGAATGGAAGGGTGTTGCTTCGGCAAAAGCACTCTAAGTTAGACATCTAGATAGTTATCCTGCTATAATGAGCAGGATGAAAATATTGAACTCCCGCCCTTATCCAGGGCGGGATTTTAATTATAACAACAAGTTTATAACTTTTGATAGAATCAAAGAGGATTAAGTATGTCTATACAGGCGTTGGAACAATTTGTCACCACTGATGTTTTGACAAAAGACCTCGCAGCAAAGTATCTAACTTTATATCTTGGTGAAGCTGATTGGAAAGAAAAGATAGATCAACTGTTTGTTGTTCAAAAGAAGAAGTTAGGCGAAGACAAAGCTAAGGATTTTGTAAAGAAGTCAATAGCCTGTGCTTGTTTATCACCAGTTATTAATAAATCAGCTATACCAGATGAAAAGCATGTGCTATTATTTTGGGTCAGTGGCTGGCCTCAATTCAATGAACGTGATTGGTTTGGTCTTTTTAGAGATGTGCTAAAGGCAGACATACAGATAGAAAAAAACAGATCGCTTATCTTGCAAGAGGGTGTCTTTGACCACATAGATATTCCTCCACTTACTAGACAGGCATATAATTGGTTGTATGAAAAGTTGGATAAAGAATCATTTTCTAGTCAAGATAAAAAAGAAGAAGCTGTGACAAAAATGAAGAACTTAATTAAGATATATGGTGGTGCGGTGATCTGTAATGTCTTTACTAATTATGCACTGAACACAGAAAAAGTTTTGAATTGGAGAAGTGGATACTTTATAGAAAGAGAAATACATAAAGTATATTCTACTGAGCAGATTATAAAAATAAAAAGAGCAGAGATACATAAAACAAACTTAAATTACATAAAGAGCATTAAATAGGAGAAAAAATGTCAGAAGAAATTGAAAACGGAAACCCAGACCTCGTACCATTAGCCAATAAGATATCATCGATGTTCTCATTCAAATTGACGGATGATTTTATATCTAGTTACAAAGATAAGTTTGCCCCATTTGGCTACAGAGATGCTGGAGGTAACTCAGTAGGAGAAATAACATTCCTTAGAACTTACTCCAGACTCAAAGAAGATGGGACTAAAGAAACTTGGTCTGATGTTTGTGAACGCGTTATCAATGGCATGTACTCCCTGCAAAAAGATCACTGCAAGAAGAATAGACTTCCATGGAATGACGCTAAGGCACAGGCTTCAGCTAAGGAAGCTTTTGACAGATTGTTTAATTTGAAGTGGACACCACCAGGCCGTGGCTTATGGGCTATGGGTACGAATATTGTCAACGTACAAAAGAACTCTGCAGCTCTTCAGAACTGTGCATTTGTTTCTACTGGTGAAATGAATAAATTCAATCCAGCAAAACCATTCGCTTTCTTAATGGAAGCATCGATGCTTGGAGTTGGCGTAGGATTTGACGATAAGGGCGCAGATAAAGACTTTGTAATCTACGAGCCTAAAATTGTTGATGGTAGTGCACCTTTGGTTATTGCCGACACTAGAGAGGGTTGGGTTGAGTCGATGGCTATGTTGCTGAACTCATATCTAAAGCCAGATCAAGAATCAATTAGATTTGACTACTCCTCGATAAGACCAGCTGGCACACCAATCAAAACATTTGGAGGTGTAGCTGCAGGCCATGAGCCACTAGAGAAGCTCCACAAGCACATTGTAAAGATGTTTAGCGGTCGTAAGGGAGAGAAGCTTACCCGTGTCGATATTGCGGACATAGGCAACGTCATAGGCGTCTGTGTGGTCTCTGGCAACGTCCGTAGATCAGCTGAGCTACTCATTGGCCGTTTAGATGATGACAACTTCCTCAATCTCAAGAATGCTGCAGCGTTTCCTGAAAGAAACTCTTATGACAGAGACAATCCAGGTTGGGCTTGGATGTCCAACAACTCAATAGAAACATCTGTTGGCGTGGATCTATCCAACATCGTTGAAGGCATTTCCCTTAATGGTGAGCCAGGTGTTCTATGGATGGATATGTCACGCAAGTATGGAAGATTGGCTGATCCACCAAATAATAAGGATCACAGAGTAGCGGGGTATAATCCATGCGCAGAGCAATCCCTAGAGTCATACGAGTGCTGTACGCTTGTGGAGACCTATCTCAACAGACATGACAGCCTAGAGGATTACAAGCGCACCTTAAAGTTTGCTTACCTCTATGCAAAGACGGTAACCCTCTTGCCGACACACTGGGAAGAAACTAATGCTATCATGCAACGTAATCGTCGCATTGGAGCTTCTATGTCAGGTGTAGCAAACTTTGCTGATCGTGTTGGAGTTCCTGCATTGCGCGAATGGATGGACCAAGGTTACAAGACAGTTCAGCGTTATGATAATGTTTATTCTGAGTGGCTTGGAATTCGTGAATCGATTAAGATGACGACAATCAAACCATCTGGAACTGTATCTATTCTTGCTGGTGAATCACCAGGCGTTCACTGGACTCCAGGCGGCAAGTACTTTAACAGAACTATTAGGTTCTCTAACGATGACCCTATGCTTCCGTTGTTTAGAATGGCTAATTACAGAGTAGAACCAGCTTCAGAATCTCCGGATACAACTTCTGTAGTTTACTTTCCAATTAAATCACAAGCTGCAAGAGCAGAGCGCGATGTAACAATCTTTGAAAAGATGTCGTTAGCTGCAACTGCACAGAGATATTGGTCAGACAACTCTGTATCTGTAACTATATCGTTTGATAAAGACACAGAAGCACAGCACGTTGGTACAGTTCTTCATATGTATGATGGTCAGTTAAAGACTGTATCATTCCTCCCAAGTGGTAACGACACATATCCGCAGATGCCATACACTCAAATTACAGAAGAGGAATACACAGCAGCTACGCTGGCCTTGTTCCCAATAGATCTTTCGGGAGTCTATGCTGGTATGGCAGCTGATGCCATAGGTGAGAGTTATTGTACAACTGACGCATGTGAAATAAAATTCATTAAGGACAATACTAAATAATATTTCTGGTGCTATAATAGAAGTATGGAAACAGAAGATTTAGTTTCGGTATTAGATAACGGATACGTAAGACTCATTGACTCAATGGGCTCAGACTTATCCGTTGTCAATGCTGCAAGAGCATCATTTGCAAAAGAATCAAAAGAGTGGTCTTTAAAAGATGGGAAGCTATTAGAGTTCCTTGTAAGAGAAAATCACATGTCTCCTTTTAGACATGCGTTTGTAACTCTTGAGTTTAAAGCGCCATTGATGGTAGCAAGACAGCATTGGAAATATGTTGTTGGCTCTGATCATACTATGGACTCATGGAATGAATCATCCAGAAGATACATTACGATGGATCCAGAGTTTTATGTGCCAGAACCAGACGAATGGCGTCTTGCTGCAGAAGATAAGAAGCAGGGTTCCTCAGGCTTTGCTGGACCTTGGATTGGTTCCACCTTGACAACAGAGCTTAAGCAATTAGTTGATAAATGCGAATCGATTTACAATATGGCTCTTGATAATGGTATAGCTCCCGAGCAGGCTCGTCTATTTCTCCCTGCATACGGCATGTACGTGGTTTATAGATGGTCTTGCAGCTTGCAATCACTAGCTCTTTTTCTTAGCCAAAGATTATCAGAAGATTCTCAGCTAGAGATACAACAGTACGCAAATGCTGTGTATACTCTAGTAAAACCAAAATATCCAGCATCTTTTTATTCACTCTTAGGACTCTAATGGCCGCAGGTAAGTTAAATTATATTGTCGTATATCCAAACATCAGTCAGGTTTACGGCTGTGCATCTAAAAAGATTGCTTTAGAATCAGCCCCACCAGAAGGTTGTTCTTTGGAAGATAAGAAGATATTATTCATAACATACGAACCAGATAACGATTCTCTTTCTGTGTACCAAGTACCAAAGGAAGAAGTTATGAGCGCTGAGATAAAAGAAAAGAAAGCAAATGACTAAAAAGATTCACGAAAAGAAAAAGGTCAACGTAAAACTTGAATCTGGACAAACATTCTTAGTTGCTTCGATAGAAGAAATGCTGCAAATAGCAAATGCCTTGGTGCACTTGTCATCGTCAACAAAAGATGAAAAAGAAAAACTAAAATTAATTATGTTAAGTGAAGAAGCAATAAAAGCTATAAATGAAAATCAATTTATTAGTAGAAACATCGGTGAAGATGATGAGTGGTAAAACAATAGCTATATTTGCGGGGTTCTTTGTGATCGGAGTTGCGCTTGGCAAGGCAAAACAAAACGCATTCAGTAATAATGTCAGCAAGAATAAACTTACTACAGAGCAATGCCTTAATAGATTAAGTGAGTTCTGCATTGACGATCCAGATTCTGCTAAAAAAGACTTTTTTGAGTTCATGGAAATGGGCTTTACGCCAGAAGAATCTTTTGAGATTGTTTCAGCCAAGGAAGTCACACTGTGATAGATCTTTGCGTAGTCAATTACAACACCAGACCGTTACTACAAAGACTAGTAGACGAGCTGCATAAGGGCGTAGATTCATCCAACAAGAATTGGAAGCTCTACATTGCAGACAATGATTCTTCTGACGACACCATACAATGGATTAGAGAGAACGATTCAAACTATAGTATAGATAGAATATTTCTTAATAAGAACATAGGCTACTCAGCTGCATGCAATCAACTGGCAGCTCATGGCACCGGCGATATCATTGCACTTTTAAACTCAGATGTATGGTTTACCAACGAGGATATCAACGCCGTGCAAAAAATATTTGATGACAATACTGACATCCATATCTTAGGCCCTAAACAAAGAGATGAGTATGGTCTAATCAGACATGCTGGAATCATTGGTTCGAACACACAACCAAAGCACAGAGGTTGGAATCAAGCAGATCAAAAAGACGAGCTATACAAAGACCGAGTACCGTGCGTAACAGTATCTGGTTCCGCATACTTCATTAGAAGATCAGTTTGGGATGCCCTAACAAACGATGAAGAGTATAGAAAGATGTACCCTGAGGCAATAGGAGCTTTCCTACCAACGCCTCATTACTACGAGGAGACTTGGTGCTCCTACTTCGCACGTCATCGTGGCTACAATGTAGTGTATGATGGTAGCGTGTCAATCGGTCACAGCTGGCATGCATCATCACCAAAACCAGGTGAAGGCTACAGTCATGCTGATGCCCAATTTAAAACAAGTCAATCAATATTTCGCAAAGCCTGCGATTCCATTGGGATTGATCGCGACTAAAAAAAAAATCTAATAAATATTCTCTGTACGAGTTGTTTTACTCAAAGATATACGCTACAATATAATACATGAAGAGAAATTCTCTTCATCTATGAACAAGAAATTCTTGTTTCTAGACTAAAATAAAGAGGTAATAAAATGTTAGTAACAATTGATCAAACGCACCCTTCCATCTCTGATGGAAGTAATAGAGTGATAAATAATGAAGTAAAATTGTCTTATTGGGCTCATACTTCAATGAAATCACCAATTACCAACGAGCACATTGGCGATAATTTAAGAGTCCATCAAGTTTGTGTGGCACACTCTAAAGTCCCATTTGATATACCAAATAAACAAGCTCGTTCAGCAAAGTTAAATAAATCATTTCACAAACAAATTGCATATGGATTAAACAATCCAGATTCCTCTGAATTTACAGCTGGATTATTTCATCTCCGCAGTCAAGGAATTGTGATCATTGCAGAAAGTTTTGAACCAATATCAGCTCAACAAAAAGAAGGCTTACTAAAGTTTGGAATGCATGGAACCATTATTGACGGTGGTCACAATTATAAGATAATTACTTCTAACAATGAAGATTATATTAATGGAAAAATTTCTATAGTTCCAGATGAATATGTTAATTTGTTTATTATAACTGGGTTAAATAAAGAACTTTGTCCTGAAATAACAGAGGCTAGAAATACAACTCAAAAACAACAAGCGATTTCTCTTGCAAATTATCGAGGAGAATTGCAATTTTTACGAGACATTTTAAGTTCAAGCAAACAAGTAGGGATGCCAGATTACACTAGACAAGTAGCTTTTTATCAAAATGCTGATGTAGATGATGAAAATCAAATTTTAAGTGCAGCTTATCTCTTGAAAGTATTAACAACTTGCGACTTAATAGGTTTTCCAGATGGGTCTGACCATCCGGTTGAAGCTTACAGCAGTGTGGAAAAAATAGTTAATAGAGTTTCTTCTAATCAAGAAAACTATATTGCAATGAGCGAAATTGGTTTAGATATATTTCGCATTAGAGATTATATTGTTGCTCACTCGGCATCTTGGTTGAGTAATGTCCACATAATCTTTGACACTAAGAAAAGTCAGTTAGATAATCTAATTTTCCTAAATGGCCAAAGCAAACAACACGCTGTTTTAGCAACAAAGCTTTTAAGAGAACCACTTGCTTACCCGGTTTTATCGTCTTTGAGACAGTTTATGAAAGTAGTTGATTCTTCAGATGGTAAAAAAATTGTCTGGAGAGACGGCTATAATGTCGGACAAATTATGCAGATCTTAGACGATGGATTAGGTGAAACATTATTGGAACGAGTGTATAGATCGTTCACCGAAAATCCAACTGGATCAAATATAGTTTCAGTAGCTAAAAACAAATACGTTTGGGCACAGACATACAGTGCTGTTTCAACTTATTTGCTGGATAAATTACGCGGTTAATATCTAATACAAAAACAATTTCCCTGCCAGCTCACGAAGGATAGAGCTGGCAGGGATTTTTATTTTAGGAGAAAAATAATATGACAATATTACCAGCAGAATGGGTTGGCAAAGCCGCACATGACAAAGACGGGATGCTAACCATTGGCACAGGAGATAAAGTAGTTAAGCTTTACTTAAACAAAGGCACCATGCCTAGATGGTGGAAAGACGAATGTGTAGATGTTTATGTCCGTCGATTTGCCCATGACCTTAGCATCTATGAGATAATGATCGCTCAGCATGACGGCTATGCTCAAGAAGAGTTAGACGATGAGAACGAAGAGGCTGAACGTTATCCACTTGGGCCAAAAGAATATTGGAGAACCAAACAGGTTGGAAAATATTTTTATGGACCTGATAAACACTTAATGACAAATGAAGACTTTGAAGCTGAGTGGGCAGAACGTGAAGATTACGATGAAGAGTGATATAATATACAAAACTATAGAAAGAGGATAAAATGTCAGATCAATTTAATGTTTACCTTTACAATGCAGAAGTAGTTAAGATAGTCGACGGAGATACTTTTAAGATTAATATAGATCTTGGTTTTGAAGTCCACATTGGACCAAAGAGCGTTAGACTATATGGTGTCAACACACCAGAGAGCCGTACCACAAATCTTGAAGAAAAGAAGATGGGACTTGCAGCAAAAGAGTTTACTGATCAGTGGATTAAGAAAGCTAATAATAAAGTAAAGATTGAAACTATCTTAGACAAGAACGAGAAGTATGGTAGAATCCTTGCTAGAGTATGGAACGAAGCTGGAGAATGTCTTAATACTGAAATTGTTAAGGCTGGATTAGCTAGAGAATATTTTGGCGTAGGCGACAAAACTTTTGAGGAATTTAAGAAGGCATAATGCAAACATTTTTACCATACGCAGATTTACAAGAGTCAGTTCGGGTATTAGATTATCGTAGACTTGGAAAGCAACGAGTAGAAACTTTCCAAGTCTTAAACATCTTACTTGATCGCACTCCAACAAAAGGTTGGCGCAATCATCCGGTTACTGTTATGTGGACCGGCTATGAATCAGCTCTACAGCTCTATCAGAACTACACCATCCAAGAGTGGATTAGCAGAGGTTACAAAAACACCATGCTATTAGAAGAAATAGACATAAATTCAGTAGTTATGCCACCATGGTTTGGCTTAGAAGAATTTCATCGTTCACATAGGTCTAATTTATTGCGTAAAGATTATGAATATTATTCCCAATATTTTGACGAAGATCCTAATCTTCCATACTATTGGCCAGCTAAAGAGGTAGCTAATGCAAACTAGAGTGTTTTTATCAGGCGCTATAGAAGATGTTCAATCTGATTTTAAGTATAGTTGGAGAGACGAAGCTACTGCGCTTCTAGATCATAGAGGTTTTAAGGCAGTCAATCCAATGGACTATGCTCTTGAGGAGGAAGACTCTGAACCAAAAGAAATAGTAGATAAAAATCTCTTCTTGCAAAAAAGCTGTGACATTATTTTAGTAGAATATAGATTACTTTATAGAGCATACATAGGTACAGACTTCGAAATGACCTGGGCACACTTCAACAATCAACCAATAATTGTTTGGGCGCACCAAGATTTGCAGCATAGAAAATATCTTAAATTTCTTGCTACAAAACTTGCAGACACACTAGAAGAAGCTGTAGAATATATATCCAATACATATCCATCCAATAAATAAAAGGAAATAAAATGCCAGAGAACAAATTCAATTACTTTGCTGTTGTTACAACAACATTGGTAAAGGCTAAGAACAAAGAAGAAGCACAGAAGGTTGCCTCGAATCGTCGTGGCGTAACTGGTGAGCGTTTGTTCCAATCAACTGATATTGAGCGTATTTCTTCAGTAGAAGCACGCAAGCAAATCGAAAAGTTGGGCGAGTAATTTATTAATCTGTGGGGCTGGACTAACCTTCAGCCCCACATTATTTTTGGAGTTTTATGATAATAGCTCAGATGGTTGGAAGAAATGAATCTTCCAAATACTTAAAAGAAGTGCTAGAAAGACTTAAACAGCAGGTAGACAAGATAGTCTTCACTGACGACTGCTCGGAAGATGACACGGCAGAAATAGCTGCATTGTATGCACACGTATACGTAAATGAAGAACCACTTTTCACGGTTAACGAAGGGGCCCTGAGAGCAAAAGCTTGGTCAAATTTAGAACAGCACGCTAAAGAAGGCGACTGGATTATAGCTATTGACTGTGACGAGATGCTTTACGATGCAAAGGATATAAATACTGTATCCGTTAAACATGTTCTTGATCAGTCCCCATATGACGTAGTAAACGTTCGCTTCTACCACATGTGGAATGATACTCAATACAGAGTAGATAAGCTTTGGGCACCAAATAATAGTTCTAGAATTTTTAGATTTAAGAATGGTGGAAAATTCTTAGACAGAAAATTAGCTTGTGGTTCAGAACCTACTTATGTCGTAGAAGATATAAGAAGAAGAAATTACTGGGTTCATTCAGGTCTTGTTATGCAACATCTAGGCTATACTAGAGATATAGATAAAGAGTTAAAGCATACGAGATATATGAATTTAGATAAAGGCGAGTTCCACAACATTAAACATATCGAGTCAATAGTAGATCCTAATCCAACTCTTATAACTTGGGGAAATTTCGGAATATGAAATCACATAACGCAGTAGAAACAATTAAAAAAGTGTCCTTAATGTTAGAAAGAAAAGAGAAGTTTGCTTTTGTAACATATACAAGATCAGCAATCTTTACTTTGACTGGAGAACTAAAAGGAGAAAAGAAGCCACCAAAGAACTTTGTCAAGCTTCTTTCTGACGGTATGCAAAAGAAGGATCCTAATTTCATCAAGGCCGTACAAAAAGATCTAATGCTTTCAAGCATGGATAAGCTAGCAAGCCTTAATATAAAAGGTGTTGAATTTTACGATCCAGCTTTCTTGGAGCTTTACATCAATAATAACTATGATGTATTCAAGACTTTTACTTCTTGGTACTTTAAGAATACAAAAGCTATTGTTGTATCATTCCAGAATCAAAATTATATAGGAAAGTATTTTTCTCCTGATTCTTTGTTTATTCAAGTTCCTTATAATGACTTCTACTCTAGAATAGAATCTATTACAGAAGAGATAAAGTCGCATAAGGATGAGTACGATCTGTGCATCTTTGATTGCCCGATGTTAAGCGCTGCTTTAGCAGTACAAGTTTGGGACAATACAGACATGTCAATTATTGACCTGGGTAGAACCCTAACTGTGGCTAGAGCATTGGCAAAAAATAATGACAGAGCGAGACAATAAGGCTTACGCCAATTTAAATGCAAAGATAATTAATCTGCTGTTTGAGACTGACAAGTCTATAGCAAAAGTTGCAGAAGAATTGTTTATAACAAGTGAACAACTTAACAAGGCTATAACTAGACTTGGTTTAGGTTGGGTGAAAGACCATAGACGTAAGATGTCTAAGGGTCAGACTGTGTTAACAAGCATAATGCAAAAGCTTTTACCTAACGAAACAATAGTTAATGAATATCACTTGGGTGAAAGACTTAAACTAGATGTGTACTGTCCTAAATATAAGTTGGGTGCAGAGTTCCACGGCATCCAGCACTTTCAATACACAGAAAGATTCTTTGATACAAGAGATGATTTTTTAGAAGCTCAAAAAAGAGATCTAAGAAAAATACAACTCTGCGAAGAACAAGGTATTGCACTTGTAGTTTTTAGGTACGACGATAAGCTTACTGAAGAGTCAGTTTATGATAGAATACTTACCGCGATCAAGACTACTGGCACAGAGCCAACAGTTAAGAAGCGAAAGAGCATTAAAGATAACCCGACTTATCAGATAGCCAAGAAGAACAATTCTAAAAAGAAAAAAGCCATATACAAAGAGCTAAAAGAAAAGCGTAAAAATGACAGAAAACCAAACTGAAGACAAACAAGAGTATCCAATTGAATACCAAGTTTTTGCTCTGTCATTCAAGAACCCAGGTTCGATAGCATACTTTGATGCACAGTTGCCAGACGAAGTTGTAGGTGCAATACATGGGCAGTCTGGGATACATGAGTTCTATAAAGCAATGCTGTCTTATTTTCATGCAACCAAGCGTGAGGTCGTAGAGCCAATTGCATTTAAATCTTGGTTAGAATCTGAAACAGATATCCATGCAGCTCTTGGTGGATCTTCTGGTGTAGATACAATGATCAATGCTATTCTGAATCTAGAAACATCAGATCATGAATCTATTTCTCAGCTGCTAAAGCATAAGGCTAATAAAAGAAAGCAGTTGGACATACTCCAAGAGTTGCAAATCTTGCTTGTCCAAAAGGGTGAGAAGAATAATAAAGATGTAGCAAGAATCTCTGAGATAACTGCAGAGATAAAAAACTTAGAAAATGATTTAAATTTTAACCCACTTGACAGTGTTGCTACTGCTAATGATATTTCAAAAAGAGCTGCTTCCCTGTTAGAGATCCCAAGCTTTTTGCCGACACAATACAAGTCCCTCAATAGAGCTATGGGCTATACCGACGATGGTGGCTTCTTTAGAGGGGCAGTGCATGCCATAATCGCTCCATCGGGCAAGGGTAAAAGCACATTTGCAAAGTGCCTGATTAATCATTGGGCAGACACAGGATACAAAGTCTTGTACGTTAACTTTGAGGAAGCTGTTCCGCACTGGGAGCGTGTACTCATGACCCAGATCATTGAGAAAAACGTCTATGCTGAAGCAGCTAATTGGAGTGACAAAGAGAAGGCACAAAACTTAGCTAAGTTTAAAGCAAAGCTAGATGAATGGGGAGATAGATTCATGGTGAAGCATGACCCAGACACCCCATATTTTGAGGACTTAGAAAAGTGGTTTAGAAGTATAATGGGTCATTCAGAACTTGTTCCGGACGTTATTGTTATTGACACAATACAATCGATGTTTACCAAAGGTGGAAAGGGTAAGCCACGTTGGGGTGAGTTCGAAGAAATGATGGTTAGATTAGAAAAACTTGCGAGAGACATGGATTGTGTTTTAATAATTACAGCTCAAGAAAACTCGAACAGAATGAAAGAAAGAAGAGAAGTAGTACAACAGTCAGATACTGGAGGATCACTTTCGATCCAGCAGAAGTGTGCTGTAACTATCTTCATCACTGAAAAGAAATTAATCAGTGGAGATGATTCTGAAGATGAAAACATAATGCAGTTGCAGATTCCCAAGAACAGAATCACTGGCTCAACATACACATATAATTCTCCATTGGTTAAGTACGTAGATCAGCATAAGAAGTATGTGGAGTATGAACCAATAACAAGTGAGTCCTATTCAAAGATAGTCAACGCTGATGATATTAAAGAACTAATCGAGAGCATAAACATACTCTAAGGAAAATATGATACAAATAGAAACACAACAGTTAAAAGATTTCCAAACATGTGAAAGACTATATGATTTTAGGCACCTTGAGAAATTGCCAGAAACAATAGGTGAAAGAAAATTAAATTCACTTAAGTTTGAAACTACAATTAAAGCAATTGTTAATCATTTCTTTTATCAAAAACAAAATGGACGCACACCCTCGTATGCTTCGCTATTACATAAGTGGGAAAAGCTTTGGTTTCCTAAGGACACTACGCCCTACGACATTGTCCACGAACAGCACGAAAGCCTGTATGGCAACATGGCAAGCTTGACTAGCAAAGCTGCAGCAGTTCTGTTAGAGGTAGTAGAAAACTTTAGTGATCCAGATATCATTCCTATGGGCATAGGTCTTGAGTACACGGCTCCAGTAACACCAAACATCGGTGTCAATGACATGTTCGATCTTGTATACAAGAAAAACGGTAAGGTCTATGTTGTTAAATGGGTGTTCAATCATAAGCTAAAGTTTGAGAATAGTTATGTAATTGACTTTGCCCTTATGCATGTTGGTTATTTTAATAAGTTTGGCGATAGAATAAAAGACACCAAATTTGGCTACTTTGATTTAATGAATCAAAAGTCTGGGTTCAACGAAGTTGTTGTGCAGAAAGCTGATATAGAAGCTCTAAAGTACTGGTGTGATTCACTGCATGATGAAAAGATTTTCCCATCTAGAAGAGGGCTTACGGCATACTGCAAGGTATGCCCTTATGATAAGCCTTGTTCAAAGTGGGTTCTATGGGCGAAAAAGGAGAAAGACAATGGCTAAGAAAGATATTCTAGATGAGATACTTGCAGAAAAACCTGTGCTATCACAGATAAAAGAGGAAGATGTAATCTTGGAACCTTTACTTGAGGAGATAGGATTAATAGACGACGAAAACATAAGCTCATTTGTTAGATCAATCTTAGTAAGATCGACTGATTTTTGGCTAATGCCATCTAGCTTTTCTGGTAAGTATCATCCAAAGGACGAGCATGGAGAAGGCGGTAATGTCCTCCACACTAAGAGAGTGATGCGCGTTGCTCAAATACTTGCAGAGTCATATGGTTTAACTGACGAAGAAAAAGATATGGTGTTTGCTGCCGTGCTACTCCATGATATTAAAAAGGGAAATAGATATGGAGATGATACAAAATTTACCTATGATCCAATGCATCCATATACTGTTGGGCAGTTCGTCAAGAAATGTCAAGACGAAGATAGAAAGTTTGCTTCAGAGTCTCAATCATCTACCCTGTATCTAGCTGAAGATATCGTACAATCTATACTTAGATTAGTTCGCTGCCACTTAGGGCCATGGTCACCAGTTCCTGAGACTAGTCCGGTCACATACCTGGATATGATCGTTCATATTGCAGACAATATTGCATCCAAGGTAGACTATGTTGTGGATGGTAAAGACATAAAAGAAGATAGATGGAATGTTTAACGTCGATACAGATAATATTCTATTAAAAAGATTTACAATTGCTAAAAAACTAGAGTATTATATTGAGGAATCTATATATTATAGAACTCACTCGGACTCAATCAATATTAATTCAAGAAAGGTTTTGTGGCGTATTCAAGACGCCGAGGGAAAAACTCAGATTAAATGAAAATTAATAAAGATAATAAATTCCTATCTAACTGGAGCCTATACGAGGTAGCTAGATATGTTCCATCTCTAGAAAGAGTTATACGAGATAAGGACAAAATTATTTCCTTTGAGGAAGTTCCAGACTATGCCGAAAAGAATAACAATATAGGCATATACACTTCAGTATTTGCCTACGACACCGCAGAGTTTACAAAAGCTAGTAGGTTGGGTCCACTCTATTTTGATATTGACAACAAAGATTTTGGTATCGCTCAGCAAGATTGTATTAAGTTATACGAACATTTATTGAAGTATGTTCCAGCTGAATCAATACTTGTTTACTTTACTGGTAAAAAAGGTTTTCATATAGAGTGTGAACCAATCGCCCTTGGCATAAGCCCAGGCAACAACCTGCCAAAGATATTTAGATATATAGCTACAGATATGGTCAAGAAGCTGTCATTGACAAGCTTAGACTTTAGCGTGTATGACCTTAGAAGAATGTGGAGATTACCTGGGTCTATTCATCAGGATACAAAGCTTTACAAGACACTTTTAAATCCGTTTAATGGTGAAAAGAATTACGCCTACGAAGAGTTTGACGTTATTAAAGAGTATGCATCACAAAAAAGATCACTAGATGTAGCTGAGCAGGTTTTTAGTTACAAAGCAAATGAATGGTACAGAGAAAATATCTATAACCTAGAAGAAGATTCTAAGAAGAAAGATAACCCTTTAGACTACTTTAACAAGTATGGTTCAAAAGCTTTCAAAACATTAGCACCGTCAGCAAAGGTATTCGATAAAGAAGCATTGATACATAACTGCAGCGCCATTAAACGATTGCATGAGCAAGCAGAAGAAAGCCATTACCTTGAACATGAAGCTAGATTATTCCTCTGTTCTATCTTGACCTACACGGAAGATTCAATCAAATATCTCCATGAGATTTTAAGTTGTTGTCATGATTACAATTTTGAAAAGTCTTCTGCTCATATCAATGATTGGATAAAGAGAAGACAGATGGGCATTGGTGGAAGACCATACACATGCGAACGAGCTAACTCTGTGGGTGTAGGTTGTGGTGAATGTAATTTAGAAAAGAAAAACAAATGGGCTCAGATTGGGAACAAGTATGTTGAGACTACAGAAAAGTCTTCGCCATCACCAATAAGATACGCATATAAGACGACCAAAAAGGAAGATTAAGTATGAACATAAGAAATCCAGATGACGTAATCGGAGTGTGCTCCGAATGTAAATCAGATCAACCAATGAGATATATGGAGAACAGCCCATTTGCCCAAGAGGGCAAAGCAGTTACCTGTAAATACTGCGGAGGTGTAGTTATCATAACGTATAGAGAAACCAGAGACGACTCCCTTAACAGTTCAGACAGAGAAAGAGGAATCTAATTGAAGAATTGGACTAACCTCCACAATCATACAACCTACTCCATGCTAGACGGGCACGGGAAGGTAGAACAGTACTTTGCGAAAGCAAAGGACCTAGGAATGGTTGGACTAGCCACCACTGATCATGGCAATATACACTCATGGTTAGACTTCTACGACGCTGGAGTGGCAACAGGGGTTAAGCCAATACTTGGTTCTGAATTTTATCAGGCTAGAAAAACTAGATTTGATAGAGACGAAGAAGAAAGATCAGGACCTGCAAAAAATGAATGGGAACAACGTGGCCCGTACCACATAACTATTCTGGCTAAGAACAACGAAGGTTATCATAATATTATCAAGATATCCTCTAAGTCATACCTAGAGGGATACTATGTCAAGCCAAGAATTGATCACGAATTAATTGCAGCACACTCTTCTGGCTTAATAGTTTTGTCCGGATGTCTTAATGGCGAAGTGGCTCAAGCCCTCTTGAGAGGTGACACCAAGTTTGCCTTAGAGTCAGCCGCAAAGATGCAAGACATTGTTGGGAAAGAAAATTACTTTATTGAAATTCAAAACCATGGTCTTGCTGAGCAGATTAAAATAACTCAAGGCTTAATTGATATTGCACAACAGATAGGGGCAAAGGTAGTGCCAACTGGTGACTGTCACTATGTGCACAAGGAAGATGCTAGAGCACATGACATTATGTTGTGCGTGTCTACCAACTCTAATATAAATACAGAAAATAGATTTTCTTTTAGTGGAGATAATTTCTATCTAAAATCTTATGACGAGATGGCACTAGTATTCCCTGAAGATTGGTTAAAAAATACTTTAGAAATATCTTCAATGGTTGATGTCAACTTAAAGTTTGGTGACCTCCACTTCCCGCACTTCCCATTGCCAGAGGGCACCAACACAGATGACCATTTAGATTTACTGGCCTGGGATGGACTTAAGAAAAAGTATGGAGATCCATTACCAGAAGAAGTGCTCCATAGGGCTCAGCATGAGCTTAGAGTGGTTAAGGAAATGGGATACCCAGAATACTTCTTGGTTGTTTCCGATTTAGTTCAATGGGCTAAGTCTAACAACATTAGAGTTGGATGGGGCAGAGGCTCTGCTGCAGGAAGTATCTTGTCGTATGCATTGGGGATTACTAATCTTGACCCACTTAAATTCGGGTTGATGTTTGAAAGATTTCTAGTAGAAGGCAGAAAGTCGATGCCCGACATCGATCTTGACTTCGACGATAGGCATAGAGACAAGGTAATCAACTACGCTAGAGAGAAATATGGTGATGATAAAGTAGCCCATATTTGTACGTTTAATAAGACTGGGGCTAGACAATCTATACGTGACGCAGCGCGTGCCTTGGCCTACGATTTCATAGGTGGGGACAAGGTAGCCAAGCTGGTCCCTGCGCCTGTCCTGGGCGTTGCTAAGAGCCTCTCAGAGTGCATGGAGACACCTGAGTTCAGACAGATGTATGACTCAGATGACGATTCTAAATTGATCATAGACACAGCCTTTGGGTTAGAAGGACTCATAAGACAGACTGGCATGCACGCTGCAGGCGTTGTGATATCCAGAGAGCCTTTAACAGACTATCTTCCAATTATGAAAAAGGGAGTTGATAATCCTGTTATAACACAGTGGGACATGGGCAGAGTGGAACAGTGCGGCCTATTAAAGATTGACTTCCTTGGCCTTAGAAACCTTGGCGTGATTGACGAGTGCATTAAGTTAGTCAATAAAAATAGAGGCATATTGATAGACGTAGACAAGATACCCCTGGACGATTATAAGACGTATCAGGAACTTTGCAAAGGTAATGCAATAGGTGTTTTCCAACTTGAGTCAACTGGGATGCGTGAACTAATGGTGCAGTTGCAACCACAAGATGTTCAAGACATCATGGCTCTAATTTCATTGTATCGTCCAGGCCCAATGGGATCTGGCATGGACAAGTTATATATTTCTAGAAAGCATTCGAAGTCATCAATTCAATATGATCATCCTAATTTAGAAAAAGTATTAGGCCCATCACTAGGGATCATGCTTTACCAGGAAGATGTTTTGGGAGTCGCTAGAGAACTGGCAGGGTTCAGCACAGCAGAAGCTGATGACTTAAGAAAAGTAATTGGTAAAAAATTGATGGACAAGATCGCATTGTTCAGAGGAGAGTTTGTCAAAGGCTGCATGGAGAAGTCAGATATATCTGAGGACAAAGCAAATAAAATATATTCTGATATCGAATACTTCGGTGGGTACGGGTTTAACAGAGCACACGCAGCAAGCTATGCGATGATTTCATACATAACTGCGTACCTTAAGGCAAACTATACAGCGGAATACATGGCTGCACTCCTGTCTTCTGTTACTGGCAACAAGGATAAGCTAGCCTTGTACCTTTCTGACTGTAGAAAGCTTGGGATAAAAGTTTTGAGCCCTTCTATTAATAAGTCAGTAGAAGAGTTTACCGTAATCGATGAAGCAACAATCATCTTTGGGCTCTCTGCAATCAACGGCATTGGCTACGCAGTATCAGAGGCAATACTTTCCTCAAGAGATCAAGACAACCCTTACACTTCGATGCATGACTTCTTGAGACGAACTGGTCCAGCAGTACTAAAGAAATCAACCATTGAACACCTAGCTAATGCTGGTGCTCTTGACGAATTAATTAGTGAAGTATATGACCAGGACTTCGGAAGACAAACCGAGCTTACTATTTTAGAAAAAGAAAAAGAAGAGCTAGGGATATACGTTTCCAAGAATCCAGTTGATGGTGTTTGGGATCTTCTTTCTAAAAATATAGATTATGAAATCATAGAAGTAGCAGATCTACAAGCTGGATCTAGAGTTAACTTAGGTGGAATCATTTCTTCGTCAAAGAAAATAATAACCAAAAAAGGCGCTAAGATGTATAAGTTTAATTTACAAGACATATCTTCTGACATTGAAGTTATAGTCTTTCCTAGAGAAGCAAAGAAGTTTGATGATGACTACTTCCAAAACGGTGACGTAGTTATGCTTACAGGAGCTGTGAACAAAGACGGAGATGAAGAAAACCTAATCAGTAAGATACTTTTAAACAGTTGTGAAAAATTAGATCTTTCAAACTTCTCTGGAGGAACACCTATCTATCTAGAAGTAGATTCTGATATAAGTGCAGAGACTTTAAAAAAGATGTATGCTATAATTAATGCAACAGATGGAGGCTCATATGTGTTTTTGTCTTACAAAGAAAACGGAAAAACTTTGAGCTTTAAATTTAAAAAGAAAACTTCTATATCAGTTAAAGATAAATTGAACTCATTATTATCGGAGAAAGTATGACAACTGGAAACTTCTATAAGAATCCTTCGACTAAAGACTGTTGGGTGTATTGCTCTTCTTGTAGCAGATGCCAGGACAAGGGAAGATATACCAAGTGCAACAAGTGCAGTGGAAGATATGACCCTAACGGATGCATAGATACGGACAACGGTGATTTTTGTGATTGCAAGAATGGAATTCTCCGCTGGAAGACAAAGAACGGGAAAGTCTTAATGTCTAGATTTAAGGCAAATCCGTTTAAGGGAAATGTTAGATATGAAAAGAAGTCAGAAGATGAAAGAGACTGGGATTCATACCTAAAGGACATGAGAAACAAGATGGGTGATCCAAACTGGAACCCAGTTAGCATTTACGAGGATTAATATGTTAGGAAAAGAAAACGGTAGAATGTTATTAAATAATGTCAAACTGATTGAATACGATCAGGGTGGAGATACCCAGAGCTTCTTTTTGCAACTGGGAGTAGTTGGTTTTTATGCTACAGAAGAAGAGTTACATGATGTATATGGTTTATTGAATTACTATTTCAATATAGATTCGGTAAACAATACAGTTATTTCAGTAGATTAGGAGAGTTATGTCTTGGCCATATTTAGAAGATGATTTTATGGAAATCGGCCATACTGGCTGGAGATCATTTGGTGAGAATTTGTATAAAAATATTTACACTGGAGAAATAATAAACGAAAACGGTGTAGAATGTGACGAAGACGGAAAAGCGATATCTGAAGATGTCGATGGAGAATGATGAAATTACAATTAATAGAAGATATAGACCCACTACAAAAGTTAACACTAACAGATTTTAGCTATTCAAGAATAGACACATACGAAATGTGTCCATCAAAGTATTTCTTTTCTTACATAAAGAAAGAGCCAAGACAGTTTAACGCTCCAGCAATTCTTCGGAAATATAATCCACTCCGTATTAGAAGATAACGTTTCAGATGTTAACCCCATAGAACATAGTTCTTTAATTGAAAAATACGAAGAGCACAATAAGTCTTTCAATCCCAACAACCAGATCCCTCAAGTTCTGCTTGACGCTGGGGCAACTATATTAGATGACTTCTTTGACCTGTATGGTGGAACTACTTTTAATGTTCACAAAAAAGAGCTTGGGTTTAGCTTTGTTTTAGGAAACTATTCTATAAATGGATTTATAGATAGGGTAGATATCAATGGTGATACTGTAGAAATCGTCGACTACAAGACTGGTAAACGTGAGGTTGCAGCTAAAGACATACACAAGAACTTACAACTTGGTATATATGCATTGGCAGCATCAATGTTATTTCCAGGTAGTAAGATCAAGGCTTCTCTTCACTATCTAAGAACTGGAAGAATCAAATCTCACGAATACACAGAAGAAGATTTGGAACTTGCTAAGAGTTCTCTTATCGATAGAATCAATACGATAATGAATGACGTTAATTTTTCTCCAACAAAGAACGAAAGAGTCTGTTCTTTCTGCGACCACGCCCAGAGTGGGGCATGTGCTACTGGTGCTGTCAGATTGAGAAAGTTTAATAGGGCATAGTAAAAAGCCCCCTGGTTTCCCAGGGGGCTAATATCAATTAATGTATCTATTAGAACTGGATAACTGGGTTTTCGTCAGCTGAAAGAACCAAGTCAAAGTCAGACTCAAGAACAAACTTGACTGCTTCTTCCTGGCTTACACCAAAAGCGGTGAGTTCATTTACCGCAGAATCATTGATATTCTGTCTCATGCTGTTGAAAATTGTAGTTGTAATGGTCATTTTCTTTACTTTCTCCTGTTTTGCTTGTTTTTTTGTTAAATATAAAGTATAATATTTATTAGCGTTACCTTACAGCCGTAAAGGATATCAGATGAAGAACGTCGGTGCAAGCCCAGAGGATTATTTTTTTTCAAGGTCTCCTAAAAAAACACTGCCTAAATTTGGCAAGAAGAAAAAAGTAATTCCTACTGCTGCTGGCGATAAGAACACGAAGGGTAATGCGTACAGGCATACGAAGTCAGGTTTCAGAGAAGATCTAAACCTAAATATGAGATCTAATTGGGAAGCAAACATTGCAAGGATCTTCAGGGCTTATTCAATTGAATTTGAATTTGAACCAAAGGTTTTTTCATTTCCAATAAAAAGGGGAACTAAGGGATATATACCAGATTTTTACTTAACGGAAACCGAAGAGTGGTTTGAAGTAAAAGGATATCTGGATGACAAAAGCAAGATTAAAATCAAAAGGTTTAAAAAATATTATCCAGAAGAATTTAATAAACTTACCTTTGTCATAAGTAAATACTCATCGGACGCAATAAGATTTGCGGAAGAGTTGGGTATACCTCACGTAATTTTTTATGAAGACATACGAAGTGCTTACATGGACAAGCTTTCGATATGGGAAGGAAAGTAATGGCAAGTTTTAAAGAGCAATATTACAAGCTCGAAGAAGAAGAGATGCAGGCACTGATCGCAAAAGCTAAAGGTGGATCTGAAAAATCGCAAGAAGAATTACTCAAGGTGTTTAATAACTTCTTGAGCAAGTATGTTACCATGTTATACACACGGAAAGTATAGCTACAGTGACTACGATATAAGAAGGTTTATTTCCTTGTTTGTCAAAGACACATTCGTAAGATACGCGCTGATGAAGAATAAGCTTAACCAAGCAGGTTACAAGCATGTCAATGAATGCATCAGCCGGCATTCTTTACATGGTAAAAAGGTATTGTTCAGAAGAAGACATACAACAAACTGTAAGATTAACATTCTTTCAATGCATTAAAAGGTATGAGAAGAAGGATTCAGAAAAGGGTCCTATACCATTCAGCGCATTTTTGTATAGCTACTTTTTATATTTGTTGAAAAAGAATGTAGATACATTTTTGATTGATCAATTAGGAAGGAAATCATTTCCACTCTTAACCCAAGATGATATGTCTGGAGATGGAGATTCTGATGACAGTATCAAGGGTGGAGCTTACGTAGACACTATAGAGTATGCTACAATAGACCTGTTATTTGCATCTGATGTTGATGAGTTTTGGATTTCGGGAGAGGAAACAAACCCGCCATTTGATCAACTCACAGTGCAAGAAAGGCAACTGCTTAAGTGGAGATTCATAGATAACAAAAGATCTTCTGAGATAGCTATTAAGATAACTGAACATCCTAATACTGTAAGAGAACATCTATCTAAAATAAAAAGAAAAATACACGAAATCATATTGGAAGATGGCATGGACGATTACTTGTTCTTGACATCATTTAAGAAAGAAAAAGAAAAAGAAAAAGATGACTGAGTTAAATCATAAAAACCTTTTAATTAAATTATCAGATTTTTTAAATCCACAGTTGGAAGAACTTGTATTAACTTTTTCAGATCCTATAGCTCTAGAAAAGTACTATGTAGAGATACCAGATACAAACTACATTGATCTTACGCTGAATGATCTTGGGTCTTTGGTTGCTAGATCTTCAAATGTTTATGGGAGAGCTGCAAGATTTGCCGGCATTGCAAGAGCTCAATACAAGCTTCTTGAAGCCCAGTACAAGAGAGTTTATAAGGCGAATAGAATAGGGAAGAATGAAGCCGAACGAGAAGCGGCTGCAGCTGCAGCTGCGGATAACCAGTACACTGCGTTAGCAGCAGTTGAAGCAATCGTAGAATTGGCAGAGTCCATGGAGTTAGCGGCCAGAATATCTTCTGAGTCTTCTAGAAAACTTATGGATAAAGTACAAACAATGCAGGTAGCTTCTTCTAGAGAAGAAAAAGGATTTCTCTTAGAGAGAGATTTTTCTACATTTTAAGGACATCACATGTATATAGGTCATTATAAATCAGTTAATAAATCAAACGAATTATTTTCTTCTAAAAGAGATAAGTTAGATTTCCCAATGCAAATAGAGTACAAGGGAGATCTTTATCTTTTAACTACCACGCACATGGCTTCAAGTAAGAGTCAAGAAAATAATATAACAAGCATGGCAAAAAAACATAACATCCCTTTTAATATTAAGATTGATTAATGAATATAGAGGTATTTTGCGACGGAGCCTCAAGGGGACAAGGGCAAAAAAAGATGGGGGAAGCCGCCTGTGCTACGGTCGTGTACAAGAATAAAAAGAAGTTAGTCCAATTTGCAAGAGGACTTGGCGGAAGAACAAACAATGAGGCAGAATACGAGGCAGTAATAACTGGTCTTTTAATATGTATCATGTCTGATTTTATAGATCCAATAATCTATACCGACTCTGCAGTTGTAGCAAACCAAGTTAATAAAAAATGGAAGTGTAAAAACTTATCACTATTACCGCTCCTCATGACCATTGAAGAAATAAGAGCAGAGTATAGATTTAGATTAGTACAAGTCCCAAGAAACCTAGTTTGGGAACCTGATCATTTGGCAAATGAATTTTTGGATCAACTTCAGATACGAAAAGAATCTGAACTAGATAAGTGATACAATATTATCTATGAGCAAATCGATAATCAAAAATGGTCAACCAATTATACTGGGCCTAGCTGGGAAAGCTGGTTCAGGAAAAACTACTGTAGCTGAGCAGATAGTCCCCAAGGGGTCTATTGAATCAACCCAAGGATCAATTAAGTGGGACCACATATTCTATGCGCTTCCGTTATATGAAATGGCTTCGGTTAAAAAGAATATAATAGGCGTCAACGAACAATCAAGAAAGCTATATGCTATACATGATATCTTGTTTGATATATATGGTGGGTCAGCTATAGGCAACATTCCAAGCTATGAAGAATTTACCGAAAAGGTAAAACAAATACAAAGCTTGCCAATAGAGCCAGAGGGAATAAAGCCAAGAAAATTTCTTCAGAAAGCTGGAGACATTTGCAGAGAGTTTGACGCTGACTGTTTTGCAAAATGGGCAATCATAAAAGCAAATAGGATATATAGACAATACATAAAACAAAATGAAGAGTCTGATTTTGAATCAGACTTTGGTATAATTATTTCTGATGTCCGTTACCTAAATGAAGCGAAGAGTATATTGAAACAGCCGAATGGTTTTGTGATCGTATTCGATGCTGATGAAGATACATTAGATAACAGACTCATGAAAAGAGATGGTAAACTAATGTCTGGTGATGAGTTATCACACTCATCAGAAAGCCAGATTAATGACATTAAAGAAGTGGCATCAATCGTGATGAAGACAGATTCAATGTCTATTGAAGATCAAGTCAAAGAAACAATCAACTTTATTAAATCAATGAAAGAAGTAACTTATGCCTAAGATAACTAAAAATGCATTCGAAGAGACCAATGGGTCACCAATAGATCAGGCTGTGTCAAATATGGCAGGTCAGATTTCCCTGTCAAGTAGCCCCATATTCATATGTGGAGTAAACAGAAAGATTAATATTGGCAACTTTGAAAACGTAGACGTTTATGCGGGCATCACTATTCCCCTTGATGGGATTGATCCTCTGGATAGAGAGGCTTTTTCTGAGGCTGTTAAAGATGCTGCAGCCTATGGTTTTTCCTTAGTTTCTAAAGAAACTGGAGAAAGATATACACTTATTAAAGAAGCCCAACAGAGCAAGTAATTGCGTTGTTGACTTGCAAGTGTACTATTATAAAGGTATAATATAAATCCAAATATTAAAACAGAGGTAAAAATGTTTAAGAAAATAGCAAATAAAATAAAGTCAGTACTTTTCAAGGCACAGAATATCAAAGCAGACAGTGCCATGGCTAAGGCACAGGCCAAGTTAATCGACCAATTTGCTGATCAAGCAGATGCTGTTGCTGACATTGCAGTGGAAGCCGCAGAAAACATTGTTAAAGACGCAAAGAAGGAAGTGGCTAAGGCCGTCAAAGATGCCTCAAAGGCAACAAAGAAGCCTTCCGCAAAAGCTCCTAAATCAGCAGGCGCAAAAAAGAGTAGCCCAAAAAAGACAACTAAGTAATTATTTTTAATTACTATGTCTTTAGCTAAGTTTAGAAAAGTAACTAAAGGTGGGGTGTCACCCAAGAAACAATTGGGTGCACCACCAGATTTCAAACCTAAACAAAGCATTGAAACGAAAGATAAAAAATGACCAAAGATAGATTTAGTTTAACAAAAATGTTTTGGCATTTAGTTTTTAAGCTCTATGATATAGCAGAAGCTATGGATAGAAGGAAAGAAAATGGTAATAAAAAGTAAGATCTACATAGCTGGTCCTAGGATGGGGCAAAATAATTCTATGTACGGCATTGAATTAGGTAAAGCGCCAAAGCCAGCTAAGTCTTCTAAAGTTAAGAAAAATAAAACAAGGAAGAAAAAGTAATGGCTAAAACTGCAGCTTGGCAACGTAAGGCAGGGAAAAACCCTGAAGGTGGACTAAATGCCAAAGGACGTGCGTCCTACAAAAAGCAAACAGGTGGTACCCTTAAGCCACCAGTATCAGCTAAACAGGCTGCCAAGTCACCGAAAGCTGCTGCCAGACGCAAATCATTCTGTGCCAGGATGGGTGGCATGAAGGGGCCAATGAAAGACTCCAAGGGCAGGCCAACACGCAAGGCCTTATCATTAAGAAAGTGGGACTGCTAATAATATGGCTACAAAGAAACAAGTTTGGGACAAACCAAGTCCAAAAGCAAAGCCAAAAAAACTTTCTCCAAAAGCTAAGTCAAAGGCAAAAGCTATGGCTAAGGCAGCAGGTCGACCATATCCTAATCTCATAGATAATATGAGAGCAGCAAAAAGTAAGAAGAAATAATTTATTATAACCAAATAGGAGAATATAATGGCAATGAAAAAAGCAGCAAAAAAATCAGCAAAGCCAGCAGCAAAAGCACCAATGAAGAAGTCTGGGAAAAAGGCAGGCACAGGCATGGATATGACTCCAGCACAGAAGAAGCTTCCACCATTTATCCAAGCAGCAATCGATAAGAAGAAGAAGAAGAAGAAATAATTTTCTAATATGTCAAAGTATCTGCAAAGCTCAACACCTCCTCCAAACGAAGAGATAGTTAAGAAAGAACCGGCTGCAAAAAAAGCATCTAGTTCTAAAAAAGCTAGCAAAAAAACTAAAGAAAAATAAGTAAAGATAGTTTGATCCCCACCTTTAACGGGTGGGGATCTTTATGTTATAATGTATAATGAAATTTATTATAGATGGTTTTCCTAGACAGGCAAACACAACATTAATTAGATTAATAAAAAATGTATTTGGGAATGAAATAAGTAATGAATACCCTTCCCATGACTTGGAGTCAATTAAATCTGAGTTCGTTTTAGGCAGTAAAATTCTCTTTCCAACTAGGAATCCGCTAGACACAATTGGATCATTTGTCGGAATGCAGATGATTAGATTCCCGGAAGAACAACACCAACCAATGCTTGACCACACAATTAACCGCGCTTTAGACGGTTTAAAGTTATTTCAAGAATATATTATAGAAAATATAAACAAAGTACATATAATTAAATTTGAAGATATTATTAAAATGTCTGAAGATTATAAAAATCAAAATATTATAAATAATAGAGTTATAAATAAGTTATCAAAAGAATATACTTTAATTCCAACTCAAATAAACAACCAACTTTTTGATAGTCTTTCTGAATATTCAAGTACAAAGAATCCTGAAGTCGGGCAGGAAATATTGGGTGTAAGATTCAAAGAAAAATTCGATTTAATACTAAAAAATTATAATTATTTGGTAAATAAAAGCTACTAATATATGAGACCTTATAACAGATAGGAAATGACTATGAGCAAAGTTGCATGGGATTATATTGTTCCCGTTAAGTTGCCAGCAGACCTAAAAGGAATTGAACCAGGAAAACTTCCAGCTCATTTACTCCGCCCAATTGAAGCTGGCGGAAAGATGCACTGGCTTGCAGCAGCAGCCTACAATGCAATGGATGAAGCTGCAAAAGCAGAAGGCATAGAACTCAAGCCCACTTCAGCAGGTGACACATACCGTAGCTATGAGAGCCAGCTCGCCGGTTTTAAACAAAGATATCAGCTTGAGCCAGTAGTTGGGACAAGCACAAAATCCTTTGAAGGAAAGACTTGGTATCTCAAGAAAGGTATGGCCATGTTGGCTACTCCTGGTAAGAGCCAGCATAATTTGGGATTGGCTGTTGATATTGCTAATGCGTCAGAAGCAAAGCGCCTTAACTGGATGATCGCTAATGTAAAGAAATTTGGTTTTTCTTGGGAAGTTGTACCTTCTGAACCATGGCATCTTCGATATGTCAATGGTGATACACCTCCTCCTGCAGTTGCAGAATGGATGACAAAGAACAACTGGGCAAAGCCAGCAGGGGCTCCCGTAACAGCAGCAGGAGCCCGTGGAGAACATACAGCACTTCAGGAAGCACTGAAGGCTAAGGGCTTTTATAAGGGCAACATAGATGGATCTATGTCTCCAGAGCTACAAGAATCTGTAAAAGCGTTTAAGGTAGCCAATAAGCTAGCAGCAGATTCGGTTGTAGGACCAAAGGTCAAAGAATTGCTGGGTCTCTAATGGAAATTATCTGGGCAGCTGCAGTAACAGGAGCATTCAGCGTGCTCGTTTTGCTAATTGAAAAAGGTAGAAAAGAAAATGTTAGAGACCATGGTTTTGTCAAGGAACGTCTTGATTCTCTTAAGGAAGATATTGCCGACATTGATTCAGATATATCTGTTCTTGAGCACAAAATAGATTCACACATTAGCGACCATGCACAAGTTGCTATGATTGATTTTAGGCCAACTAGGAAACAAAAGGAAGCAGTAAATGGCCGCAAAAAAAGATAAGAAGTGGATTCAAGGTGCGATTAAAAGACCTGGCGCCTTTACCGCTAAGGCAAAGAAAGCAGGCAAGTCTGTGCCTGCAATGGCTGCCGCTGTCACAAAGAATCCAGATAAGTATAGCCCGTTAACTGTCAAGCAAGCAAACCTTGCAAAGACACTAAGAAAAATCAATAGGAAAAAGAAATAATTATGAATTGCACAAATAGAAATCATCACGTTTCAAATGAAGAAGCTTGCGTATCACACGAACAGCAAAACCAACATAAGCACCAGGAAGAAAAAAGAGATAACCATTCAAATACTCACTACCACATCAACAAAATGGCAGTAAAGGGTTGGTTTTTAAACTGTGTTTATCTTAGCCTTCATGCGGTAGAAATATATCTCATCATCAAGTTAGTGTGATAAATAACTAATCTTATAGTGGTATACTGTATATATGTCTGAATTCGGAAAAATATACACAGATAAATCTTACCAACAAATTTGGGATGAGTCAGAAGCGCTTTATGCAGACCTTCTTGAGCATAAGGTTTTGGTCTTCAAGAATATAGAAACAACATTTGAAGATCAATTAAAACTTATGGAGCATTTCTATCCTAACTCTAATCATATTAGGCTTTTGATAGACGTTGATCACAAACCATTGTTTGAATTATTTGAAAAAAATAATCAACAATTACCAAACGAGGGGCAACATTTTGCTCGTTGGCACACCGATGATTCTTGGCTAGAAGAAGTCGTAGACATAAACTGCATTCACATGTATCGTTTAGTACCGGGATCAAAAGGTGGACAAACTAGATTCGTAGATCTAGAAAAAATTTATACTCTCTTAGACGAAAGCACTGTAAACTTTATTGAGAATATAAAAGTAGCGCTTCAATGGAGTGCGGATAATAAAAATGATCCAACATACAGAGCCTCAACAGAAATTCATTACCACAGTACATTGAGAACTCACCCAGAAACTGGAAAAACTTCAGTGTACTATCCAGGCTTGACGACAATAGGCAAAGATCAGGATAAATGGTCTGACTATACCTATTTGTTACTAAAGCTATTCCAAGATAAGGACAATATTTTTTCTCTTGATTGGGAAAAAAACGATTTAGTTATATGGGACAACCGATGCACAGCCCATTGCTTAATGGGTGGGTTTGAACTTGGTACTAGGGTGTTTAATAAAATTGAGATAGGAAAATCAAAGCCTTCTTATGACGGAAGATAACTCTTTTAGCGGCTTTATGCCGATGGTTTCGAACATAACCATTGGTCAGGTAGTAACAATGATAAATACCGATGGAGAGCTTGTTGAGGCTCATTCTGTTGCAGTCAAAGTTGTTGATGGAACCGAGTATGTTTTCTCAATGACTACTGAAAATTTAATGAAACTGTACTTCCTAATACCCAAGGCTTTATGATATAATTTTTGTTATGGGTATAATTCTTTTTAAAAATGTTAAGATTGGCCACGTACCCAAGACACCTGCAACTCCGTACCCATCTTCTGCTAAGGAAAGCTCTTCCAAAGAAGCTGTTGGAACTTTGCTTGATTACGCATGGATGTTCGGCCACCCAATTTCATACGCTCAGGAACAGGGTGGACAGTTACTACAGAACATAGTGCCAGTCCACAAAACTGAAAGCCAACAGATATCTACCTCATCTAAGGTAGAGCTTGCCCTGCATACCGAAGCAGCTTTTCATCCGTACAAACCAGATTACGTTATGTTACTATGCCTAAGAGGTGATGAGAATGCCGTGACCACATATGCTCACGTAGATGATATAGTAGAAAAATTAGATCTATGGGTCATAGCAACGCTTAGTAAACAATGGTTCACCACAAACATAGACATATCCTTCAGAACCAAAGGCGAAAAAGATAAGAGTATTCCTATTTCAGTTTTAGAAAAAACCGAAGATGGTTATAATTTTATTTATGATTATACTTTCGTAAAAGCAAATGACGAACTTGGACGAGCAGCACTCGCGATGTTGCATAAGGCTGTGCAGGAGTGCGTGCAGGAAATAACTTTAAAGACTGGTGATCTATTAGTTATAGATAATAACAAAACAATTCATGGTCGCAAACAATTTCAGGCAAGATATGATGGCACTGACCGATGGGTTCAAAGAATCTTAGTAAGAAAAGAACTACCACCAGCTGACCAAATCAATGGCCACATCATAACAACGGAGCTTTAATTTATGGTTAATGATTGGTACGGCAATACTGTTATAGTTACAGCAGTAACCGGTGGATATGATTACTTTATCGATAGTTTGAAAATCGATGGTGTTGATTATCTATATTTCACAGATGGGAATTCTCCATTTAATATTTCTTCACCATGGACTCCGATACTTCTTGGTGACGAAAAGTTAGATAATAGAAGAAGATCTAAAAGACCAAAATTAAACCCACATTCAATTCCAATGATAGCTGATAATTGGAAGTATATGATTTGGATTGATGGAGACATGGGTATAACCAATCCAAATTTTGTGGAAGAAATAATTTCATATATGAATAATGGATTCGTTGTTTCTCCTCATTTTGACGGAAGACACTGCGGCTATGGAGAAGCAACAATCCGTCCACCAAAATACGCCAATGAACCGTTAGACGAACAGGTGGCCTTTTACCAATCAGAGGGGTTTCCTTATGATTATGGGCTCTATGAGTGTGGTGTTTCTGTAAGAGATTTAACTAATCCAAAAGTTAAAGAACTTGGGGAGCTTTGGCATAGACAGAATTTAGAATGGTCATATCAAGACCAAGTGAGTCTTCCTTACTGCCTGTGGAAGACTGGTTTTCAACCAGACGTATTGCCAACAACTTGGCGTTCAATGAATTGGATTTATTTATCAGCCCACAAAAATCCTGACTGATATATTACAGTATGATATAATAAAAAAATAATAATTCACAATAAAAAAAGGAAAATATTAAAATGAATAGAAAATTAGCTGAAAAACTACCGAATTGGTTTTTAGAAACCGCAACACAAGAAAATTTTGCTAGACTGCTTAACGAGTTTAGTGGAAAGCCAAATTTACAATTTTTGGAAATAGGCTCATTTTGTGGCAATAGCGCTGCGTGGATGATGTCTAATATATTGACAGATCCTTCATGTAAACTTACATGCGTTGATCCATGGAATGGCAATATAGCGCACGAGCAATTTAGTTTTGGAGACGTTGAAGCAGCATTTGACGAACAGCTTAAACCATATGCAAATAAACTTACTAAGCATAAAATGTATAGTGAAGACTATCTTATGAAAAATAGAGATAAACAATTTGATTTTATTTATATTGACGGTGACCATATGCCACAAGCATTTATGCTTGACGCCCTGCTTTCTTGGGAGTTGCTTAAGCCAGGTGGAATAATGGCGATAGATGATTACACATGGAGTCACCCACAGGGTGAAAGATATAATCCAAAACAAGCGATAGATATGTTTGTTGGTATGTACTCAGAGCACTGTATTCTTCTTGAAAAAAACTGGCAAGTTTGGATTAAAAAAAATAACAACTACATTAGACCAGAGCACATACATGAGTAAGATGAAAAGTTTCATTATTACATTAATGAATAATGATTCTTCAATTAGACTATCTAACACATGCTTTGAGTCTCTTAAAACACACGGTTATGACCCAAATATATTTAAAGCTCATTGTGGAAAAGATTCTATTAATTTTTTGGATTCTAAAAATATCAAACCAATATTTGATGAATCCATGCCTCATTACCAGCTATATAAACATTGGTCATCGGTACTAGGAACTATAGGATGTTTTGCATCGCATTTTGATTTATGGCTTACCACTGTAAAACTTCAAGAGCCAATCATCATTTTGGAACATGATGCGATTGTAGTTAGACCTTGGGATGATCCTAATTGGAATGATATACTTCACTTAGATTGGGAGGGATCCCTGAGAAGAAGACACATGCGAAATGCATTTGATCAATATAACCCTGTGGTTAAAAATTCGGTATATAATATGGGGTTTAGGGCAGGGGAAGCTGCTTCTGTTGTTTCAATGAATTGCGCATACGCTTATGCGATTACTCCAGAGGCAGCAGAAAAATTAATTCAGGACGTATTAAAGCGTGGTTTTTTTGCCGTAGATAGATTTATTAGAGAACCAATTGTCTCAATTGAAACAATTCATCCAAAGATAGCAGAAGAACAGCCAGAAGCTCTTGAGATGTTTACCACTTCGACATAGCACTTATGCTATAATAAGCTTACGGAAACCGACGCTCAGTAGCGTAAAAGATCCCTGACTTTTAAATAAGTTGGGGATCTTTTTTGTTACCCCTTAGTTACTATTAGGTATGTCTAACTGAAGGGGATGTCGGTTGAATATATTTGATAAGCTCAGCTATGCGCTGAAAAAAATTAAGATTAATGATCGTGGTAGTCGCATACGCTTTCGTAAAGGGGCTTGGATATTAGTTCCAGCTTTTTCGATAGCCATGCTTATGCCGGTAGCTACACCAGTTCAGGCACTGTCTCCGGTTTTTGAGTCAACCGCGGCAGCAAAGGTAACTTTGGGTTCGTTGGCAAGTCGAACCCAATGTACGGCTCTAGGCAAGCAAGGGATTGGGCCATACACAATGACCGGCACCGATGCCACCTCTGGCGATTCATACTCCTATGTAACCGACAAGAACTACACGCGAGAACAGCAGTTGTATGAAGGCCAGGAAGCGACCACCCAGAACCTGTCTTACTCCACATCTACAGGACAGACATATGGTGGACGTAGTGGAGTAATTCGTCTCTTCTCTTCTGGCGCTATTTCCTATGCCAATACTTGCAATAATCATGGAACATACGGTTCGGCGTTTGGGCCAGAGATATGGACCGAGCCGTTTCCTGCTACGGCAAACCAATCAATTTCTTTTGACTGGGCTGCTGCTGGTGGTGGTGACGACTACGAAGCATACGGATACTTGGTTCAAGTTTCGGCAAGTGGAAACACATACGACTATGGCTCTAGTGCTACTTCAACTTTAGTTTCATATGGACGTGGGCAAAACCAAGGTTGGGTTACGTCTAGTGGCATAGTCCCATCTACTGGTTATTACAGATTTAGGTTCGTTAATGGTTCCTATGACGCAACGGGCGGTCAAGCCCTTGGTGCATCAATGTATATTGACTCAGCAATATCTGTAGCCAGCGCAAACACTATTACCTTCGCTCAGCCTGCCGACATAGTTACCTCTTCGTCAAACCAGACATTTACTGTCTCAGCCACTGCCACTTCTGGACTGTCGGTTACTTTTACATCTAGCACTACAGCCAAGTGCACCGTTGGTTCGTCAACTGATAGCGGTGGAACTTCAACTGCGACAGTGACGGTGTTGGCTAGTCAAACAGGAACTTGCACCATCTCCGCAAACAGTTCTTCTAATAACTCATATGTATCAGCAGCCACGGTGAGCCAGTCGTTTACTCTACTTGCAGGGGCCACTGCTCCAACAACATCTGGCGGAACATCAATGTCTGGAACTGTTGAGTATGGAGAAACTCTGACCGCAGTCGATGGAACCTGGGGTGACGGTGGCTCTGCTGTAACTGCGACAACCTATCAGTGGCAATCCTGTACTCCTTCTTCGTGTACTTGGACAAATATATCTGGCGCAACATCTTCAACATACGTAGTCGGTTCGGATGATGTTGCGAAACAAATACGAGTCCGCGTAACTAAAACAAACTCAATTGGGTCACTAACGGCAAACTCGGCTGCGTCCATCACGGTTCCTGCCCCAACATCTGTCATTGTTACAAATCTTTCAGATACTTCGGGCTCGGGCTCTTTGCGTTGGGCTATCACTACGGCGAACGCTTCAGCCACTATTAACACGATTACCTTTGCTCCAGGAAACACTGGAACAATCACTCTTACTTCTGACCTGCCCGCAATTACTGATGGCATAACAATCACTGGCACAGGAATGGCTACAACAATTATTGACGGCAACAATTTGTACCGAGCAATTTACAACAATGGCTCAAGAACAATTGTTATTGAGGACATGACATTCAAACAAGGTAAAAACGTGTCATGGAACGGTGGTCTGATTTACAACGCCTCCGGAACAATGATGTTCAATCGTATAAAGATTTCCAATCATTCATCGTGGGCTTTCTACCAAGGCGGCGGTGGAGTTACCACATTCAATAATTCTCAATTCAACAACAATGGTTATGCAATTACATCTGACCACGGCGGAACACCTACAGCCCTGAGCCTTACGGACACTGATTACTCAAACCGCATTTATGTGAACGATTCTACGTTTACATCAAATACTTATGGTATTCGCACCGAGCGCTTTGTCAAAATAAACAACAGTCAGTTCACAGGCAACACACAGGTTGGTGCGTATCTAGGAGGGCTCAACCGTCAGCAAGTTCTAAATTCAACATTTACTTCAAACGGTGTTGGCGTGTACTTATCGTCATGGATTCCGACAAGTTGGGCGGTTGGCGCTGGTAACCAAACGGTTTCAGGTAATACATTCAATGGCAACACCACGGCTATTCAGTTTGCAAATAATTGGAATAACGGCTCTTCGGTGTACAACGGAGTAAGTGCGAACTCGTTTTCTACAGCCAGTGGAAATACATTTGGCGCTACTGCGCAAAACACAAACAATTTCTCGGGCTCTGGGTATGTGGAGTCTAATAACACAATCACTGCGGCGTACCTTAATCCAGTTACGAACTTGACGGCTGTTGCAAACTCAGATGGAAGTGTTGACCTTGATTGGGATGCGTCGGCGGCAAGCAATTGCGTTATCTACGGTTACTCGGTTAGTTTCTACGACCTCACCGTAATCGGTGGAGCACAATCAGGTGGTTGGGGAGTTTGGACTAATCAAGGAACCAACTACTCGTTAAGCACAGGAATGTTCTCTGGCAGTAATCCTGTCACGACTGGATACGGACCAGTTCGCTTTGGTATCAAAGCAATGACGGCTGGATGTGCTGGGGTTGGAACTGGTAGTTGCACCTACGGTCCTGAAGTAACTGTTGATGCAACCGTTCTTGACCCGACTCCAGTAACTACAACTACTTCTACGACTACTACAACCAGTACGACTGTCGTTCCTGTCGTCGTGACTCCCCCAGACGGTACAACAGTGCCACTGCCGCAATACCCAGAGCCTGAAACAGAATCCACAACGGTGCCGCTTCCCGTAGAAACAGGAACTGGGATCGAATTGCCAACAGAGACAATTCCAGAATACTCAGAACCAATTGGAATAGACCCAACAGAAAACGAAACGGTAGTAATAATAATTCCACCAGATGATTATACCGTCACAGACATAGAAGACAACGAGCCAATCACGACAGCCATATTGGACAATATTCTTGAAAATACGTTCACTACCGATATTGAGGCTGACGAGGTGGGTGCTGTTCTTGACACTCTCCTTGGCGCAGAACTCACCAACGCTCAGTTTGACAATGTCCTAGAAGCCGTCTTCACCGAAGATGTTTCGGCAGATGTATTCACCGAAGCACTAACGACAATGCTGAATGCAGACATCACCAGCGCACAGTTAACGGCAGTTTTGGATTCAGCATTCTCCGAAGATACTTCTGCCGAGAATATGGTGTCGGCTTTGGTATCAATCTTTGATGGTCCGCTTAGTTCTGGCGACCTAGACACAGTTATGGCAGCCGTATTTGACGAAGATATATCGATTGCGGACACTATGACGGTTCTTGGAGACTTGCTTGAAACAAACCTGAGCATGTCAGAAACAGAAGCAATCTTTGACAGCGTGTTTGACAGTGACCTTTCCGATGCAGAAACCATTGACCTTATCGTTGATGTTTTGAAAGACGGTCTAACTGCAGAGAATCTAGGCGCTGCTCTTGGTGCGGTCTTTGACGAAGAAGTGAGCAACGAGGTTTTGATTGAAACCTTTACCGCCGTTTTGGGCAATGAATTGGACTCCGATTCGGTTGGTGTCATCGTAGATGTTCTTGAGTCAGACTCAATTACAAATGACCAAGTATCACAAGTCGTTGACTTGATCACGGGTCAAGAGGGCGGCATTGATCCAGGTCAATCAGCTGAACTTTCGGCAAGTCCTAAGGTTCTAGAAAGCATAACCCCAGATCAAGCTACAGAAGTGTTTGCTGCCCTAGATGTGACAAACGTAACGCCAGAACAAGAAGCTCAATTGGCAGAAGCTCTTACTAATGCACCGCAAGATATTAAAGAAGCCCTTGAAGAAGAGGTTGACATCTATGGAGATGGATTTGACGATTATGTTCCCGTTGGTTCCCAGGTTGACGTAGGAGCCCGTAGAACGCTTATAGCTGCCACTACAGCTGTTGCTGCAATAACAGCAGCTGGGGCTGCTACAGGCGGTCCTGGAGGCTCTGGAGGCTCTTCTGGAGGAGGCAACTCTAACGGTCCTAGCGGTACTAATAACAACGTAGCTAAAAAGAATGAAGAAGAAGAAATGGCTGGAGAGATTGCCGGCCCAGGAGATGACGAAGATAGTAATTTTACAAAAAATAGTATATTTAAATATAAAATCAAGGAGGGTATAGAGATGAGAGAATTTAATTGGTTAGGTTTTGGTAAGAAATTGTGGGATATAACTGCTGGTCTTGCATTTACATTTGCAGGTAGCGTAGTTGTTTACTACACACTTTCTGGAACAACCCAAAC